GCTTTTCTTCTTCAAGCTCATCATCAGATTCCTGCTTTGTGGGTGGTTTTTTTGCAAGTGGCTTTGCCGTGGGAGCGGGTTTCTTCTTGGTAGAAGCAGGCTTTTCTTCTTCAAGCTCATCATCAGACTCCTGCTTTGTGGGTGGTTTTTTTGCAAGTGGCTTTGCCGTGGGAGCGGGTTTCTTCTTGGTAGAAGCAGGCTTTTCTTCTTCAAGCTCATCATCAGATTCCTGCTTTGTGGGTGGTTTTTTTGCAGGTGGCTTTGCCGTGGGAGCGGGTTTCTTCTTGGTAGAAGCAGGCTTTTCTTCTTCAAGCTCATCATCAGATTCCTGCTTTGTGGGTGGTTTTTTTGCAGGTGGCTTTGCCTTTGTAGACTCAACAACATTGGCATCAACATCAATACTTATTTTTGCCTTGGGAGGAGGTCCTGTTGTCTCATTTTCACTATCAGAGTCAACCATAATTTTTGGTGACTTTTGAGGTTCGACATTTGTCTCTTTTTTAATTGGCTTCACCACAGACTGTTGTGAAACGGGCCTAGTGCCAGTGTTTTTCTTGAATACAAACCATCTGTTCAAAAAGCTTAGGCGTTTCTCCTCATCAGTAAGGTGGAGGTCAACAGATTTCATGAATTGTGGCAATTTACCGTCCTTTTGTGCCTTCATCATCTCCATGTATGATTCATCGAACAGACCAGATGATTCATGTGTCTTTATTCCAAGATGATGTATGTCTTGCTTTGACAAAAGCTTGATGTTGCGCCGTCCGAGTATTTGTTTGAGCTTTTCAAAATCTACCAGGTATTCATCTTGTGGCTTGTTAATTGTTTCAATATATACATTGATAGCTTGTCCGAGCTTGTTAGGGTCGTAGTCTTGGTATTTTTTTGTAATCCGCCAAATATTATTGTCTCCTTTGTTCACTAACGATTGTCCTTGCTCTAGATGTTGAAGCTCATCTGACACCTTCTTACCATCAAAGCATGTTCCAATGAAGTACCCACCTGGTTTGAGATGTTTGTCAAGGTTATCTGCGAATGAGTTAACTGTTTCCTGGTTTTCGAAGAAGTAATGGATGGCAAACTGGCAGCTAACAACATCAAAACCATGGTTTGCAAACTTGTAAAATGGCTTCAATTGTGGCTCTGTTGGTTCAGTGTATCCCCACATAATCTGAGCCAGCCTCCTTGTGAATGGGTCAGTAATCGTTCCTAGTGTTTGTTGTGTTATCAGCTTGCTTGCATCTATTTGTGGGACAAACACATATGTACATCCCTGTTTCTCAATCCGACGGTTGGTTGACATGCGTACGTATGCACCATCGATATGGTTCATGATGTTATCCTCGATGACATCAACTCCAAGGACTTTTTTGAAACCGCTTCCCATCCATTTCCCAATATCTCCTCCTTTCCCGCAACCAATATCCATCAATGACATATCCTTGCCAGGGATTTTGTTCCTGAAAAGACCAATAAGTTTTATGTTTTTTACCCAATGGTTGTGGAACTCAACCATTGCCTTCATGGAGCTCTTGTTCCTGTCAATGTTCCTGTTGTAGTAGCGTTCCTCTTGTGGAGGGAGCATGTCAATTGTGACGTTAGTCTCACCTGTGATGTATACTTTTTCAATTGGGTACATGATGCTCCTCCACACGCTAAGGGCGTTCTCAAGGAAGTTTGCCGTGATGTTCCGAGTGATTCTCATCTCATCAGTCTTGTCGTACCGAACACGTTTTGCTATCCACCGGCCATTTTTTTGGTCAAATGCCATTTCAACAATGGTGTTGCTCAAAATCTCATCTCCATTTTCACATTTTGGGTTTGATTTGACGTCAACTGCGTTACCAAAGAAGCTCGAAATATCAATATTTGCACCTGGAGGCAGGAATCGTTTGGCGATGTAGTTTTCATCACGTCGTGCTGCTGGGTTTCCACGGTTGGCATATATGTTCATGAAATACTCTTCTGTGGTGGTAATAGGGGATCCTACAAACAACCTATATTTTTTGTCGATTGTAAAATCTTCTTTGATCTCGATAACATCATTACCATTTGCATTTTGGTCAATCTTAACCAAGAAGTCAATCGTGCTATGTTCAGGAGGTTTCCACTTGTACACGTGTCTCCATGTGCCACCAAGAGTAGCTTTTTCATCAGGTTTGGATGCACCAACACTAAGGCTGGCTGGGGTGAAGATCAATCCATCTGTGTTGTACTCAAAACTATTGAAACCAATATTGTTAACAATACTCTTGGCTTGTGCAAAAATATCCTTTGTGTCTGAAGCAATCTTAAATACCTTGCATCTGATCTTGTACTGTGATTGTATTTTTATATGATCAGGATCCATAATATCCTTGAGCTTATCATACCGGGTCATCATTTTTGTGTTTTTTGCATTGTCAGGTGTCATAAACTTCATGTCTGCAACACATTCATTTTTAATGAAGTAAACATCGAAGCATAGGATGAGTATTGATGATTTTTCTAGATTTACAAACTCTGCATCAATTATGCTGCTAGCATAATCTTTTACTTTACCTTCCGTAATCACACAGTATGTTTCTTTTACCTGTAGTCGGTTGTTAATAAGATATATCCTCCCATTCATGTCGATGAACATCAGCATTCTTTCACCATCAGCCTTTTCAGTTACAGTGTAGTCATCACATATTGATACGCAGCTGTTGTCGATGGCACTTGGCAGCAGATTATTCATCTCCAGAGTGATTGGTTGCGGTCCAACAAACAGTTTCTTTGGGCGGTGTTGGATGTCATGTTTCACCTTGGCATCATCAACATATCCCAGGTGTGACTTGACAAGGTTGATGTACTCATCAAGTACCCGTTTTTTTGTGTCCTTGTCCATGACAAACTCTTGCATGTCTACAGCGCACACAATTTCGGCAATCCAGTCAAAGAATGACTCAACCGTATCATTCATTTTGTCAGCTCTCTTGCCAATATATTCAATTTCTATCTCATAAACCTCGCGTTGCTTTTGTATGCGAGCAAGGCTAACTTGTTCGAACTTCTTTGTGCTTGATTTAACAACTGTAAAGTCAACGCGGAACAAGTCATCAGGGGTAGTAACAGAGTAACGTTTCTTGAGCCTGAACACTTTGGGTTCGTCACGCATTGCCACGATAGTGTTGTGAGCTTCCGTTGTTCGTACATTCATGTCTAGCTCGGTTGCAAGGCTAATACGAACATCATAATTGTCCAAGTCGATAATATTAGACCTATTTTTTATTTTTTTTATCATTGTTACGTGGTCTGCCAACATATTTTCTGTGATCTTGTCAGTCGAGCAATATGTAGATATATTTTCACTACCATGGATGGAAATACGCACGTTCTGGCTCTCTCCAATTACGTCCAATGTTTCGACGTGTTCGTACAATGTGTTTGGTTTGCCGTGTGAGATCATGTGTGCTAGAGTCATTTTAAACTGCTCAAGGTTTATATTGCACTTTAATCTGGCCTCCAGTTCCATACCAGGACTAAACTGGTTGAACAAAGAGAGCACTCTCGTGTGCTCCTCCTTGTCAATTGTTATCCCTTGCTTGGTATTTGACATCACGGTCTATTAATAAGTACATGGATTTTAATCTTAAACCATTTCAATTTTTCATGGCTATCAATTTATACCTTATACAGAAAAAAATAGCATACAATAAGTCAACATGTAATTGGTTTTTTGATTTGAAATTCATGATGTGAAGCACTTGATGTGTTGCAAGATTTCATCTTTTGTCGAGCATTTCACTCCTATTGCTTTTGCCAATTGGCGAAGCTTTGCATAGCTTGATTTAACTGAGTCAAGTGTAAAGATGGATGTGAAAAGTTCAAAAATGTGTTTTGTAATCTCTTCTATTTTTTCTACATTGTATAATTCATAATGGCCATTTTTGTAAACGAACAACATTGGATCACCTTTATTGAAATCACAGCGTTCTCCAGTTTCTAGATTGTATGTGATAACCTGCTTACCAAGGAGCTTCCCGAAGAATAGAACTGCCTCCTCATTAGCATGCAATATCTTATCAGTGTAAGGGTCTTGGATAACAGTTTTAAGTGTGTTAATGGAATAGTTTTTTTTCCTTGAAAACCCAAATGTTTTGAAAAGGTTTTTATCACCATCAAGGCTACTTGCACAGTCCTTCTTGAATTTCTCAACAGCTGATATAGCGTCATTTGGGCGCAAAAGTGAGATTTTTGAATCAATTGTGAACAATATGATCGAAATAAAGCTGTTGTTTAACAAACTTGGATGGCTAACGGTGTATCCTGCCGATGAAAATACCATACTTGTTATTTGTGAGCCATCAGCTTCAATTGAAGGCAAAGCTTTTCGAACAACGTTTTTTTGTTCTTGTAGCCTTGTAGTCTTGCTAGACAAACTATTCTTTGTTCGAACTTCATAAAGCATAGATACAGGATCAATCAGTGGCATTTCTTTAATCCTTGCAATCTTTAGCGACGGATGTTCATTACAACCTTGTATGAATTGGTTGTGATTGATGACTGCCGTCACCTTTGATGGCCCTATTGTTTCGAACAACTCATCCATTTTTTCCAATATATAACTATGTGTATGTTATAGACGTGTATTATGTTTAAGCAAGATTGATGTAGCTTTCCTCTATCAAGTTGCTCATCAATTCAGCTTCATTTTTTTTGTCTGATACCAGCTTTCGAGAGTAACGTTTTTTCGCTGTAATGAACTTTGAGTTTGCTTTTTTCTTATGTATTTTTTCGAGGTTTGTCTCCAAAAGCACTACGAGTGCTGTCAGTTTTTCCGATGACTTAATGTCAGCTGCAATGGTTTGCCAATCGTCTGCTTTGGTCTCTTCTATCAAGACTAAGTCAAGTGATTTTGCAAAGCTATCGGTATCGTTGTTTTTATTCACTATTACATCATATTTGTTACTTATTTTACATTCATTGATCTTCTTATCATATTCATCAAGCTCCGTCTTATTCTTCAGGCAGAAATCAACAAAGTTTCCTATTATTTCAATAATTCCATCATCAACATGAAGAAGATTGAAGAAGACACCATTTTTATTTTGAGTGAAAGGAATATGATGCATTTTCATAACTTTAAATATCTCATCATGCTCTGTGTTGGTCAGTCTGTTAATATTCTCTAATAACTGTTTTTTGCGGCGGCTACTCATTGCAGCTCAACCTTACTTATCTATAGCTCTCTGTATTTAAGTCATTTTCAGCACTCAAAACCGATTCTCCTTCGCTAAAGAACCCATCATCTTCGTTTTCACTCATGAATCCTTCTTCATTATCATCTTCATCTTCTTCTTCTTCTTCTTCATTTACATTTGCATCCTCCTTACTTTCACCAACTTCTTTTTCATCATCACTCTCATCGGCATCGGAGCTAACATCATCCGAGCTATCTCCATCGGTTGTGGAACCATCTTCAACATCAGGGATATCATCAATGGCATCATCCACGGGTAGTTGATATGAATTATCAATTTCACTTTCTAGATGCTGAACATTACCGGTCATAATTTTTCCCACGACTGATATTTTCTTATCATTAAGTTCATATTTCTTACCAAGTACTTCAATAGTGATCAAGTCATGTGGTTTTATGTTTTCAATATTAACTGTGTTGTTCTCATCAATCGAGCTCTTTGCAATAATGATCTCCAGAATAGGTACATTTTCATTCCTCAATAGGATGGTACATTCTGCTAGTATACCAAATTTATTTGTGTTGATCACTTTTGCTTGAACAATGCTTCCCACAGATGGGTTGCATACGCTTGCATAAAACTGTACATTATATATGATATCTCCATTTAATGACACGTCCATGATCTTTCCAATCGAATGCTTGAAAATATGAATCGATTTTGGCCTCACGTACCCATAATGACTACATTTCCCCTCGAATTTATGCTGGAGGTGGACTAGCAGGATGTTTGATATATCCTGGCTTAAATACTTTGGTTTAACCTTCACCTTGTCCGTAATAAGAGATTTGATAAATATGTCTTCCATTTTTGATACAACTTTTATAATACTGTATGAAATATATATCAAATTTTAAGCCAACTGCCTTTAAACCGCTTTTGATTTTATGTTATCTTATTTTAATTTTGTTGTTTTTGGCTTTGTTGCTTTTGGTTGTTTCTGCATCAATGGTAAAATAAAGGCCTCATAGGGCCTTGCAAACATCTTCACATCACTTGATGAACGCAATATGAGCTCATATAGATTACATAATGTAGGTTTTTTTTTCCCTGCTACTTGTACATCTCGATTGATATCTGTTATTACTTTGGCAAGATATGGGCTTTTAAGCTTTGAGTCAGCCTTGCATACTGAGCCTGTCGAGTTTGCTTTTGAGCTGTCGATGACTTTGAACTTTGATACCCACTTCCCATTGTCATCTTCAATGCTCATAAGCCCTTTCATTTCTTTCAATTTAAATAAAAAAGCATCTTTGCTTGTTTGGTTTCGAGCTGTGAAGTCTTGCATGTCAAATGGACTTGCTTTCTCCAATTTCCGTGTTTTTTTGTTTAGAATGTAGATATTACTATCAACTCTATCACTGAGAGCAGCATTACTCGATTCCCCAATTGCCTCGTATATGTTCCTCATCCATTTTATTATGTTGGTTTCATCAAGGACAAGGATATGCGCTTGTACCAAGCTCTTTGCTACTAGTTGTTCCTCGTGGTTCAACGCCCCAAGATTCTTGTTCAAGAGGGATTGACATATGTGGTTTGTCATGACAGGTTGCAAGCGATCGATCGTGTAATCAATAAGTGATGACTTAAAGCGTTCCTGTTGTACTTTACTCAACAATAGCTCATCTGCACTGATACCCTCCATAACTTTGAAGAACAGTTGCAACGCATCACCTACATCACTTGAATTAACAAGGTCTTCATCAACAATGTTGCGTTCGTTATCATCATCACTTTCATCATCCGCTTTCTCGATGGCAACGTCCTTCTTCTTGTTCTGTTTTTTTGTACTAGTATTATGGGTGTCCACAACATCTTTTCGAAGGTGCCTGTTTATATCTATCCGCTTTTGCATTAGCTTTGTGTAGTCTTGCCGATTTTTATTTGTCAAACGTAGGTCGACTTCGTCAGCAGGTTGGAACATGTACCGACTTCCCCTATAAATAAGGAAACCGATCGCTCTGTTTGCTGTTATCACTTGGTATTTGGTATTCAGCATGTATTCTAATGCAAAATATATAATATCATCATCCGTTTTATTGTGTTCATTGTGCATAATAGTTCTGATCTCTTGTAGATTGTATGCATGCCGATCTCTAAACAATAATGCAATGAATGAGGCATATAGATCAACATCATCATGATAGAATGAAATGTCAAAAGTACTATCATCTATAACCTCTTCTTCATCATCCTCAAGCTTTGGTGGTTGGAATGCACATTTTATTTTGAGAGATTTGGAGCGGTCACCGATACTGTAATCACTTACAAGAGTTCCTTGTGACGTAATAATGTCAAGTTGCATGTTCAGGTGTTTTGGGTTGAAGTACAGAGCGTTCCTGTTCAAGCTACAATCAACTGAGTGTTTCTTTAATTGATATTCTACCTCTTCCATTGCAGTCTGCTTGTTCTCCGCAATTCTGTAAACTCTTGTGTCGATTGTTTCTTTTTTCCTATTAATTACATTGACATGGTGGTACACAGTAACGTTTCTCTTTGCAGGCTCGAGGCCAACATGTGAGCAGTTTCGAACAGCTCTGCCAATTATCTGTGCAACTTTATTCAGATGATACCAAGGCTCGACCATGTGGATTTCCCTTATGTTTTTAAAATCAATACCCTCAACCGATACATTAGTCCCTAGCACAACCTTTATAATATCACCATTCTTGTTATTGTCATTCCTTATAGCTTCAATCTCACCATCAAAGTCAGGTGTATATAGTGGTTTGTCGGGAGTAAGAACAATATAGCAAGCTTGCCGACCATTGATCAAGAATGGATTGATCCGCTTTGATGTCTTGTTCAGAAAGTTGTTGCCGTTATATTTTTTGAACCCCATGTGTTCAAGGGCTATTGCTAGAGGGATTACACCCGCCTCCTTAAAAAAGGAGTATACAAATGAAATCCCTTCAGACTTCATGATATAATCTATGATGGTCTTGAACTTTGGTGCATACTCAGCAAGGTTCTTGTAATGAAGAACCTCGACGACTCCTTCTTTATACTCTACCTTGAAATGTTGTCCTTGTATCACATTGAAGCAGTTCAGCATACCTTTCTTCCCATACAATTCTTTTATATTTTTGTTGGCATTCTCATCACTTGAAGGGAAAGTAATGTTTGATATTTGCATAAGCTGCATATTAACATTCCTACTTGAGTCAAGATCTTCTTCCTCGTCCGGATCATCTTCTGTCTTTGTTATGGAAGCTTGTTCAGAAGTCTCATATATTTTCCTTTGATAATCACTCATAGTGCTCTTGATGAGTTCGAGCTGTTTCAACTGGAACTGTTCCTCAATCTTTACCCCTTTGCTGTCTCGTGTGGGAACATTAGTATATATGTTTGGATCTTTGTTAATGCTTGGATACATACGGAAAGGGAATGCAAATGGGTTCTCTCCACGCATATACGACACATACCCCCTAACCTTATCAGCGAGTACAATTGAACCTTCTGGTGTGAGCATCTTATTTGCATCGAAAAGGTCCGTTTGTGAAATCAATGGACGCTTGTCATTTGCGAGAAGTAGGTTGATTAGCCAAACAATTTCTGTTGCCTCATTGAACATCGGTGTTGCAGTTAATAAGACAAGTTTTACACGCTCTGCAACCTTCAGCACATTCATGAGTCGGGGAGGGACCTTTTTGCTTTCATTTTTTCCCTTTCTTACATTATGGACCTCATCAATGATGATGACCCTATCGGAAAATAGTTCTTTGATCTTGGATACGTACTTTGTCTCGCTCCTGGCCTTGTAAGCGTTCTCAAGGTTCTCAATGATGTTTGCAAACTCCATGAACCCAAGGAACTCGTATGTGTCATTGATGATGCGTTCAACCCTCTTCTCTATCAGTTCATGCTTGATCAAGTGTCTGTCGGGGATCATATCACGGTACCGGTTGCCTGTACATTGGTACAGCTTGTTGATATCAAAGATTTGTCTTGTAAAGTTGCTGCGCAAGTTTGTGGGCATTAAAACTAAAATCTTCTTCTTAAAAATCCCACGAAACTGTTCCGCTATGCTTATAGCACTACAGCTGTTATGTGTGACGGTGAAATCGCCCAACAGGTATTGGTGATTCCCATCGGTCATGAACCCAAAAAAGTGTCCCATCCCTTTTGGTTTGATAGTTATGCTTGTGACACGAGCATCTTTTATCTGCTTTCGCTTGGGCATTCTTTTTGAGTTGTTCTTCACGGGTATTTCATCGATCCCATCACCCGATACGCGTATGTAAACCCTTTTGGACGTAGAAACGTGCATGTATGCCGCGAATCCAAGGGACCGACACAAGAAGAGAATCGAATTCGACATGACACCATTCTTCGAATAGATACGGATGCAATTGTGGAAACATGAGCCGATGCTATCTATGAGCCCTGCAAGAAAGTGTTCACGCACCTGGATAGAGCTGCATAATATATCTCGTGGGATCGTATCATGTTCCCGGTATCCTGTTCCCTCCCAAACCAGTGGTTGTTTTATTGCTGAGCGAGTGATACATCTTGCTAGCTCATATGCAGTTGTGGTGGAATAAGGTTGATTTTTTTCGAGAAATTCTTGAAATGCAATAGGACCTGATCTAAACCCTTTAAGGTTCCGTTGCATGTGTTTTGATAGGCATAGAAACTGTTTGATGCTGACATGAACTGTCTTGTCGTTATGTGATAAGGTTCCGATATAGTCTTTGGCTTCTACATGAGAATAAAATGGTTTTGAAACCATGCTTAGTGTTTGGTTGTCGAGGTGGATAGCCTTATATATGATAACATCTCCCTTTTTGACTTTTTGTATTGCACACTTTCCGGTATACTTGAGGCATAGGATGTGTTCAGAATTGCATGTGTATGGTTCTCCCTTGGTCGGTACAACTTCGTACATTTCATCGTATCCTTGTACACTGTTCAAGACGGATCGTGTGGATGAGTCGTCTCCCATCACTTTATCCCCAACTCGAACTTCTTGAACTGGTTTCACGGAGCCATCATACATCAGGATTGGAGTGTCTCTCGCATGGCATTTCCCCACTCCTACACCATGAAAAAGCAGTATCCCGTTGTATGGTGTGAGTGGTGATATGAAGTTTTTCAGAAACACCTGGTTTTTACTGAGCTTGAAATGTTGAGTGTTGCACCTTTCGTTCGCATGTTCTTCAAATGACTGCGTGTTGTCAATAGGCTCATATGTATTCTTGTTGAATTCCTTCTTGTAGTAAATCTTTCGTTGCAACGAAGGGTCTGACAGCTCGGGATACGGAATAAACTTGTTTGATTCATCGTCAACGTCTTGTTCCTCATCATCAAAGGAGAACGAATACCGGATATCATTAAGCTTTGCCTCAATCTTGCTGAAGTCATCGTTGTTGTTGTGCCGGGCCAGCTCGAGTTCATTAAGCAATGACTTGACATATTTCACTTTTTCAGACTTTGACATGGATGATACTTTTTTCAATTTAGTTTTATCCATTAATCCTATTGTTATTATAATTGAACAATAAATTTTTCCCTATCACTTGATGGACACGCCGAAATAGTTCTTTGCGCTCAACGTTGTAGCATCGAATCTTAAGTTGTGCTTGGTCGTATGTGAACCATTTGACATCTTTTATTTCCCTCGACTGCACCTTGTTGTTTGGATTGAATAGGTTGTTATGACATATGCTGTTGTTTGTAAAACTTATTGCGAGGTAGTATATGTGTTTGTAACGGATCTTATTTGAACCACTGAACACTTCTTCAAACGGCTTTTGATTACGTAGAACTCTAATGCTCTTAGGATGTATTCCCGTCTCTTCCTTGAACTCCCTCACTGCGCACGCAAAATCGTGTTCGTTAATGTTCCTTCTGCCTTTTGGGAACCCCCATTCGGCCTCTTCTAAACACGACACGGTGTTATTTATGATATGATCAATGTTAAAGTATACTTGTGAACTGTCATTGCTGATGATGTATCCACGACGTATCAACTCGAACTTGTTTTTTGCCTCTGCGTACTCGCGCTGATAAGCCTTACACTCGTCCGCTTGCCACAAGTCACGCCACAATACGTCAAATGATTCGGTCCTGAGGGCGTTCCTTTCGGCATCCGTCATGTTTGAAACGAGCTTCATGATGTATGAACGCTTCTCAATCGAGTACTTTCCACGAATAAACTCAACATAACTCAATGAGTCCTTCCGTTGGACCATCAAGTATTGTGGGATCGGCATACTTGTCTCTTTTTCGCGATAGACCCTGCAACATATGACTCCATATGATGTAATGGGGTGGTTACAGTTTTTGTAGATGTGACCGACTCCCCCGCAGTTTGCACAATATATTGGTTGTTTCAACTTCTGACAACAACCAACAAATGCAACTCCAAGTGATGTGGTTACAATAGGGGGTGTTTCATATAACGAGAGCGCCATTCTGATTTAAAAATATAGGACTTTACTCTATATAATGATATTTTTTATCCTTAATATGCTTACGTTTTTAAATTTTTACTTTAAGCATGATTGGCCTGAACGATTGAAAATCAATTTTTATAGTTCTGCAAATAACCTATGCATTAATTAACTAATTAATATGAATATGAAGCCATCTGATTGGGGACCGCATCTATGGAATTCGTTGCACATCATTGCACTTGGGTATCCCGAGACCTCACCCTCATGGCAGCAGAGGTTCAATTACAAATCACATTTCACAAACTTTGGGAACATCTTGCCCTGCATCAAGTGCTCCATTAACTTTAAACGGCATATGGATGAGCTGCCCATCGATGGGTACCTCGACTCGCGGGCCAAGTTGTTCGAATGGACTGTCTTATTGCACAACATTGTAAACAAGGAGAGCAAAAAAAAAGAGTGGACGGTTGATGAGGCACATGCAAGCATACGGTCAATCATGCATAAGAATGATGGGAACGGAAACGGTACAATATTGGCTTGGTTTAATGTGGTCCTGGTTGTAATTGTAGTATTCCTTGTGGTTTATTTTCGGCGTAGGATATAATGTATGAAGAAGTATGAATGCTGACAATTTTAAAAAATTTATTGACACTCTCACATACGATCTAGAGATCCTCAATCAATCAAATGGTGTTTTCGAAAATATAGAAAAAATTTTGGACAAAAATGACAATGAAACAGGAACTGAGAAACCAACAGGAACTGGGAAACCTAAACATGTTATTAACAGATTGATGGAAAATCAAAGAATTAAACAATTTACAATCTTGGAAAACACGTTTAATAAGCATCAAACAGTGAAGATCTTGTTTCGCTACCGCTGCATACAGATATATTTTGCAATCAAAAATACTCATGACAGTGCACTGTCAAAGTCAGACGAAAAAACACAAGAGAGTAACGCTTTGATACAACACCTTCTAGAAGAGCTAGAAAGAATGCATAGAGAATCCGCGCCAGCGACACCAGCGACGCTAGCGATTGAATGATATTAGGCACTGATATGTAGTTTAACCAACAGCGTGTTGGGGTCATTCTCATATACATCATCTGCTTCCTTGTCTTTTTTAAACACCTTGCAGAAAACATCATTGTATCTTGATATCCTATCATCTTCCGGATATGTCACATTGAACTTGATTACGATATCCCCATACTTGTTCGTCTTGCGGTACACTGGCATGCCTTTGTCCTGGTATGTCTGGGTCTGTGTTGGATTAAAGTACCCCTTGCTCAATACTTTGAACGGCTTGCCGTAAATGTCAAGCTCTTTCACAAACCCACACAGAAGCTCGTCAAGCCGCACGTTGATCGTGTACATAATATTGCCATGCTCATCGATGCGTTCTACGTTCTTTGGTTGTTTGTAGTTGAACACAAGGACGAGGTCATTGTGCGACTTGCCTATCTTATTATAACTACCTTTGTTATCTAATTTGTGCTGGAAATTGTTGGGGATACCTTTTGGAATCTCGACCTTGATTGTCTTTTTGTACCTCGCCTGCTTCTCTCCTTTGCAATGCGTACAATGCCGATTGTTGCGAATCATAGTTCCATTACCGAAGCAGCTGTTGCACGGCTGCCTGGACACGAAGAACGGACCAAGCTGCTGCATCAAGAATCCCTCACCATTGCATTTCATGCACTTTATTATGTCCTGTGGATCTTGAGCTCCGCATCCATTACAGATGTGACATATGTCAAGAATCTCAAACTCTACTTTTTTTGTGCTGCCATTGTAGACCTCGCTCAATGTGACCTCCAAGTTTGCAAGGTCACATTGCTTTTGATGATGGTTTTGTGGGCCACCAAACATCCCATCCATTCCCCCAAACATGAACGACATTCCATTCCCGCCCATCTGCCCCCCGCCCATGTTTTCACCAAAAGGGTTCATGCCACCAAACACGTTCCTCAAGATTTCATTCAGGTCTCCCATGGGCGGCATGTCATCCACCGTCCCATGCATATCATACATTTGGCGTTTTTGAGGGTCACTCAGCACCGTATATGCTTCCGTTATTTCTTTGAATAGGTCTTCGTGTCCTGTATTTTTGTCAGGATGGTACTTGAGGGCGAGCTTTCGATAAGCTTTTTTGATGTCATCATCAGAAGCGCTCTTAGCCACACCCAGCCTTTCGTACATGTCCTTGCTTGTGGTCATTTTGCTAAATACCAAAAGGCTAGTACTTTTAAGTACTTTAAAGTAGGTTACATTCATAGCATATAAAAACAAGAGGAGCTTGTCTAAATAATATAAGCTCGAATTTAAATGGAAGGTGTTGATCCGTACAAAGTATTAGGCGTTAACAAGAACTTCACTTTAGAAGAGCTCAAATCTAATTTTAAAAAACTTGTAATGAAGCACCACCCAGATAGGACACAAGATTTACAAAGTCTGCCGGTGTTCCAAGTGCTTTCAGGCTGTTACAAACTGCTGATGAAAGACCTTGAACTTAGGAAAGCAGAAAAGCCCCATATCAACCTGAAGAACACATCTCATTCTTTCATCGAGCAACAAACACAGCAACAGTTTCAAAACAGGGAGCTGGTCCCTCCGAACAAGAAATTCAATATTGAAAAGTTCAACCAAGTTTTCTCTGCCGTCAAGGTCAAAGACCAAGGGGATGACGGATACGAGAGTTGGATGAAAAATCCATCTTCATATGATTCAAAGCATAACCGTGCTCTCATCAAGTACACCGAACCAGAAGCTCTCCATGGAAGCAACAAGCTCAACTCGGGAAATTTTTACGAATTAGGGAAGAGCAAAATATCAGATTACAGCGGTGACAATATGAACTCCCGGTCTCTCAACTACATGGACTACCGTGTCGCATACACAACGAACACGCTAGTCGATGACAGTGTGGTAGATCATCGGATGGAATACAAAAATGTCAATGACCTAGAATCCGACCGATCAAAGATCTCGTTTACGATGACTCCTGAAGAAGTTCGGCGACACCAACAAAAGGTGAATGCGAAGCAGAAAGAAGATAAGAAACACCAAACGGCAGTTTTGAAACGCGATGCCACCATACAAGAACAGTACCTGCGTGCAAACAAGCTCATGCTTGGGAGATGAGTACCTTGTAGCACCTGCAACAGTGAATGGTGTCATCAAGTGCATTGTGAGCATTCGTAAGCTCTTCGTCGAACAAGTGCTCATAAAGAGCACTGAGCTTTGGGAACTTACCAGTTTTCATGCATTTTTGCCCGTTTATCATTGTACAATAGTGACGCAATCGGAACATTGAGTCTATGCAAGTCATAGCCTTATGTCTATACAACTCACTCAATAATACCATCTTGTCAAACAAGAAGTTATGAGCGACAATATTTTCACATTCATTAAAGTTTTTCTCTAGCTTTTGGAGGACCTCGAGAAGTTCGACCCCATGTGACTTGGCATGTTCATTGGAAATGCCATGAATCCGAATGGCTTCATCGGGGATCTTGATACTTGGTTTGATGACATAGTAATGCCTCTCCATCTCTTCAAGTTTCTTGTTCAACACAATCCATGCTATCGAAACAATCCTTGTATTTTTGTAGCTATTGGTACTCTTAAACGATGCTATGCGGCTACGACCACCACAACTCTTCACTTTTGGCAACAACCCGGTTGTCTCAAGGTCAAAAATGACATGCATATCTGAGATTAATATATTGTTACAAATATTCATTAAACGTGTTCAAATTTTAATTTGCAAACTCGTTAGCATATAGAAGATACCATACGTTTAATCTTGAGCTTCTCCCATATCGCTGTGCCCGTCCAATTACCTGTTTTTCAATCTCTGTATCAAACTTGTGAAACATGATAACATCTGTTGTATTTTCAAGGTTAAGGCCGCTTCCGTAGCTGCGAGTATTCACTAGAAGGACTTGAACGGACCCCTTTTTGTACTTCTCAACCGTGTTATTAATGTGGTACATATTACCTTTCAGGAAAGCATACTTAATATCTAGTTTTTTAAGCATTGTCTGTATCCCATCAAATGAGTTTTCGTAAGAAGAGAATATCAGGTACTTGCTGTCAGACGTCCTATTCTGTTCCAGTATAATTTCCATGTTATGTAGTTTTTCATTGTTCTCGTGCAATTGTTTTGAAAAGTCTTCGTCTGGTGTGGTTGTCGAAGTTGAAGCATTTGCAGCCTCATCAACGACGTAGTAGTCGCGAGTTGTAAGGGCTTTCCTACAAAAGGGACACGCCTTATTTTGTGACATCCAGATGTTGATACATTTGAAACAATATGCATTATTGCAACATGGTACAATTGTTTTTTTCAAAAGAGAATCATAACATATGATACAAGTCTTGTTATCCTTGATGCGTTCTTGGATGTTAGAGACCTTTAGTTCAACATCTTGTTTTTTCTTGTTCCAATGTTCAATTTCATTGTTACGGCCCTCTTCAGTATCAAACTCCATTGCACGGGTATACTCTATCCGAAGGTCAATGTTCTTAATTTGTTTATGGAACTTGTCCACCATCAGCAATATTATATTTTCTTCGCTGTTCTTGTTGTTGGGACTGATGTACTCGAGCGCCATCTCAATATCATTTGCATTAAGGCAATTTATGATGTTTGCATCAACTATTCCAGTCAGAATACCTATAGAAGATGGTTGTCGACAACGTACAATACGATTGTTTACTTGTGGTAGTTCAATGGATTGAGCAATATAACTATCATGGTTCTTGACAACGAGGACCCTTGCAATTTGCATGCTGTCTTGTTGTGAGGCCAGGTCTGTGAATATGTCTCGTAAGAAACCAGAATTGTTGCGCATACCAATAGAATGCATTATGAATCGTCTTTGCGTTGTATCATACTCATTGCAACACCTTGGATACAGCAGGTTCCCATATGATGCAGTAACGAACCAGTAAAAGTAACTTTCTACTTTCTGACAAGCTGGTATATTGATGTTGTCAACCTCATCATATATAACCCGACGGACTTTGATGTTCTTGTTATTGATGAATGAAGCGACACGGTTGTAGCAAGTAGATGAAACCAGCAACAAGTCATAGTCATTCAAATTGACCTCGTGTAATATATCAAAATGCCGGCTTTTGGCGACTATTAAAACATCCATGTCAGATGAGAACTGAGAAATATACGCCTCCCATTGTTTTAGCAAGTTATGTGGGACAACGAGCACATTTGTTCTCACATTGGAACGTGTTCCAATAGTATGGAGAACGACATTGTTGTTTGCAAATGTGTGAACAATAGTTTCTTGCTCGACTACAAATGGTGTTTTAATCAAGGACAATATAACGTACGATTTTCCTGATCCGACCCTATCTGCAATCACTCCGATCCGTGTCTTGATCTGTGTAGAATTTGCATCCCAATGGTTATTGATGGATGCTTCAAGGACAACGGGAAACTGTGATTGTTCAAGTTCAAGGCACCTGTGAAGCAGCGTTAGCTGGTGCCGCTTAAGTGTTATCTTAAGGTTCGGTGGGTGATCTGCTAGTAAATCGTGTTCCGTCAGTTCATTGACTTTTGTGTTGTAATAAACTGCCATGTTATTCTAGCTAACAGCTTAGTCTTTATATTGTTTGAATGAAAGAATAAGGATTTAAACGTATTTGATGTCATTTATTATAGCTTCTACTTTCACTATGTCATTAGAAGATGTAGACTATATGATTGAAAACTCTGTAAAAGACAGCATTGTGATATTTGCTGATTCTGCCTCCAGGAATACCGATGTTTTTCCGAATCCAGAGAATTATGTTATAGAGTTTGACCAACCAATACGAAACGTATATGGTATTGAAGTTCTCGACGTGACTGTTCCAGCAACGGTATGGAACATCAACTATACAAACAATGCGTTTGCATTCTCTAGGGTCTTTCCATCAAATGGGTTTAATAGGGATAATTTTCTTAATTTATTTGATGCTGTGCAACACGATCGCGCATTTTCACGGTTATGGGAAGGGAAATTCAACTCGGACATATATATATGCACCAACTCTCGCAACTATGATGCATTAAAACAATCTGTTCCGAATGTAGATGCATCATACAATATCATTTTGTGTAAGTATGTCATCTTCCAATCCACAAACAACAATCTTCAATCAAGCACTCATTCTATAAAAAAAACAAACAATTCAGATACATCCAACACGAATGTACATACGTTTTCTTATGATGCTAATACCTACGATATATTAACCAGTGATCCTTACTACTCGGTCATACTGAATAAGTCGTATGTCATTGCTTTAGATATGTCGTTAATATACTTTGATCATTTTTATGTCAGTGACTTGTCGCTAAAGAATGTTGTTACATCCGAACCATTGTATGACATGCACATCAGCAATACATATTTTTACATAGAAGAGGGCGACTATGATAGCCTTTCTTTACAACAATATCTTATAAAAAGTATGCAACTTCTTGCTGCGGAGAAACCCCCTCTCATTCCCGTCCAGAATACCAAATCTGGAAACATAGGAAAACAGGCAATCATGTCATGGCGGTGTGACGAGATAGAGTCACCATTCATCTTTGATATTGAGAAATCATCATGTGGTGGTGTCCTTGGGTTCAGCAGGAACGCAAAGGACAATGAAGAACACCTTTACAAGAAGCTTAACCACAAGACGAATAAAAAATTATTTATGTCACAACCTGTGACCGTGAGCGGTTTAAACAATGAACTTGTACAAGACAATACACTAACGCCACCCGGCCTTATCAACCTATTGGGCTTGCGATACATGCTTTTGCGGATTCCCGAAATCGAACAACACATGAATAGTAGTTTCTCCTACAATAAGCATTTCCCGGGAATTGCTTTGATAAAACTGAATTCTGGGAACAACAGTGTCATGCAGTTGCGATTCGACTTTGTCAACCTCGTAAGAAAGCCATTCCATCCGATTGGGAAACTATCAAAGCTTCATATGAAGTTTGAAACCAACAATGGTGAGCTGTATGACTTTAAAGGAATAGATCATACCATTGTTTTCATGTTCAAAATCTACACACCAAAAGCATCTGCACGTCCTGCAATATCCTTGTTGAACCCAAACTATAATCCAAATGTTCTTGACTTCATTGTCGAGCGTGATGCACATAATGAAGGCGATAATGATGGCGATGACCAGATGATGACAAAGAGACAAATGACAAATGATGATGATTTTATAAACACTAGAAGAATGATCCAAGAACAGTCACGTTTTGCTTACTCTTCTGACGAAGAAGATGATGATGAAGATTGATATGACTTCATGAATTCAGTAAAGCTATGTCTGGTTGGTACGTAACTAATGACAAGTGTTTTATAATCCAGACCTTCTTCGTCTGCAATTATTTTCAGAAGCTGCTTGTTCTGCTCAACAAGAAGGTTAAAAATCATGTATATGAAGATTTGGTGGACCTCCATATGTATTGGTATGTATTTGTTGATGTGTCGTGCCCTTAAACACGGCTAATGTTATCAATCCTAATAAATGGCATATGATTCAACATAATCAAATGCTTCTATCTTAAAGTTTTCAAATTTTTCTACACCTGGCATTATCGATGGAAGAGTATTTTGAGGTGTTCCCATATTCGTTATCGAAGGCATGATATCATTTATTTCGGAGGAAAGCATTGATGCAAACCCTGATAGTTTTGATTCGACTGTTGATTCTGAATTGGCACCTAATTGCATGATAGAATCATCGTTTTCTGTATGTTCGGGTTGTTTCGATGCATTACTTGCTGCGCGTGCCTCTAAAAGAGCGGCAATCTCGGGCGGGGGGGGAGGTAGGCCTAATGGAACACTTGCTGGGCTTTGAGGTTGTGACACGGGAACTATTGGTACCTCGAAGAATGCTTCCTTTTGACGGATGGAACCACCGACTGTACTGATAAGGGTTAGCAGGACCAACAACACAACAAATATTATAAGCACGTCCTTCATCTTTTGAAATATACTAGAGATTTTTTTCTGGTTCCACACCCGAGATTTAAGCTGGGTTGAAATGGATTTGTTATATAATTTGTAATAGCCCCTTGTTTATACGCTCCAAAAAATATTCAGTTATGTAATCAAAATTGTTTGTGCCATATGCATTTATTGTACTATTGGTTTTTATGTTATTTTGGATATGATTTATTGTTTTTTGTTTGGGCTTTGTTAAATACTCTTTCATGAGTTCTTCAATGTTTTTGTGAAATTCACACAGGAGTCCTTCAATGTTTTTGTGAAATTCACACAGGAGTCCTTCAATCTCATTACATTTGCATCGTTTTTGATAACTATACATATGATTTTTGTTCTTATACTTTATATTTCTATTACAGAACTGACAAGCAAACAAATCTGTAGGTAAAGGAGAACATGGGACTTTCCTATTCAAGTGTTGCTTGAAATTGTTTCATTTCAATGTTTTTAACCCACGTGTTGGCCAAATATGCTCTTCCATTAGAGTATACATGTCTTTTTATTAAGTTTTAAAATGTTTCATTATACATTATATATTATGAAGGAAAAATAAGGGACGTAAATGAGTTTCCATTCTCAGTAACCAAATGTGTAAGTCAAAACAATTATTATTATGGCAAAAAATAAAGGTTGTTTCTGATCCCTATTACCACAACAGATGAATTTATCGATGCCAACAGCATTTCACTCGATGTAATCTCCATTCTCAGGCTCGGCATCGATCTCATCCATCTGCTCGACTGTAAGAACCTTGAACATGGTAGCCTGGCGCTCGAAGTCCGTGCGGATCTTGATGAGGGCCCACGGGATCCACGTTGCCATCTTAATTTCCGCCTCTTTGATGGGAAGCAAACGGGTGAAAGGGCCACCCAGCTTGTAGGGCGGCAACACGCCTGGGTGGTCGGCACGGTACTTGTCAGCTGCGTAGTTCCACTTGTCGATCAGCTGGCTACACAAGGCAGCGATCATGGCACGGTAGGAGGAGACCGCTTCATCCGAGCCGCATCGCTTTATCGCTTGTGCTAGTGCAAACGTCACTGCTCCTTTGAGCACAATGTTACAACCGTTCAACGGCACCTCAATTTCTCCCGGATGGTCTGTGAGCGCAGCGTGACTGCGCGAATCGGACCCAGCTGGCGAGCCATGCAAATTGCTGGATGGATACATGTGTATACAATAACACAGGATGCCTTTATATATATGTTATTTTTACACGGAAAGCAATATAGTGTCAATGATGGCTTGTTTGGCTTGTTGAAATGCTTTTAAAACCTTATAAATTTTTTATTAATAACTTGGATGACATTAGTGTCAATCTTGAAATCAAAACATATCAATATATAAAATGGATGGATACATTTCCAAAATGAATGAGGATGTACTAGACAAGATACTTGGGTTTCTTCCTTTGGAATCAGATAAGTTCAACATGACATTTGCACTTGGCCGAAAAGATGTTCTAAGGGAAAAAAGATGGATCGACCAGGAGCATATAAAACAATCCACAATAGTGGTGCCTGATCAAAACCAAATATACAAAGAACTTATGTCAAGTTCGGTAGGCCAGTATGTATTAACCTTTAAAAGCTATCAATATGTCCGTATGGAATATGCATTAGAAGCTAATCAAATATATATATATGGCAATAAAGTAAACATACATCCTTCTCATAGTCATATGAATTCAAATCCAGTTCAATTGCTTCGTCAAGTTCCGGAGTCAGAACTGAAGTCGGACATTGAGTCAGACCTTGAGTCAGACATTGAGTCAGACATTGAGTCAGACGAAGGATCTGATCCAGGAAGATACTTTGAATCATATAAAATACAACGAAGTTCAATAATAGATCCATGTATTCAATATATGCAATCTCTTCATTGCATTTTCCGAAACAAATGGGTGCATGGGGATGTCTTTTTGTTACACGGGTATCGATTGGAAGGAGAAGAAAAATCCAAACAACCTGAACACTTTTCTCGCAGATTCAGTTGTGTTGTCAACATAGTCGATGATGATACATGTGAACTAGTGTTCAATATGTATAATGATGTTTCAATTAGAATCCCGCTCAGAGTAATGTTGAATACCCATTTGTCATATTTCAAGCATTATACTTACCCACAAACATTTAAGAAAGCAATTGGTGATTTGAACACCGTGTGTGAAAAGGCTCAAAGGCAAGTGTACATGAATGAAGATGCATATGGTTGTATACTCATGTTTCAAATTCCTGAAAAAGATGGGTCCACTTACTTGGAAAAAGGAATTTGCTACAAATTGAAGAAAAATAATATATACATTCCAAAGTTTCAATACATGCAACAGTTTTTGATTGATGGTACTCATGTCATGAGATACTGTTTTCATATAAAGGATGTTGAGCATTTTCCTGATCACTATTTTAAACCATTAAATATGGCAAGATCTTGAAGTCGCACGGGTATAAGGTTTTAGCGTTGGGACACGGACAGGAGTCACGTGGCTGACATAACGAACTTCGAAAAAAACAATATTCAGAATAATCATGATTCTGCTTGAGCTACATTAAAATTACAATTATACATGCACAATAATGTTGCGTAATTATATTATGCAACAATTTGGAACAGATTTAGAAAGTGCATACAGTATGTTGTCACCAGAATCAGGATTAGGCTTAAACGAAACACCTCGTGCAGTTAATGATACAGATGATACAAAAAAACATCAACGACAACCCACAACCCACAACCAACAACCAACCACAAAGCAACAGATCCAACCTCAACAACTCGTTCCTCGCCAGCCAGAACATTTACAACCAATTCAACATCAACAATCAACACAACATAAACAATCAACACAACAACAAGTAATTAAACAATCTGCTGGTGCACCACAACCAGGGCTTTTGTATGATGCTAACCAGTACAATCAACAATATGAGCATGAATATAAAGCTGCATATGCCCGTCATCAGCATGAAATGGCCATTCGGGAACAGCAGTCAGTGCGCCAACAATCTGAATTGAATGAGCCAGGATACATTGATAAACTTATTGTAAAAAAAAGGGATTTGCTCAAGATAATCATATTTGCTTTGATGATTCTTCTTGCCATATCAATCCATACAGCTGTTGACTACTGGCTCAAAGACATTGCAACAGCATACCAACTGACATACAAACAGGAGCTGGGGGTTAGGGTTCTCTATCCGATTGTGATACTCATACTCTTATGGAACCTAAAAGTATGGGCATCCAAATGATTTATACAACGGTCCTGCGCCTACCCATGCATGTTAGGGCATCGAAAGAATCTCCGGGCTTGCGTTCCAAATTGTCATCACCTGCTTTATCATGCATAACTGCCTTGATCTGTGATGGTGACTGTGTCATCGTTGTGCTAGCGCTTGTTAGAAGATGTGTCGCGGGGTGACCGCTCTGTTGTTTTATCACGTCAAGTAGCAGATGGAGTATCTCAGAAGAGGGGTTGCCCGACTTGCTATGAACCAATGACTCGATCGCGTCGAGCCGCTTTTCAATCATATCCATTCTATACATAAGTAGGTCTACGTTTCCTTGCCTCAATTTTGACATTCTTCTTATATTATACTATAAGTAAACACTTTTTTAAATGTATGTTAACAAGACGTTTATTTTTATTGTATGCATCTCTGCATTTGTGAGCTCAGTGATAGGAAGTTATGTTATAAAACTCCTTCTTCAACAGAGAAAACCAGAATTTGCAGGGTCTACCCTTGCTGGAATATTGTCAGGCTACTATGCGTTCTACCTTGCTATTGTCATCCCTTTGTACGCAATGTTTATTTTTACATTTTTCCTGGCTTTCGCAACTTTTGATGATGAAATTGATTTCGAGCCACTCCTAATGATGGCATTGAAATATGGTGCAATCCTACATTTGCTTGGTAGCTTGTACTTCATGTATGTAAATGTGCGTCATGCCTTTCTTCTAGAAGATTATTATACTGATGCTAAAACCATTGCAAATGATGGTGATTCATGTGATTGCAATGACACAGAAGTAGCAACTGATGATAAGCCTAAGATAACAAAACATGATGTTATACTAGTAAATTCAGTATTTCCTAAATTGACTGTTGTAACTCTTGGTATTCTGATGTTTATCACTTTATATGATGTTTTTATTGATTCATAAAATGTCGTATAAAAAATACAAAGTATGAAACAATCACAACAAACATTATTATGAATTGGCCCTGTTGGAAGTCTTTTTTAAACTTGGCTTGTGCCGCAAAGTGCTTCTCTTTATCCTGTAGGTGTTTGCACAAGTTTGGACTCTTGTCGATGAAAGTGTATGCATACACGAGGGACAAGACTAGACCAGTTATAAATATAAAAGAGTGTACTTTGATATCAATCATGTTTTTAAAATTGAAAAACTTAATCTCATTGTGTGGATGGAAAAGTGCACCCCAAGCGATCAAGTTAAATGGAACCCATACCAAGTCCCCAATCTTTTCAGGCAGCCATCTGAATATGAGGTCAAATATGCTCAAAACGCTGTTCCACTTGAATTCCCTTTCATCTTCTGGGATTTCAAAAGTTCTATCAGTCAATTTCAATACTTTTGCTTGTGCTATTTCTTTACATAATACGGTATACGAGTACTGGCTTCCTATAACAATGTACATTATGAATAGATATCCAAATAAAAATATCGCATACACAAATACCTTTACGTATGTCATTATGTAGTAATAGATGAATGACAACACAATCGAGCCCTTTGTATCGTGTTCAATCTTAAAAAGTCCTTTTGGTGGCTTAATGTTTGTTATTTCCAAGGGACATATGGCTTCAACATGTGTTTCAATAGCATTGCGTACATCTTGGGTGCTGTATATGAGTATCATAATAAATATCAAATACGTCCGTAGCAAAAATATCCTCCTGCATAAGAGGTTGTTCCTTGCATATACGCTAATAATCATCACGAAAATAATCAAAGCCGAAGAGAGAAACAAGACAACACCGATGTCCTTGAAAATGAACAATTCCTTATATATAAGTTTTAAGAACCCTCCTGCTTCCCTGGTGCTCGTTTCTGAAGATTGTGCAGGGTTCATTTACATAAATAAAAGAAGATAATAAGAGTTGTATGATTCATGCGGATAATATTTTTGTAGGTTATGTATAATATACTTGTCTTGGATGGGAGATGTAAATGATATAAAAGATCAAATAATAACTTTGCTTCATGATTCAGAGGTGAAAGAAAACTCTAAAAGGTATACACAGCTACTTAATCTGTTGATATATGTGTATAAAGGTATAAAAGATAATACTGTCAAGAATAGTATCAAAAAATATCTAAAAAGCACTGATGATGATCCCGTATTCCCAACAACAATACCGGTTTCAAAAAAAAAAGAGCTTCTTCAGCTTTTCAAGACACATCAGGTTTTGTTACACTGTCTTGATTTTTATGAATTACATGGGTTTATCCATCAGGGTCTAATCACTAAATCGAATGCAAAATTGTACAAGTTGTTTATCAGCACAGCGTTACCAAGCAGTACAGATGTTTACAATATCCGTCTTGATGTGTATACAAACCTTAGAACACTACAACATGAAGTAACAAATTCAGATAAAGTTCAGTGGCTTAATGTTATTGTCAAAACAATTTTGATCTTGCAGGAGCATCACACTCACTTTACGAATTTAGAAGCAAACAATATTTCTTGTATAAGAGTATTCTTTAAATATTGTGACCTTTTGTTCTTGAAGAGTAAACATCTTGAAAAGTTCAGTGATTTGTATTCTAGTATTAAAGGATCGTATCTGAATGAAAGTGTGGTGCCTAGAGTAGTTAAAAAACAAGAAGGAGGATCACCATTACAACTCGTACCAATAGAGATTCTCAAGAGTTCATTGGCCAGACAAAATAAAGATGGCAAGGCTCAACTTCGATCATTGCTAGATAATTCTGCAGTTGCAACTGCCATCAATCTTAAAACTGAATTTAAACACATTTTTACCAATTCAGAGATAATTTACTTCCAACCTCCAGGGGGGGATGAAGTTACCGAAGCGGCTGCAGAAGAAGAAGCAAATGCAACAGCACCAGCAGCAGAAGAAGAAGCAAATGCAACAGCACCAGCAGCAGAAGAAGCAAATGCAACAGCACCAGCAGCAGAAGAAGCAAATGCAACAGCACCAGCAGCAGAAGAAGCAAATGCAACAGCAGCAGCTCCAGCAGCAGAACCAACAGCACCAGCAGCAAATGGATCACCAGCAGCTCCAGCTCCAACAGCAGGAACAGCAGCAGCTCCAGCAGAACCAGCAGCAGCAGCAGAAGAAGCAAATGCAACAGCACCAGCAGCAACAACAGCAGGAACAGCAGCAGCAAATGTATCACCAACAGAAAAATCAACCCAAACTGGAGGAGCACCAGGAGAACAAGTATACAAAACAATATTCATTGATGGAATAAGAAATGCATTTAAGAAAGAGTTTGCTTTAAACGTAATCACGCGATCTGACCTTTTCGGTTTGTATGAGCTGATGGATGACAAGGTGTTTAAAGTTTTTATGGAAACACATGAAAAAATTATGGCCGGGCTACTTGAAACAGAACCGATTCGGTCAAATGTAAATGATGGGATACTACATGGTACTGGTATGGAACAATCAGCCTTTTTGCAACCAGTTGTACCAGGTGTAAAGGTTATACCAGGTATAAAAGTTGAACCAGGAGTACAAGTACAATGGGATTCACCTCCCGTTACATCTCTCTCTACATTACCACCCGTACACCACTCTACATTACCACAAGTACCATTATCTGTATACAAAGTTTCCGAAGCACAAAGAGCACCAAGGTGTGACTGTCCCACATTCAGCCCATTGACTATGATCAACAAAAGTGATACCGTTCCAAAGGTTCTTCAGTATGAAATGAAAACAGGGATTATTGATGATTTCCTCTACAGATGTCGGGCTTTTGTAGAGCATACCAGCACACACGTAAATAGTCTCATAACAGAATTTGAAATTGATATAGCCTTATTTGAAAAAAAAGCAGATGGGATAATTGCAGAAGACAAGGTTGAGCAAGTGAAAGCTAGAAAGGAATTGATTGCATCCCTCCAAGATGACGCCAACAAGGTGTATGAGAAGGAATATGATGAGAGAAAAAAAAGTGGTGAAAAACTGGAAGAATTAAAAAGGCCTCAAATAGATGTGGATGACTTGGATAAGCCTCAAATAGATGGACTCACATTGATAGGCAGTAGGAAGATGAACAACCTTGTTACACATACAGCGCGGAAATACAAACAGATGCTCTTTAAATACTTCAAGCATCATTTCAACTTTATACGTAAAGAGTTTGGTAGGGATACCAAGTACATTTTAGGCTGGAAGGCAATAATACAGCAGCGCCGAGAACATTATAGACAATATAAGAATCAGGATTCTGGCTCGAAAGATGTAGGTTTTGACACCTATTACAGTAGGGAGCTGGATGTAATAGAAAAGCAAGTTGAACCGTTCATCAAAATCATAATCAACCTGGTTGAACAGTTCTACCATTCGCGATCCAATTATACTACCCAACTCCCATTGGGTGGCTCTGTGAACATCAACTTCAATCAATTGGCATTGCTGGACAATCGATTCAACAAAACAATGATTGTTGCTAGGTCTAATGTCATACAACTACCCAGTATTATTTCAAATATTGAAAATTGGAAAACAGAGCTTGAAGAGTACAACGAAAAGTTGCATGATAAATTATATTCTATGTATAATAGAAACCAGAGCTTGATGGACTTTGTAATGGACTCGAGGGTTATGGTATTGTATATTTTGAAGATTGTCCATTTCTTCTTGTTCCTAGTTGCAATGTTTTTGACAGAAAAGATATTTTCTGAACTCTACATGAAGAAACTGTATGCAGAGAACAAGGAGCCACCTAGCATCTTAATAATGCTAGCAATATTGATTGCGGTTGATGTCGGTTTTATCCTTTTCATGCTAACCATTTTGTTCCTACTGAAGTACATATTCGAGCGTCCGGCCGATAACTTTATAATCAATATGCCGCTCATCATGCTGTTCCTCAAAGATTATGTATTGTTTATGGTCTTACTATCCATTCTTGCATTGATTATTGGGACCATTGTACAAAAGAAAAAATACTTTAGGTACCAAACCGAAGGACTCCGTGGCATCCGTGCGTACAAAGAGCTGCTTCTTGGTATATCAGGGATACTCATACTTGTCCCATATTTCACTTTCTTTGGATGAGCAAGAGGACTTCTTGGAAAGTAAGGTAGGCCCAAGGCTTGTGAAAGCCTAACGTTTTTTTGCCTGCTGGTGCTGCTACTTGCTCCACCGCAAAAAGCTTTGCAGACTCATAATCTGGGATTCTACCACCATCGTTGTATGTTGCATTGGCAAAGAACGCATCTTCAGGGATTGGTTGCAGGTCGTTGTTGAAGAGTTTACAAGCATCAATACCACAACTTGTGTACTTGATCATATTTTTTACGTTTCGTAGGGAAAGACCTCCGTTTCCTACAAACATTGGGTTTGCAGCGGTTGCAAGCTCTTCATTCCAACTTTCCTTTGCCCAAGGTGCTCCAACAAAGTCATACTTGTTTAAAAATGTTTCTTCAATGCCCTTGTTAATCAACATACCATCATCCTGAATGGTCAAGCAATTGTCAAAGTTCTGAAGAGACATCCAAAGTTCAGTTGACTTCATGATTGTGTTGTAGTCATCAAGCTCAAATGGTTCTTTGTTAAGGAGTGGATGTGTCAAGTAAATAATATCAGGGTTGGTAAATGCTTCCTTATAGTACCCCATCATTTTGACAGAGGTCATAACAACCAAGTTCCATTCCTTAGGTTTCAGGTTGCTGAAAGTAATGCATGTAGACATTACTGAGAATGGGTTCTCGCGGCTATCGATGACAAGGACACAGTTCTTTGCAAAAGGAGATGTTTGTAGCTTTGAAGGATCGAGTTTCTCATCAATGCAACGCCTAACAAGCGTATCTATCACGTGGACGAAACACTCTGGAACATTGCGCTCACCAAAACGGATGTTGATGTATGGGTTCATAGTGCGCAAATACAGTTCCATAAGCGACTTGCGAAAGCTACTGCTTGAAAAGAAGCCTTCAACGGCAGAGCTCGGGAGTATGCAATCATGTTGGACTGCATCGTGACCATCCTTCAAGGTAAGCAATAAACGGGCATTCTCAACCTGTGCTTCAAGGTTATCACTAACAACATATGTGTCAAAAGGGGTTAAGCTCCATGAACGTTTGCTATACGATGTAGGTGGCATATGAAGAACCATTTTCAAGAACACTGATGGAACACATGAGTACATGTTCTCATCTCCAAAAGGGCATTTGAACACGTGTGTGTTGATATCTAGCTGGGTTACCTGTTGAAGAACGTCTTGATGCTTGGTTAAGATGACAATCTTGCCCTTGACAACGCTTGATAAGGCTTTGATGAGCCAAGCGAATCCATCTTTTTGTATTCTATCCCCTTCATAAGCGATAAATCCACATCTTAAAAAACACATCCGCATAAAATAGAAATCTGCCATTGCGATCGTCTTGACCGCTTCATACCTAGTTAGGCAATTAAAATGAAGTGCATCTATTTTGTTGTTCTGGAGGGTTGTGCCACTGAAAGGGTTTGTTTGGAGCAGCTTGTTGTTCGATATGAATTCTGCCTCTTTTTGATATATGCATGCAATATCCTGGCCGGCACCATACAGCAACACTATATGTTTGTAAGCAGCCCACAATGTCTTGTCAGCTCCAACCAAATTATAGTTGATGCAGAACCGATCGCATAGTTTCCGTACAATCTCCGACTTTATGTTTGCAATGATCTCCATGTTATGTATAAAATCATTGAATTCAGCAAGCCAAGTTTGAATATTTTTTTCATAAACGTTCCTAGAGTACTTTGCAAACGTTGATTGTAGTACATAGTTGACAATGGTAATGTAATCATTTGTCAAGATTGCACTTTGTGCCTTGTATATGTCAATCTTTGAAGGATAGACCCCGAAGAACCTCCGCCAAACCCAACATATGTTCAGATTTTTTAATATGTTTGCATCTGAGTATATTGCACCATAGTGCAGTGTTGCACCTTTTACATCCATAACCTTGGTGAAGTCCAACGTCTCGATGCTGGGAACGTCATATACTTCGCATAAGAAGCAATCCATGAATTGTTTTTGTAAACAATATAAATATTTTATTCATTCGTATTTTGCCGCAAACGGTACCAAATTCCGAAATTTATGTTTTTTATATATAAGAAGTTGAATTGAATAACGATGGCAGAACAGATACAGAACCCCTTTAACAAAAAAGATGAGCAAGCAAAACTTTCTAAACAGTTAGAACATCTCACAAAGCTTATAGGACTTCTTCCACAAAACAACATGAACATGCTATGGGAGGAAGTAGATAATATGTTTCATGATAAGGAGATTGCAAGTAACATCAAGGTGATAGTTGAGAAGCTGGAAGGTATGTTCAAGCTTAATGGGAGAGATAAGAAAAGTAAAGGATCCCTGAATGATGCGCAATTAAAGGAATACTTGATGATGGGCCAAAAACCAGAGGTTGACAAGATATTAGAAGAATTCAATACTCCTGAGGTTGGATCGATGCTGGGACCTGGGGTCGCTAGGCAGTTGGACTCTACCCTCAAAAGTTTCTTGGAAGTAAACTTAAAATACAGGTTTTACCTCTACAAATATCTTCAAATGAATGCATATATCCCAGCACTGACAAACGCGGTTCATGAGATGAACATGCGTATGTATCAAAACATGGTTGCGTTAACGACTTTTCTACACGAAAAGCACACATCTATAGTAAGCAACTATATGAATGCATTTCAAAGAGCATTAGAGTTTGGAAACTTCAAAGAATTGGAAGCTTTAGAAAAGGACTTAGCTGGGATCAATATCAAGGTAACAACTAACATGCAAGAGGTATTCAAAGATGTTCTTGAGCGGTCAAAAAACATAGAAACACAGTCCAGTCAAGAATTATTGGAATGGCTCATGTCCCAGAATGAAGAACTTAGAGGGCAAGTTCTCAAAGGAATTCAAAAGAAACCCTAACTTGACAAGAAGCTATATCTTTTCATAAAATGCAACATAAACATCTGCCCAATTCATGTTGATATCATTATATGACCCTATTTCTTCAACATTCGAATCATCAAACCTATACCAACTTCCATTAAAATGCTTGCAGATGGCATAATAATGACCACTGTGTATATTCCCTACATGACATCCGAGAGACACAAGGTTGTAGTCGCACTTGTCATCAAAGATTGTGTAATCATCTAGAGTTAATGTCGGATCTATTTTTACTGCAGTTTTTGTCTTTTCAAGTCCTGAATTAAACCTCTTGAGCACAATCATAAGGATACGAGGCAGCCTCCAAAATTTGATCGATTTTCTGCAAGTTGCATCGGATCTACATATATCACATTTCCAACCACAGACAAGCTCTGCTTTCATGTTGAATTGCAACAATGATTCAATAGACAAAACGGTTGAATCAGCGGGTACAGAAGGGAAAGCAAGAGGAAAAGTTGTGAAAACCTCATGGTTGTGGTTAATTGCCTTGCATGTCAGGCACTGTGTCTGTGTTATTTGCTGACCATACATCAGTTCGACAAGTATTGAATACTCATTCTTATGTGCCTTTACCCACGATAGATCCATATCAACAATAAGCTTATCCATTTGTCTAACGAATGACCCATGTGCCTTACGCTCCAATAATTGGATTTTTGATTCATCTATTGTCTCCCCGTGATCCTTTGTGAGCCTCTCTATAAGAACGTGCAAAAATTCCTCCATGTCATTCTGCTCCAAGATTTCCATTCGATCTTTAAACAAATGTCGAGAAACTTGGATGAACTGTCTTGGGACCCCAATCTCAGACTTTTCCCAAATAGTTGCAAGCAAGTCTCGTAGAACCGTTGTGAATGCCGAGTTATTACTTGATTTCATAGTAAAATCAAGTATGCTTTTACAATGGAACATGCATTGGATCGCAGTGTTCAAGTAGCATGTGCTCCCCACGTTAATGATGCCATGTAATCCTTTTTTCCCATATATATGGTTATCCTGCATGATAATCCCTGTATAATTTCTCTCCACCATTCTTTAAACGTCTTCCTTGTCTTTTTTCCTCCGAACAACAGTTCTTGGTTTCTTTGTGGGAACTGTGTTTGTGTCGGGATGGATGACATCTATGGGGGGTAGGGTTTTACTTTTAATGGTAATGGCTTTCGTACTAACTTGAACAACATCAATATTCTCTTCAGCTATAAGCTTAGCTGATATATCTACTGATATGAGTTTCTTGGTCAAAACCCGACGCTTGGGTTTAATGGTATCGGCTTCGCTTCTCACTTGAACAACATCAGTATTCTCTTCATCTTTTCTTTTTTTGGTCAGAGTGCCATCAACCGGGACAGGCTTCAGCTTCTTCACAGGTGCCTTTCGTAGTTTTTTTCCTAGCAAGAGGCGGTCCAAAACTTCCGTATCCAATGATTTGGATTTCATTTCCTTTTCCAGCTTATTTGCAGCCCTTGTTGATGTCTTTTTAAAGTTGTCAAGCTTACACAATATAGGGTCAAACAACAACTCCTTGACATCATTTTCTTTCACCTGATACAACCTCTCTTTGATCTTCTTTTCGTTGGCATCAGGTATCTCTTCATACAACTTATCTGTGATCAACTTGTAATAATTATCCGGCTTTTGAAAGCCTGGTAGCTTTTGAACAATGATAGAATATAGCTGCAAAACCGGCTTCATTATCTGGTTTGTGATGTAAACGTTGTAGTCAGGTTTCAGCCCATTAGCACGCATAAAGTCTGGGTGCTCGATCCTCTCACCTTGAAGTAGTTTTTCTTTCTTTCCATTTGCAAGGAGTGGTTGGTTCACGTACACATACGGAATCCGGTCATTCACCTGAGGCTTGTTTCCAGGATCCCTCTCACCCATTCGATCTGCCAGCACTTTATGGGCAATCTTTGATGGGTTTTGGTACTCAGAGCTCAGATTCTTAGATATAATCAAGTCTTCAATTGGACACTTCCCACTGACGAGTTCATTCAATGACTTGTTGAGGAACTCTAATGATGCAGGGACGTCTTGGCTGTTCAGGATTGTATCTATTATGCCTCCATAAACTCGCTTCACAATATTTGCATTATCACGACGCTTGAGCACGATACCCATACTCTTTTGCTTGAACTTGATGTCATCATGTTCGTACAGGTTACCAACGTACCGTTTTTTGGACAACAATATGAATGGCCAGAACGTTTTCTCATACTCCAAATCGTGTGGATGTTTCAATAATGACTTGATCTCGTTTGATGCTTGTGTTGCCATCTTGATCGACGGCATGATTTTCATCTTACCTTTAAGCCCCCCATGTTGTGAGTCGCATTTCGCAGTTGCCTCCATGATCGTGTCGGGGAACACAACAAATATAGAGTCTGTGTCTCCATAAACAACATTTGCATTGTAGTTTTTTTCAAGGTAGTCCTTAGCGAGGAGAATCATTTTCCTTCCTGTAGCGGTTGTGCATGCGGCAATGTCTTTCAGGTAGATTGGGCTCGTACGTGCCCCAATCTGTCCATACAATGAGTTTGCGGTCACTTTGTATGCAACCTGCAAACCATCGAGTACGGCCTTTTGAAATTCATTGTAACAGTCCTCAACATTGACAACACCATGTTTGGCAACGTTTTGTTTCGTGCCATCCTCCATGACGATTGAGTCATGAGTGGTGCTGTAGAAGCCCTTACGTATGGATCCATCAGCCATTGTAACTACCTGAAGATCGATCTTCTTGCGGGTCGTTTTTCTTGCCTTGAGCAATTTCATCAGGATGTTAGGAATGATGCCTTTTTCACCGTTATCTGGTTGGACGAACCTACAAACACGTTCACCATTCTTGATTTTCTTGTCGCCAGCCCCCTCGTATATGTCGTACGCAATGTCAAGGTACTTGACACCAGGAAGGTTGTTGTATTTCTCATCCATGACAATACAGTCATGGGACAGGTTTTCGCTAATCATTGATGCAGGGTAGAGAGATGCATAATCCAGTACGGATACAGGATCGTCAATGTAGATACCATCCTTTGGTTCGAGTACAATTGCGCCTTCATATGAGTCATCATCTTCTTGTACGGCGGGCTTTGTACCGAAGGGGGTATATGGGGGTCGCACAACCGGGATAAGGAAACCATCTTCTTTGCACTGTTTCAGCACAAGACTGAAGATTTTGATGCCTTGGCCTCTCATGAAAATGTATGACAGGGGAACGAGGCATACATTTGACATCCCCATATTGTTTGCAATTATCTCAAGCTTGATCATTAGGTGGTTACATAGGGCACAATCCTGTACACAGTATTCAGCGATCAGCTTTCGATCTGATGAACTACCTTTTTGCAATTTAAAGATGGTTTGTGGGGAAACGGGATGCTTGTTCATGTTCATAAAGTGCTTTGCGACTTCATCTAGCTTGAATGAGTCGAGCTTGTGATCGCGCTGGACCACCTTCATAATGTCTATCAGCACCCTACCTTCCATGCTAATGAACTTCAAGATGTTGTCTCCTAGAGCCGAAGAACAAAGTGCCATGACTTCGAACTTGCAGCTTCTTGAGTTGAAGCGCGACAACCTCATAAAGTCATCTTGGATTTTTAACTCCTTTGACCTTTCAAACATGTATATGAAATCAAACCCAAAAATATTATAACCGGTGATGATGTCAGGGTTGATCTTCTTGATCAAACTCGTCCACTTTAATAAGAGTTCTTCTTCTGATTCACATGCCTCAACAACAACACCATCAATCAGGTCACATGTTCCGAGTGTGACAATGTGTTTGTAAGAACACTCCCTCGAGCCGTACACATGTACCGTAGTGCCGATTTGAATAATAGCATCACCTTTTAAAGAAGGCATCTTCCTGAACTTTTCAAGTAATGCACCAATAATTTTTTCACGGTCGGGCTTCATACATGTGTCACCAGACTTTACAGAACACTTTGCACTAAGAATAGTTGCTATATCATCTACATGCTTATTCACAAAATCAGTAATGTATGAGGTTTCAAGTTGATTCAAAGGGGTCTTAAACTCCAAACGATGAATTGGATATTCACATGTGTCCCTAAGGTTCAATGCATACAGTATACATGATAAAACACCCACTTTTATATCATATTCATTTTTTCCATCCAGGTGGTCCTTGTAAACCTCATACACATTGTTACACATCTGCTTATAATCAGCCTTGACAGGAACCGGAAACTCACCAGTGCTACTGGTGCACTCAATGTCAAAGCTTGCTACGACCATTGGAGCTGTGTCATCACATTGGAACCTCTCAACATGCGTCCACTTTACTTCAACATCAATGCTACTGATTGATGGTAGGATATCGGTCGTTTTTTTATACGTCTTGGGTGGAAGCCTTATCCACCCACTTGGTTCAAGATCTTGTATGTGGATAAACCGGATGAACGGGTCAATGTTGGACTCGTATACTTTAAACTTTATCTTGTTTGTGCTGATGTTCTTGATGCAGACAGCATTGTTGAACATGTATTGAACTATACGCATCGCACTGAGGTTCTTGAAGCATATTCGGATGAACTTGAAAAGCTCACCATTAGTAAAGCCCCAAAAATCCTTCCTTTCCATCAACTTGATTGATTTTATACTTGAAGCAACCAATTTTGTTTCCTTTCCTTGGTAATGATGAACAAAGAACTCGAATAGTAGCTTTTCGTGTTTTTTATTCCAACTGTCAGGGACCTTGATGTAAAAGTATGGCGTGAAATCTTTGATGGTGGCAGACACTGTTTGACCATCCATCGTACTTCCAAAGACCTTTATTATATAGCTTGTGTCAGGTTCTTCACTGGTATCATACAAATCATCTTCTACATCTTGTGCGTGCCACGACAATGCCTGGAACACGATCTCCTTGGTGTTGTCTACATTGACCTTCACAGACCGGGTAAGAAGATCATTAACCATTTGTATATTGTCAAGGGGGGTTCCGTTTAAACTGATTGTGATTAATCCGAGCCTTTAAATCAATTTTTTTGTATCCTACAAAGTAAATGTCTTTCACTGAGATTTTTGTTATCTTCATTATGGTCATAATTTTGGTAATGTATGTTCAAAACCACTATGGTGAGGTCGAGTACGTGGAATCTAGTGTTGACAAGAAACAATACTTGGTAAGGAAGCTTTCTGACAAGCAACAAGCGGCGAACTACCTTGCAACTATCAACCTTGACCTATCTGCCTTGGTGAAGCACATGGTAGCAAAATATCCTTCGAACGAAGATGCACAACAATTATATAAAAATTTTAACCCGGATGCCGTTTCAGAAGGAAGTATAGAAAGTGGGTACACATCGTACTCGGTTAACAAGGGTGAAAAACTCATTTTATGTATTCGACAAAAGGACAAGTCGTTTGTAAAGAAGAATGTAATATTGTATGTTGCAATACACGAGCTTGCTCACATCATGACCAAGGAAGTTGGTCACACTACAATGTTTTGGGACAATTTCAAGTTCCTCTTGCAAGAAGCAATTGACATTGGGATATACGAAAAGATCAACTTTAATGTTCAACCACATGAATATTGTGGTATTCAGATTACAAATTCTGTTATCTAAATATAAGTAAACACGTAACTTATGAAACAAAATCAAAAGATAATAAAAGAAACAGTTAAACTAGACTATGAGCTCCATGAGAATCCACTATACAAGGTGGTCTTCCAAATGGACAAAAGCAGGAGCCATTCATTCTTGTTTGTTGGAAACAATCCGAAGCTCCTTTCCGACTTGGCAGATGAGACAAAATGGGCATCTCTTCCACCCAAGATCAAGAGGAAGATAAGTGCAGCAGGCAAAACCGAAATTACATTTGTGCCAGAGACAATATACCATGATGATAACCTCCTGATCCTCAAGTCAAAGCTCGCAAAACACATTTCATTATACCTGAAAAAACTAAAAATCAAGGGAATTGGAAATCTTCAACCCGGTTCTATATACGCATGGTGCGAAAGAAGAATTGATGACCGACATGGGTTTTCCAATTTTTGTGCTTTGCATGTATTACAAGACCACGTCTACACGACCATTGCAAACATTGAAGATACTTTCTCCACTTTGTGTGGAAGCCATCTGTTTGTTCCAGATTCTTTTAGAAAGAAACACAACATGGAGCTCCTTAGTAAAACAGATTGCATCGTCTTACTAGAAATGCAACGTGTAGATAAATTTTATGAGTGTTTGGGCTTCAAACATGTCAGCAATGGATTCAATGTGTTCTTCCCGGTTGACCCATTCAAAAAAAAAAATACTTCTTTCAAGTTCAATTCGAGTAATATGATAGCAAGCCAACACCATGCAACACTATTGGAGAGCTATGACATTGTTGACAACACCATCTACATTTCTGATTTGAATACACTTCAAGCAACACTTGATAGAAGTGATGTCATCAATACGTATTTCCCATTTCTCAAAGAGCTACCTGACCAACAAGACAAGATCAAAGCAGATGATACCATAATTGATAGGGTATCATCAATGCGTATCGAAAAAGACAACTTTGAGATAACAAAGACTGTACCAAACTTCATACAGATACGGGTGAACGAACAAAGTGGTAATGACAAGCAGATAGAACTTAATGAACTCTTTGATGTACTGCTTCCAGATGAAAAGGTACCATTCATAAAATACATAACGGCAAATAGAACACTTTACAAGGCTTACAAGCCATTTCTTGTCGATACAAGGAGTTCAACAGCCCAAATTTCAAAGCAAAATATTGCACAATGGACTAAAATGGACAACGTGCGCCTGTATAAGAACCAACAAGAATTTCTGGTCTTCAAATTCTATCTAGGAACGCCATTTTCCCAGCATCGCTTTGCAACAATGTTGTTGCATCAGAATAGCATGTTCGACATACAGTTTACGTTCCGATCCAATGAAACTGTGAACATTCAAGAAGTGAATACATTTTTAGATATGATCAATACAAAGCTGAAGTTGCTCATAAAAGAGTCGAATCTGTCAATTAAACTCCCTCAAATTGAAACATCCATATGGGCTAAGAAAACGAATGCTCTCGCAACAACAAAGCTCATGAAACTAACAATCACAAACGTCTTATCAAGCAAAAAAAAAACCCTGAGTGCGCTACATTTAGGGAAGGCTCTCAGGGCTTTGTACCCATATTTTGCAATAATTTCAAATGAACGTGGAATCATTCACATGCTGTACAAGCGAATTGACAACTTTATGAAGCAAGACAACATTATGCAGCACATGAATAGGTACAGTGTGTTAGACAAGGGTACTATGATCCATCACATAATGGATTTCTTTAACTTGAACAAGAGTGAGGCAGAAACCTATTATGAAAACTGGTCTTCTGCAAACAACATCATGAAAAAACCAGGTCGCTTGTTTTACAAGCCGAAACTAATGCATGTCCTTAATATCAAGATCAAACCAACACCACTTGGGTACAACATAATCATGAATGGATTGACTGATGTGTATCAACACAAACGGATTATGCAAGCTATCAAATTTGCAATTGCGGGGGACAATCTTGACATGAATTCCACAGCAATCAATTATACTAGTTTAGATGCAATTGACTTATCAAATAGCAGCCCCAAATCGAAAAGAAATGATGGATTGATGGATGATGATGATGACGATGACATTTGGGGGTTGATGGATAACCTCGATGATGATGATTTTGAGGACGATTTTTTTGATTCAGGGAACAAGAAGTCAAAAAAGGACACTAGTGGTGACAACGACAACGAAGGAACGCCAATGAGCGAAGGATATAACAATGCAAACACGAATGCCACCACAAGCCATACAAACATGAGCCGGTTGAAATCAACAATGATTTGCCCTAGGCAACGTAAATCTACGGTTATCAAAGCTTCCCCCGCTAAGCAATCAAGCACATCTTCATCTTCAAGATCAACTCCAACTTCTAGCACTAATGGTGGTGCCCAACGTATAAACAAAAAATTGAAGAATGATGATTTGGACTCACCAAACCATGGAAGCTTTCTATTGAATAAATTGTACCAAGCTGATAGAGACTTGTTTGATTATGAGCCAGAAGATGAAAAGAAAACATATGCAAAGACGTGTCAAAAAACACAGAAAAGGCAGCCAATTGTGGTCACGAAGGATGAAATCGAGTACAATGACAAATGTTTCCCAGGAGCACTATACAACCCAATTAACTATGGAACCACAGCTAATCTTGCAAATAAAAATTATTATGCATGTCCTGCAGTTTGGTGCCCAAAGAGTCGTGTAGCACTGACCCTCGACCAGCTGAACCATACATACAATAAAAAATGTCCATACGATGATGTGGATGAAGAACCATTGTTGTTCACAGTTGAGCAGGGGAAAATGCGTATTCCAGGATTCACTAAAACGTCTTACCATCCAAATCCTAAGTTTAACCTTCCCTGCTGTTCGAAGAAGCTCATCTCTAAAGTTGCAAAAACTAATGTAAAGAAAGGCATATCCAATGATGACACAAAGTCATTGGAAAATGACAAGTACATCATGGGAAACACGGTCCCCCTTCAAGCAGGGCGATTGGGCCTACTACCTTCAAGCCTCGGTGTGTACTTTGGTAACACATATTGTGGAGCAAACAATGGACAAACTGGGCTGGTAAACAAGGATACTGACTGTTTTGTGCGGTTCGGAGTCCCCCTTACTCGCCAGTCACTGTTCCAATGCATTGTCTCCTTGCTCGACAATGAGAACATAAAGATTCCAGAACATGTCCCATCTGCTATAAAAAACAATCTCACAATGGAACTTTTTCTTTCTTTAAGTGAAGGTGTGCTTTGCAAGAACTTTATAAACGAGTATGCCAAAATAGGCACGATTGCTGAGTTTACTGAGTTTAAAGCATGGTTCACGCATGAAAAGCAGAATAATTATATCAACCTGTACAACCTCATATCTGTTAGAAAAGCTGTGGAAAACATGGGTGTGTTCAATGAAAAGAATATACTGATTGGGGACATCCAGAGAGAGTTCATCATGTACACATCTTTCCTGCGTTTTATAAGCTACATTACTGATGACAAAATCCCAAAAACTCATGAAGTCTTGATTGACCTGCTTAATCGACAAAATGTTTGGTTGAACAAGCATGGGTATAACGTTCTCATATTTGAGACAGACAGTGAGGGCAATTCATATCTAGCATGCCCTATTTACAAGAATGCACTAGAGTCATTCAAAATTGGAAACCCAACTATAATGTTTGTTAAACAGGGACAATACTACGAACCAATCTCCCGAATTAGGTACACAGAAGTAAGGAGCACGAAAAAGGGGATTGCGACTGAAAGAAAGAAAGGTGAAACAATCCACATCCATGAACAACATGAGCTAGGGTTCCAGAGGACAATGAAATACTACCTTTCTAGTTGTGACAATGATGTGTTTGATGCACATGCTCAAAGTATTCTCAACTACCTCGGAGAAAATGTAAGACACCAAGTCTTAAACTACAATATTCATGTAATTGGTTATGTGACGAGCGAAAACATCTATATACCACTCGTGAAACCGACATTCAAATCAACATGGCATGCTTCGAGCTTTATGTTTGCAGATACATTTTACAAGACGTTCAAATCTACTTTGAAGACTGAAACCGTCATGAAACAACTCGAAGAGATAAATACACATCTGAATACCAAATACTATCAACAGACATTAATACTAAAAAAGAAGGGTGAAGACGAACAAGCTCTTATTATGGTTACTAATTCGAATCTATACATTCCTATTTGTTCTTACACGTCACAGTCAAATGCGGTTAAAAAAAAGTATGACACGTTTATAGAGGATGCAAGTATTTTCATTAAAAGCCAGACGAATGATGAAAGGAGTGACCATATCAGTAAGATGGGGGCAATACGGAAGCTCCAATTGTCATTAAAAAACGAAGTAATCCATGTGATAAATATGAACCCAGTGTTGAAGCAAGAAGTTGAACTAATGAGGAACGCGTACAACCCACTACCAAAACTGTTAAAGCGTGAAATCATACAGAGCATGCTTGAAGGTAAAAACCAAACCAAAATGAAGTATAATCTACTCCGATCGGTATACATTCATGCTGGAGAAGAGCTTCCAGTAAATTTCACAGATACCACGTGTAGCATGATAGGAAATAGCAAACGTTGTGTGTCCCAATGCAAATGGGTGATGAAAAAGACAACTGATAATCATAATAAGAAAAATGCGATAAACAGTCACTGTAAACTAGGGATGCCTCAATCCTTCTATACCCCAATATTTAACAAAGTGTTAGAGGATGTGCTCAATCCTACCCTTCCTCTTAAACTTGTCAGTGTGAACGAACGGCTTCAAAAACTCGATTCAACGCTTTCATTTTCTGACCAAGATGTGTCGACTGGGCAATTAGGCAAACTCGTGAATAGCATAGAGAATCCCTTTACATTTGACATTTCTTATAGCAACAACCCAGTTGATTTAAAAAAAATGCTTTCTATTCCATCTAATACGATGGGGAAAATCTCCAAACATCCTGTCAATGATGATAACAATACAGCTATTGATATTGTTGACACAATCATCCCCCCAAATAAAACACAGCTTCCTGTATTCCTGAGGAAAACCCTCAAAGACTTTTCAATTTACGAACCAGAATTGGAATATGACACTAATTGGATTTACATGTTCATGCTCGTCGTGAACAACCATGTCACAAACCAGGTGCTTACAATTGACCAGTTCAAAGAGATTGTTAAAAAACGAGTTAAAGATGGCTTGCATGACAATACATTGTTTCAGGCCATGGAACAAAACCCATTTATAAAACATGCATTTAAATCAACCGAGATATCTACAAAGTTGATTTTGGAGGCATCGCAAGCATTGGCATATGGACCATCCGAAGCAGAACTCATAGTGATGTCGAAACTCACAAATGTCAATATCATAATTGTGTCACGAAAGGTAAAAGATATAGCATCACCTGATCAGGTGAAATGCCTAGGGAAAATTGTTGGGGATTCTTATGTACTATTACAACAGCATCATAACCGAACACGACACATCCACTGCTACTTTCCAATTGTTAAAAATGATACAAAGTTCATCTTCAAGCTCCGAGACTTTAATCCTGAATTTGCAGAGTGTCTGAAACACAAATGCATGAAGATGACATTGAAGAATGCCATGAAAATGTCAGAATTGGAAAAAATGTCAGAGAAATGTCCATCTTCTGTCAAGGTATAAATATTGGTTAGAACTTTGTTTTGATTTTTTCCAAAATTCTTTTGCTTCCAAACTTAAAGAAGAAGGACATCAGATATCTTGCATTGAAGACAAAAGAAACGAGAAGTATTGATGTTGCAAGCTGCAGTATGTAGTACTTTTGAATGCTGGTATCTTTGTAAAACCTTTCAATCTCTTTATTTGGGTTAATCATGCGATATAATAACAGAGAAACTCCATTTATAAGCACAATGATGATTGTGTTCCTCACAACAATGTTCCGCTTCAAGATCACCAATGCTTCTCTAAGCATAATGAGATACTCTTATCTTGTACCCAGTTTTTATTTATCTAAACCATAATCACTTATTAATCAATAGTGTGTTTTTTGTTCGCATTATGCTTTCGGCATGCACTGCTGGGACGGTGAAATCAAATGCAAAGTTGGTTGCTGTACAAGCCTCTTCATGTAGTTCATCGTCTAGCATTCCATCAGCATTAATATCAAACGTGGTAACCGCTTTGGACAGTTTGCTCTCATCGATCAACACATCTGTGTCACCTGTCCCACAAGGAGCAATCTGGCCCAGCATAATGTTTGCTGACACCCCATTGATCTTGTCAAACTCGGCAAATATACCTGCCTTGATGAGTTTGTCGGTGGTTTCTTCAAAAGAACACTTTGCGAGGGGCCCAATGTCACCACGATTGATTCCGTGTCTGTCGATGGACATGATGTTTCCCTTGTTTGTTTGTACATCTACGAGCAAGGATATATGCCTAGTATTCACGTACACAGAGTCAAGGACTTCATTGATCTCGTTGAACAAGGCTTGGCGTGCAGCTTCAATGCCCAAGACATCATAGATCTCCACAACATCGTTTGTGATTGTGTTAACAGAGTCAACATTAGCCATACCAAGGATTTCACGCAGATTAGTGCCATCTGTATAAGCGACCCATTCATCAAGTTTGTCGAACTGTTTGTTGATGGGGTTATAAACGTGTCGTTGTTCCTTATCAAGCGATACGCGCTCGATGTTCTTTGTGCCGCGGATGATGGCAGTTTCAAGGATGTTATACTCGAGTGCTTTTAGCTCAGTTAGAAGGTCATCTATCTTGCTGTCATTTATATTCAGTTTGATCCGCATGATTAGGTTTTGTGCATTGTCATCGCTGAACATACAGCTGAGGTTATCTTCTCCATAAAACTCGATAAGACATTGGTGGATATGGATCATATCAAGGCCGAATGCATTCAACATCTTTGCGTTGAACTCGAGGCGTAGCAGCCACGGTGACATGCGTAGCTTGTCAGGAGTACAACAAGCCGCAGGGGATTTTGATGTACCTGTATTAGTGTTTGTGTTTGTGTTTGTGTTTGATGGGGTGGTTGTTGATTGCTCTGCAACAAACTCCTTGTATATATCGATGAAGTCCATGTCGCTCTCAATGTTGGTATTGAAGTCATCGGGGTCAAAGTAGATGCGCGACACCTTGACTATGTCCTTGAACCGGATGATACGAATGTTGTTCACTATTTCTTTGCATTTTTTCATATCAAACTTACATCCTTCATGAAATACAATCTTCATCGATGCTGTCTTGATGTTCTTGCTTACACGAAGTAACTCTTCTAGACGCGGTACGCCACGCACAGTAGCAGATGCGGACGACACACCACTCATGTGAAATGTATTGAGAGTTAACTGTGTGGCCGGTTCACCTAGGCTTTGTGCTGCAACTACACCGACCATCTCACTCGGGTGGGCAAAGCTCTCAAAGAACCTGCTCTTAACCTGTTCTACTATGTAGTCGAATGCGTCCAAAGGCAAACGGTGCTTCACGATCACCATCTTGGGTGATAGATAAGCACGCAATAGTATCATGAATATCTTGTTGGCCCGATGGTGCTTGACCACAAAAAGCTCATCATCTAGCTTATCCAGCGTCTGTAGGATGTATTTTGGTGTGATATTTAGAAGAACATTGCCTCCGTGTGCACCATATACTCCCTTTGTGTTGTTGATTAAGCGGTTAAGGCAAACAGGGTACATGAGCGTACCTTCCATTTTGCCCTTGAACACCTTAGTGACGAGAAAGTCTTTGTCTTCCAAGATCTGTGCAAAGTGTGCGTCTTGCTTTGACATCCAACTCATGTTGCTTTCAATGGTCTTGAATACACTTGGATCTAAAACAACCTTGAGTTCTTCCATGTTTTCACTGAATTTGTACTCACTGGTCATCTTGTAAATGTCCATATCAGCATACGGGATGGGCTGAGCTTCCACCTTGATGGCATCCATACCATCTTCTCCGTAAAGGTATTGGATTATGGATCCTGCAGCATTACGCACGGACCCATCATGGTTCACCTTGCAATCTTCCATTGCTTTTACCAGCTTCCGTTGAACGTAACCAATCGTCGATGTCTGGCATGCCGTATCAATAAGGCCTTCGCGCCCACCCATCGCGTGGAAGAAGAACTCTTGAGGGGTGAGACCTTTGATGAACGAGTTCTCAACAAATCCACGGCTTTCGGGTCCATCATCATACTTTGTGTAGTGAGGGAGTGTACGGTCATCGAAGCCATATGGGATGCGTCCACCATCAACGTTCTGTTGGCCAAGACAGCCAATCATTTGTGCAACATTGATCGTGTTCCCCTTGGACTTGGACTTGATCATGTTGATGAGGCGGTTGACGTTTTCATCAATCTGGCTGAGTGCTTTATCGCCGACACTGCGGTTTGCCTGGTTCAGCAAGTCGTTCACGATCTTTTCAAAGTATTCATTGTTGTTTTTTGTCGAATTGTTTTGCAGCTCGTTGGTATGGATCTTACGAATAATGTCATACACCTTGACCTTCATGTCCGTGATTGTTGTATCAAACTCACTGAGTGTGTTGTTCTCAACCACAAGATCCGATATGCCACAACTGAAGCCATTCAGGACAAGCCAGTTACAGATGATTTTTTGTGTGTTGTCAAAGAAGTGACGAGTCTCATCCGGCCCACACTCGTTGTAAATTGAGTGAATGAGTCCTTTCGTGCGTGCCTGATACACACCTTTGTCAAAAGTGCCCGAAAGGATTTCACCATTTTGGATGCTAACAATTGCGTTGCTGTTTTCCTTCTTTGTCTTGTTGTCATCGTATTGATCTGTATGCATTTCAATGTTGATACGTTTGGGAATGATTGTAGAAAGGAGCTGACGACCTGACCATTTGTTCACACCTTTATTCGTCACGAATCCAGCTTCAGGAACGATACCAGTGAACTTTGGGTTGGTGCACATGAGATTGAACAGCTGCTTCTCGGTGATGCGTACGTGGTCTTTTGTAAGGTAGTAGATTCCAAGTGCAATGTCTTGCACAACCGACACAATCGGTTTGCACTCGCGTGGGCTGATGATCTGGGTAGGAACAGATGCCAGTTGGAGGAGTTCTTCATGTGTCTGGAGGGATTGAGGTACGTGCATGTTCATTTCGTCTCCATCAAAGTCTGCATTGAAACTAGGAGTCACCATGACATTCAGACGGAATGTGTTGAATTGCATCACCCTGACGCGATGTGCCATCATCGACATCTTGTGGAGACTCGGTTGGCGATTGAAAAGAACTACGTCTTCATTCATGAGATGCCGCTCAACAACGTCCCCGTGCTCGAGTACAATGGTTGTCCGGTCGATTGTCCGTAGGCGTATGGTCCGGTTTTCACTCGTCTTTCGCACGTATTTGGCTCCCGGGTAGATGTCTGGGCCATTCAATACAAACAGCTGCAGCTTGTCCTTGTTATATTTGTTGACAATTTCTGGAAATGTTAGGTTCATGGCGATCTTGATAGGGACTCCAAGCTCGTCGATGCTGATGTTGGGATCAGGAGTGATGACGCTACGGGCTGAAAAGTCAACTCGTTTTCCCATAAGATTTCCACGGATGCGCCCTTCTTTCGATTTTAGCCGTTCTGTAAGTGAGCGGATAGGTCTACCGGTGCGCTGCTGGCTAGGTGGGATTCCCGGAATGGTGTTGTCAATAAGTGTGGCCACATCATATTGTAGAACCATGGATACCATATCAATTTGTTCTTTCTGTCCCCTCTCGATCTTCTGTTTGAGCTGGTTGTTTGTTTTGATGATCATCAAAAGCTTGTGAGTGAGATCATCTTCCGAACGCTGCCCGGTGTCATTTCGGACTGAAGGACGCACTGCAGGTGGAGGGACCGGCAAGACCGTGCAGATCATGTATTCTGGACGGTTGTACTTTTGACAGAACCCCAAAATCTCTGCATCTCGATCACTGATGCGACGCAGGATTTTTAGGACGTCCTCAGCATTAAGAACAATCTTCTTATTGCCTGCACCATCTTCGTTCCCTGTTTCTTTCCACTCCATGCCAATCTTTAACATACCCTCCTTTGAGATAGTTGGTTGTTTAGCCCCGCACCCATCTATCGTGTGCATACCACAGCGCTTGACACGTTGCGATAGCTTGTACACAGCCTCCCACCGTTTTTGACGAGAATACTTTTTCTGCATTAATGTCTTTACTTCATCAGACTCCGGGTCGATGAGAAGCTTTGAACACCTAAAGCATACACACTTTAGAAGGTTCTTTACCATTCCAAAGAACTGTACATAAAACACGGGTTTTGCCAGATTGATGTGACCAAAGTGTCCTGGGCAGAACGTGTTCCTTTGCAGACATGTGACACATATCTTGTTATGGTCAATGACGCCCATCCGAGGATCGAAAAGTCCATGGTGGACGGGGTCGTTTCCATTGTAGGTATCAGTTTTTGATATTTCGGCAACAGATCGTTTTTGGATCTCAAGGGGGCTCATGATGCTGAATTGGATCCCCTTGATTGAATCAAAGTCATTATCATATGACAACTCCTTGTACAAAGACATACTTGTTATATAATTGACAGACAATATTTATATCTGTTTTACTTAGTGACAATTTCTTATACTAAACGAATTCAATTTTTAACATGCATGTATGAACAAACACTTAAACAATTGACACATAACATGTGTAGCATGGATGACTCGACTGTGATATGTAAAACAGGGACAGGAGTAGAGGACATAAACACAAAACACAATTCGGTCAAAAACCCAGTGGAACTGACCAAACCAGTCAACCTTGAATCAAATGTTCTCACAATTGACATTAAAAAAGAGGATGAGGAGAAGGAGGTAATCCCACTGGTGGCAAAGAAAGCACCGGCAAAGAAACGCCAACGAGTCAAGAACATGGAATACGAAAACTATACAGATGATGAGAAGAAATACTATGTCAAGCTAGTGGAATCAAAAAGGCGAACAATCGCAGACACTGAGCATAAGATAAAACATTTGAACAATGATTCAGTGCCCCTCCGGTTCAAAGTCTTGATGAGTGGGGTGGATGAATCATTAAAGGCAGTCGCTGTTCAAAAACTAAATCAGCTTTATAGCCTCGATGTGTCAAGCACAGAGTACTTTAATACGAAACATTGGATTGAATCTGTATGCAAGATACCGTTCAACATATACAAACAAATGCCAGTTTCATACAGCTCAGAAAAGCGAGAAATCAAGCAGTTTTTGATGGGAGTGAAATCTAATATGGATGATCTGGTTTATGGTCATTATGACGCTAAGAACCACATTGTCCGTCTCCTTGCTCAGTGGATTTCCAACCCTTGTGCTAAAGGTATGGTTATAGGAATCCAAGGTCCGATGGGTTGCGGTAAGTGTTTTGCAAAAAACACACCTATCATGATGTGTGATGGTAGCATCCAGATGGTTCAAGACGTGCGACCGGGTGATCTTCTCATGGGTGATGATTCTACAGCCCGGACCGTCATCAATCTTGGCAGAGGACAAGATACTATGTACAATATACAGAGTGACGATGGGGAGGCATATGTTGTGAACTCGGAACACATATTGTGTTTGAAGATCGCCCATCGTGGCATTATCAATCATGGTAGTGGTGTATTTGTTGCAAGTGTGTTTGACAAACAAAAGTTGAATGTTATATCAAGGACGTTCAATTGTGAGGAATCAGCAAATGATTATATTGCAATTCAGCCATTCTCAGAAGAGGACAGGGTTGTGGAGATCCGTGTTTGTGATTTCATACAGCTTTCAGAGAATATCAAGACGTTCTGGCTGAACGGCTACCGTAAACATGTCCTACATTTCAAGATCGCATCAAAACCAACATTAGACTTGCTGTATTCCGACCCGATTATATATGCAAGAGCCGTCTGCAACCGACCAGTATTAAAGCTTCCAAGTGCTGTCACCAGGGCAAATTATGCCCAAAGGGAACACTTTGTGAATTTGTTGGTTACAAATGGAGAATCAAAAATAATGATGGGAAAGGCATGGGTAACAACCTTTCCGCAATCTCATCAAGTTGCAAAAGATATTATGTTTGTTGCAAGATCCGTTGGTTTCGAGGCATGCATGCGTGCGGACATGCATGCAGACAGATATTGTGTGTTTATTAGTTCAACAAAACCAGATGAACTTCTTGTGCCTATCACAGTAACCGAGTTCGGACCTGGTGATTACTATGGATTTATGATCGATGGAAATGAGAGGTTCTTACTTGGTGACTTTACAGTAACTCATAACACAACTCTTGTGAAGGATGGGATTTGCAAAGCTCTTCAAATTCCATTTGCATTCTTACCACTCGGAGGGGCCAACGATGGGTGCTATTTGGAAGGCCATAGCTATACATATCAAGGTGCCACATGGGGTAAAATAATAGACGTTCTCATTAAATGTAAGTGTATGAACCCTGTTTTGTTCTTTGATGAGCTCGATAAGGTGAGTGACACACAACGTGGGGAGGAGATCATCAACATCCTCATTCATTTGACCGACGCAGCACAAAATGACAAATTTAATGACAAATATTTCACAGAATTTGAATTTGACCTTTCACGTTCATTGATTATATTTTCTTACAATGCAGAAGACAGAGTAAGCCCCATCTTGCGTGACAGGATGATCAAGGTTCAAACAAATGGATACCAAGCAAAAGACAAGATAACGATCAGCACTAAACACATGATTCCTGAAATGTTGAAAGAATATAACTTTGATAAGGATGATATCACGTTCTCAGAAGAAAACATTCGGTTCTTAATTGAATTTATTGAAACAGAAGAAGGGGTCCGTAACTTAAAGAGAGCCTTGCAAGATGTTATCAGTAACCTTAACTTGCGTAGGTTGATCGAAGAGGGTGAACAATCACTCACACTTCCTCATGTGGTGACCAAGGAAGATTTTTATAAATTTGTAAGCAAGAGAAAAAAAACATCATCACTAATACCATTAATGTACGTGTAGAATAATGGTTTGCTGAATATCAATTTATTTTCAAGGGTCTCATGCAAAGTTGCATCAGATTATCATGCTTTCCCATTTGATTTGATGATTTACACATTTATTTCAAGAACGATAGGGGCATGGTCGGATCCAAGAGCCTGTGTCAAAATGTCAGCATGTGTAATCTTATGTGTGTGCATCTTACTGACCAAGAAGTAGTCAATCCTCCAGCCATTGTTCTTAATCCGTGATTGTCCGAGATAAGACCAATACGAGTATCGGATTGTTGATGGATGATGTTCCCTGAACGAATCTATGAGCTCAGCATCATGCATAATGTCTTCGAAATTCGACCTTTCTTCCGGCATTGAACCAGCACACTTAATCTTTGGGTTGTATATGTCAATGTCTTTGTGCGCACAGTTTAGATCACCACACAAGATGATGGGCATTCGCGTTTGGAACCGGGTCGACAGACCCTTGATATACCTCTTGAACATGATGTCCCACTCTTCAACCCTGTATTCCAGCCTTTTTAACTCTGCTCCAGAGTTTGGTGTGTATACAGTCACAAGGATGCAATTTGAAAAAACGAGCGTCAAAACCCGCCCTTCATCGTTGTCGTGCTCTACAAGGTCATATACGACTGACTTTGGCTTAATTTTGGATAAGATTGCTGTTCCTGAGTACCCTTTACGTGTCTTGGACGTGTTGTAGTAGATGTAAGGATACTGTGAGCTATAATTAGCCACAATCTCTGTTTCACACACTACATCATTGCATTTGATCTCTTGTAAACATATGATATCAGGATTCTCGGTATTAATTAGTTCAATGAGCTTTCCTTTCCTGTTGATAGCACGGATGCCGTTAACATTGAAGCTGATAATCTTCATGTGGATGAGTAAGAGGTTATAATGCTTTAAATGACTTCAAATGCAGAAAATCATTTTTTTCTGTGTACTTAAATGAACATTAACATATAGTAGTATCTTCATCTTGCTTTGCATCTAGCAATCACGGCAAACATGGAGAGCAACTTCAATGGTCTTAACTTTGGCAAACATCTTGAAGATAAACTATTTGAGAAGCTTGTAGCGCTTGGATACATCGAAACCATTGCAAATGAGGAGAAACTGAAACGCCAATGGGGGTGGCAAGCTGCATCTGTCGATTATCTACTCGAGGTTTGTGGCATGGTCATTCCGATCCAGTGCAAGTGGCGTCGGTCTAGAAGAAGGGAAAACAAAGGAATAAATAACTTTCTTGGATCAATTAAGTATCTAACAGAAAAACAAGAAAAAGTTGTATTGTTTGGGCTGTGGGTCAGCCGAGTTATTCCATTTGATGACAATCGAGAAGTTCTTTATGGGAAGCATATATTTGTGGTATCAGACTTTAATTCAATTGATTGGTTGGTAGAAAAGGCCATTACAATTATAGAAGACAAACTTAGGAGCTCTGGACTGATTCATTCATCATTATTTGCACAAAGTTCATAATCAATATTGGTATTGTGGATCGGAATCTTGCTCAATTGCTTATTCACAAAACCATCTATGTGTTTTGTGGTTACAACGACAACGTTTTCTTGTCCACGTGTGCAACTCGTGTATAACCAGCGTCTATCAAGACACTTGCACATCTTCTCAACCTCGTAGCAAACCACCAACACATTATTGTATTCGCTTCCTTGTGATTTATGGGCACTGATAGCGTATGCAAGATAAATCCCATAGGTGTCCTTATACACTGAGTGCATAGACTTATGTTCCCACTTGATCCAAACCCCCTTTGAGTCCACGTTCACAATGATGCCATTCATTGAGTTTGTAAGATCTTCACTGTTTTCCCCACAATATATAACCTTGTCATTGACATAAAACTCCTTCATACCTCGCTTGAAATGTCCAGGTCCGATCTTGTTCGCCTTGACTAGTGCTTTTTGAACCCAAGAGTTTAGCATACCCAGATGCTTGTTTTGCCAGGCAATGATCTGGTAGGCACCATGGTGTTTATTGATAAACTTCCCAACAAAACTTGAGATATCTTGGTCGGATTCTTTATATTCTATCTTGAAATGATCAGATGATGAGGGGATGTTGCCTTTCCGAAGGTTTTCATAAGCTTGAAATAGGTCTTCCTTGTCTGTTCTATAGCACCTGAGAAGCTTGCACACAACATCTTTGTCATCCTCTACGAGCTGACGGAACAATTCTCCCCGTCCTACAGGTTGTATCTGAAAGTAATCACCTACAAAACACACTTGGTACCTGGCAGCTGATGCAAGCATCGTGTTGGCTAATGTGCCGAGGAGCTCGATGTCAAGCATACTTGCCTCGTCCAATACGATAAAGATGTCTTCACTACTTCCTGTTTCTGCCATGCTGCTCATAATTCCTATGACGGAATGCACCGTTCCAATGACCACATTGTCCAGCCCAGCACTGCGAAGTCTAGCTTCAATACACTTTTTTGCCTTGTGTGTGAATGCTGCAGCAAATATCTTAATCTTCTTGTTGCTGTTGATCTGTTTCAACATTTCACATATTGAGGTTGTTTTACCACATCCCGCGTTACCTTGTATGATGCTGAATTTAGATGTCATCACTTTTTGAATCGTGATGTTTTGTTGCTCGTCCAGCTCCATGACATTATTGAAATCCGTGTACAAAACATTTGCATTGTGGAGCCACTTTTCTATGGAAGTTTCATTGTTTCTGATGTCCCTTGATGTGAACAGGTTTTTATGCAATGCATGCCTCACTAGATACTCAAAGAAGTCTTCGAGATCAATCTTATACTTCATGCAAAATGGTGATACAATATGGTATGGTACATAGACGTTGTTCTTTTTTGTTTCGAAGAACACCCATACATAAAAGTTCATCTTGTTCTGCAATGATAGTGAAAAATCACTATTGTAAATTACACTTAGTTTATTTCGTGCTGAAATGATGTAGTCAAGGCCCTCTCCAAAATGTTCCTTGGTGAATGGGTTAGCCTTCAATATTTTATATGACCTTGTTAGTAGCTTCCAATCAGTAACATTATCAAGGATATCATTTTGAACACATGTCTTGAAAAAATCAATGTCTGGGCATTTCTTGAGGTACTCTCCGCTTTCTCCCCTTGCCTTCAGGAATGAGAGATGTTGATCTTGGTCCATATGATTATTGCTTGCAAGCTTAACCAATTAAGTAACCTTAAGTCATGTCAATTTTTACAAATAGTTTTTTTCAAATTCCTCTTTTGACAAAACCGCTACACCTGATTCCATGGCCGCTTTCACCTTTGCTGTAAGCTTGTCCTTGTTTGCTACCACCAATATTGTTGTCTTGGAGCTCACACTTGTAGTTACCCGCCCACCTTCATCCTCAATCAATGCTTCCCACTCTTTATTCCTGAATCCTGTGAATACGACGACTTGTCCATTCAGGTTGTTCTTTGTTGAAGATCTGTTAGACTCAACCTTACTCGTAACAACTTTGGAGGCTTTTGGTGCAGCCACTTTTTTGGCCTTGGGTACAGCCATTTTTTTGGCCTGGAGTACATCTGGTTCATCTGATTGTTTTGACTTGGGAACAGCAGGAACACCCACTTTTTTAGCCTTTGGAACATCTGGAATATCTAATACCTCTAGAACATCTATTTTTTTTGCCTTTGTAACCTTTTTTGGTGGTGGTATGGAATCTTCAGCATCTTCTTTTATATCGATAACTTCTGCTTGCTTGGCACGCTTTTTAGTTATCTTGTCCTCGCAAACTATTTTGGTTGTTGCCATAAAGGATCTATACTCTTTTAAACCCTCGATGAACTTTGTGGCCGTGATGTCTGACACTCCGTCTATTTGCACAAGCTCGTTCATTGTTGGCAAGTAGGACGAACTCATCACTCTAGGAATCGCATCTATTATTATTTTGAGCTTCCGTCCTCCTATGCCATGTCCGAAAGCATTACTAGCCTCCATCAAAGTTACACAATCTATTTTTTTCATTGTTTCTTGAATATTCTTTAACACTACTACCTTGTTCCGCAGGCCAGCAATAGAGTCGACATGGGCTTGTGTAAGGTGAACAAATTGTACGACATCCGTGTACCCAGCATCAAAGAATGCCCGAACAGTTGCAGGGCCAACACCTTTAACATCAATCTTTGTGAAGAAGTTCTCTAGCCTTTTGAACTTGACTTCTTTTGATTCACTGTTATCCAATACCATTATATCTTTCTTGCTCTCTGTCCATATATATTTAGTATCCATGGGCATTTGTGGAACACCAGATGGTGCAGCCCCTAACACTTTAAGAATATATGGAATGACTTCACCGCTACGGGTGATCATGATCCGTGAACCGGGACCAATAACGTTACTCTTTATATAATCAGCATTGAATCCAGTTGCACGCTTTATTACAACTCCTGATAATTTGACCCCTTCAAACTCTACAACTGGTTTAATGTATCCATGTTTTGATATATTCCATTCTACATTGCTTACGACAACCTCTGCAGTCTCTTGTGTTAGGAGGTTTTTAAATGCAAAAGCATACGATGGATTCCTCCCAGATACTAGTTGATGTTTGATGTCTTGTGATACGACTAAACCATCAACATCATATTCTGAATTAGCACGCCTGTCCAGCAAGATCTCTGACAGGTTTTGAAATGAAACTTCTGACTCTTCTAGTATCTTTGAGAATACTGTGTAGAAACCAATCTTTTGAGAATACTCTAATTGATCTGATAGCTCCATTTGTGGATGGTACACAGAATAAGCGACAAAATTTACACGCTTGGCAATATCTAGATCCGGGATCTTTGAATTTGCGAATCCTGCGACCATGTTCCGGGCATTAGCTCCCTTGTGTTTGATTTGTTCGAATGATGCTTTGCTGATGATAAGTTCACCTCGAACGGCCAGTTCTTTTGTTTGGTCTAGAGACTTTAAGTTAGGGATACCATTTATGAAAGGTATAATATGGCTGATATTTTGACCATGTAATCCATCCCCACGCGTGAACAGCTTAGCCTTCCCTTGATTGAAATAGAACAGTGCAGAGTTTCCATCCAGCTTGTCGCTCACAACGAATTCCCCAGGATGCTTTGTTATGAACGAAGCAAGACTAGATGAGTCACTCTTGATTTTATCCATACTTCCCATCCAGTAGGGAAGTTTCTCTTTACGGTCATCTGAATCACTGATGATAGCACCAACATGCTTCAATATTGGATGTCTAGAATTTAGGGTTTTCATGTGGTTCTTTACAACATCAAACAAATCATCGCTGAAAACTGGCTTTCCAAGTGTGAAATAGTTGTAGTTTGCAAATTGAATCAACTCGACCACATTGTCTTCTGTGAGAGTTTGTAATACACTAAGTGGTGCTTTACTCAGTTTAACAAGAAAGACTTTTGGAAACTTCATTCTTTATATATATAAACATAATATGACGTTCTTAAATCATGTCAAATTTTTCAACCCATCATATGTTCTACCAATGTTTGCGAATCTATAATGATATTGTCATCTGTTATGAGAAGCATGTGAGTCGACCGATGCAGCATTTGTATCAAAGGATGTATGACAACTCAATAACAAAAGTTGTATATTACAATACATTCGATCTTACTAAGAAGATTTTAAGACATAAGAATTGGTTGATGATATTCAACGACTTTTACCAATACATGATGGGAAAACAGATTATAAAAGAGCATACATATGAAGCCGAAAACAACTTGTACCCTTGTGACACAAAACCAATATATGAGGTTATATGTTATGACGGTAAAAAATACCTTACTCGTGGTGGGTTTGACATGTCAAAACGCATATTAAGCAACAAACGGCACATCTGCCTGCATGCAAGCATTAATGATCAATTCGACATGACACATTTCATTAACTCATATCCGACCTCATTTAATGAAGATAACAATATCAACTTATCAGATATCATATGCATGATGCTTCTTGATAATTCCATTACATTTGATGACTTTTACAAGCTGATAGAGTATGATTATCAAAATTTCATCTACATAGTAGATGATGAAACATTAGAAGTTAGAACATATAAAGATAATGAAACAATAATTTTGTAATTACGCATGGAACATGAAACGTTCACAAATGACATTTGGTGCTTGTACTTCCATGATCCTTATGACGTGGACTGGAGTTTGCAGAGCTACATACGGATAGCGAGCTTGAATTCACCAAAATCATTTGGAAAGGTCATGAACATACTCAAAGAAAAGATTCATTCAGGGATGTTTTTCCTGATGAGGGAACATGTGTTCCCCTGCTGGGATGATGACAATAACAGGAAAGGTGGATGTTTATCTATAAAGGTCCTAAAGCAGGATATGAAGGAGTTTTGGGAAATGCTATGTATAAGGCTTTTGGGAGAAACGTTGCTCATTCCTGAATACCAAACAACTCATTGGGATAACATTAATGGGATATCAACAAGTCCAAAAAAACATTTCTGCATTATTAAGATATGGCTGCGATCCGATAATCTAAACAGCAAAATATTTTACAACATACCATCAAACTTTTATGGAGACATTCTGTATAGGTCAAACGTTGAAACAATCGAGCAAAATAACCAATCAATGTCACAAAAGCAAGAAACAGTGCCTGCTACTAAGATGCATTAACGGGCGCCAATGCTAGTTTGATTTCACCAAGGCTTGCAACAGACCACCTCACGATAATTGGGTAATCGTTTTTCAGGTACAGCTCGACTGTATTGCAGAGGTTCGTGCACTTTGTGAACAATACGAGATATTTTAGCTTAAAGACACCTTGTACAATATCGTTCATATTCTTGGTCGTGATACTGTGGACCCCGTTATCATTGTCGCTCAGAACTGTCTCTTGTTGGCAAAAGTCTCCTTTACATGTGAATATAAGCTGATTATTAATGTTTTTGATTTCAACATATTCAGATAAGTTGCTCATATCACGGACAATTTTTTGAAAGTCCGAAGATGGTAGCGTTATCATCGAGTTGAACTCTGTTGGATCAATACAAATGCGAGGGTTATCTAAGTCGAGTAGTGTCAGCTTGTACGTTGTCTTAGTGTTCTTTTCACCATTCTCTATCTTAATGCCCAGATGATTCATATCATTATCATCCATGAAAAGGGTAAGCGTATCGTTACTGTTGATCGTTTTTATAAGTTTGTGCAGGTTAAGCATGCTTACACCAATAGATACCTTGTTTTCACATTTATAATATTCGAACTTTCCTGCATCTAACTTGAGATGAACAAGTACAATATGAGAACTGTCCATTGCAATGATTTTTAAGCCAGTCTCATCGAACTCGATGCAGGTGTCTGTAAGCAACTCTTTCAGAGCCTCGATTAGTATCTTGAAAGCCGTTGCCTGTACTGTCTTTATTTCCAAGCTGTTTGTCATCAAATATTCCGATTTTAAATACAATACGTATTTGGTTTTAAGTCATTTTGTTATATGATAAACTGCCTACCCAAGCGTCCATTGATGTATTTGATTCTTCTGATTCAAAACGAATAATCATGAACTCCAACACCAGTTTGCTTGCCCTGTAACATACTTAAATACAAAAATATATATAATACAAATGGAAAGCATTCTAGGTACAGTAGATATGTTTCGCAATACACTTTTTAATGAAGTTGATTCAATCCACACCTGTATATCTGCTTTTGTTAATGACACAACACTTCAAATCAACAGATATAATGATGAGCTCATAAATAACTCGAACGAAAAAATGATGCTTGAAATGACCATATCAACACATAAACACATAATTTTTGATCAAGACATCAAAATAGCTGCACAGGACATGGAGATTGTACATCTGAAAACCACAATTGCATCGCTAAATGAAGAAAACAGTACGTTTAAACGTGTTTCATCAATCATTCAATACGACAAAGAGAATGCAAGGCTCCGCAATGAGATATCCATCCTTGAAAAGAAACTAGATAAGTTTGGAAAGCACATCAATGCTGCAAGTACATACAGCAGTGACGTTAATAAGCAAGTGACATCAACGACTACAACTATTTATTGTGATGCACATAAATCAGTTGATGTTGCATGCAAAGTAACAAAAGAAGTTTCTCAAACCGCTCCCAAAAGTTTGGAAATCCAAGACAAGACTGTTGATGATCGATTGTTACCTTTGAAAAACAGCTTGGACCCAGATCCTGATGGTGAAAATGTGGATATGTATGAACAAAAAATAAGTAAAATTGTTTACTATGTCACATGTGATGACTCCAAACGAATTTTTGAGAAAAATGAGGATGGGAATGTCGGTGATGAGCTTGGCTACTTGTACATGGTGAACGGTAAGCTCCGACCTAATTGGAACCTGACTCGAACTTGAGATTCATGGCATGATCCAATGTGTTCTCAAAAGTTGTCAAAGGCTTTGTTCTTTTTAGCTTTATCTTGTCTTTGTATTTGTTAATGCGATCCGTGTCAATTGGAATATATTTGTATTCCTTGTTCAGGTCGCTTTCATTGATCTCTTCGATTTGTTGTGTCATGGTCATCATCGGAGGGAAGTTAATATTGATGATTTTGGATGTCCAGCAAAAGTTCCTAAACTCCTCGATACTCAAGTGCCCTCCAAACATATAAAGTGCCAGCCTGTTTGGAGCAGATTTAAGGATTTCTTTGTTTCCAATAGTTTTTGAAAGCAAACTGAGAAGATTGTGCCTCTCCCATACTTCATCGACGCTCTCCTTGCTCGAAAAATTGTAAGCAGCTGCGCACTCTAACGAACAAAAACAGCCATATACGTGGAACTTTGCGTCAACGTATTTTACAGGGATTCCGAATGGAGCTGTTTCAAACTTATGGCAACACCAATAGCAACATATTGTTGTTGTCTGTGGCCATTCATTGTTCTTGTTTTTTTCCTCAAAATCCTTGAGAAGCTCAATAACCTTCAAGTGGGAACCCGATTCCTTCACGCAACTCCCATGCAAGTTCGTTGCTTTATGTTCGATAACATTGATATCATCATGCATTACATCATGAAACTCACATGGCTTGGACGCATAAGAGTTGTTCTGCATTTCATTGTAAGCATCTGGTTGCAAGATTGTATCATCAAAAAGCGGCAAAACTTCAATCCCTACATTGTTGGAGACTTTTAGCTTCATAATAATATTCTCATTATCTGAATTGGATTGGAAAAAATCGGTATTGTCAAAGTTTTTATAGGTCTGTTTAGGTTTCCGACCGCGTCTGGATTTTACTGTTATTACTGCTATTGGCTCGTCACCAACTTGACATGGGTTTGTGTTGGTAACGGCAGGAGACGAAGACACATCCTCCACCACTTTTGGCTTTCTACCTCGTTTGCCTTTGCTCTCCATTGTACATACATAGCGATTCACCTTTAAATTGTTTTGTTTTTAACCAAGTAGTGCTTCCTGCATACATTCATGTACATTTCAGCACCCCCAACCAAAATATCTCCGGTACTTTCAACAAGGCGTTTCGAAAAGGTTGCCCTGTCGCCACATACATTACATAGCCCAGCGAGCTTCTCAACCGTATCTGCTAGGGGCACAAGTTCCATAATGTTGGCAAAAGGCTTCCTCTCATATGTCCCATCCAAACCACAAACAATGACATGCTTCTTGTCCGTTTCAACCATTTTGATAACCGACGCAACCAAATCATCAAAAAACTGAGACTCTTCAATACATACATACCTACATTTTGTGTACTCATGAAGGCCGAATGCATCACGTAGAAGCGGCATTGCATGTGCGTCTATGCTCTCCTTATCATGTGAAATAATTCGTGTATGGCCATAACGTGTATCTGATTCATGTGTGATGCACAAAACTGAATCACCATTACGCATATATGACAACGCAATGTTCATCAATTTTGTTGTTTTGCCACTAAACATCGGTCCAATTATGAGTTGAAGACAGCCTGCATCAAGACTGGATTGATCATTCAGCATTTTGGTTTTCTTAATTTACCAACAACAGGTTTTGTTTTCGGACCAACAAGTCGTTTTGGGTTCGCCCCCCTTCCTAAACTAGCTTGATTCCGACTCCCTCCTTGCTTATGCCACCCTCCTACAGCTGATGTAATGCCACGTATGACCCCGGGAGCTTCTCTTAATGCTGTTGCATAGTTCTGAGATGCCTCTTTCAAATTCTTCTCCATTCCTGTATTCCCCATAGAGCTCATCAAGGATTGGATGGCACTAACGTCATTTCTAAAAAAATCTGACACACGTTTCAGGTTATTATCTGTCAATGTTTGAATATGGGCAATCTGGCTAGGATCTATGTCTTTGCCTAGCTCTTCATCAAACTTTGATATCACTCCCATTAGTGATGTAAAAACTTCATTGTATATGTTAAGGAGCAAGCCAAGGTCAACTATGACATTAACGTTCTTGATGTACCCCTCTGTGAGTAACTTATTGAAAGTAGCAAGCTTACTAAACTTTGACTGATATGACTTTGTTAATTCTTGAGTATGGTCTATCTTCTTTCTTAAATCTTCCAGCTGTTTCATTGCGCTCGACGATGTGCCTAATGTGAAATCACCTAATTTGAGCATTGAGCTAATCTTTTATCTTACTTGACAAAAAAACTAGGTGTTGTAAATATCGAGGCGGTTGTAATCAGACAACCATGATGGAGATATATAATCCCTTGCAACTGACACGGAAGGTTTTGCAGATGGTCCGCGGTCAACTCGCTTCTTGATGTCCACCTCGGTAATAGCATAGTTGTAGTATACAAAGTCCGCAATCCTACAGTTTGGCACTGCCCCATCAGGAAACATGTAAAGCAGGCCGTTATTTTGACGTAGGGCACTAGAAAACCTTCCCGAGTGATACAGCATATCATTTAAATAAAACTTGACAAGTATACCATTCTCAAAGTCATTTATTGGGATGTTGTCTTCAAATACTATTGTCACCATGACCCACTTGCGACTGTAAAGGCTCATCAAGTTATGACGGGTTGCACTGTTATCAGAATCAAGCTTATTGATTTCGAATGTTTCTTTGATGTTGTGGAACGTGTTGAAGAATACATTGAATTCCATTTCATTGGCCCCAAAGCACATCATAGGGCACATTGATATGTTATCTAAAACATCACGCGTCCCCATGTCAGACTTGATTCTGTAGCTGTACTTTTCAGAATCACCCTTCATAAAAATGCACTTGTTTTGCACCTTGTCGCGGACGTAGTCGGTAGATCCAAGATTCAACCAAATAGAGTATGAAAACTGAGCCCCTCCACGCAAGTTTACAGAGGGTCGGATAGGGAGATAGTCATGGGCGGCAGGAATTGCAGTGTTAAACTGCCCTTTTTCAAAGCTGAACTCTGAACTCTCTGCAAAACCATCAACAATAGACACCATCTGTTTCTTATTTAGATCCAACTTTTTATCAATGCCCAACTTGTCTGCTCGCACTGCTAACAATGCCAGTAAGTAAATTGCATAAACAGACACAATGCCAATCACAACTTGCCCAATTTTCCATACCATACTCGAGCTTCCATCTTGGTTTGACATCCCTTTCTTCATCTTTTCAGTTAATTTCTCAACTCCTACAGAACTCATTTAAAGTAGATAAAGAAAAATATATCAAGAGCTCTTCTTTGCATCATCGTCCAAGTTGTACACAGGGGTTCGCAGACCGTATGTATTTAAGCCTATCAAAGCCAACATTGAACGCTTTGTGGGCCCAGCTTGGTAAACCGATTGGATCTCCTTTTGGGTGAGTGCATAATTGAAGAAGCGTGTATACGAAATAAAACCAGGGATCGGATAGCTCTTGTTCCCTATAGTTGCACTTCCATCAGTGTCTTTTATTACTGGGCGCTTGGTCTGTGATAGTAACTTGGAAGGGCCAGATGATGATGCAATTTGCATGTCAGACACTGACACCGCTGTGTACATGTCACCGTCCAAGAATATAAATAGTTTGTCATCCTTAATAAAGAATGTGACATTTACCCAACGTTGTAGAGGTACGTAATCAATGAAACCAACCATGTAACCTGATGTGTACCTACCATTGGGTGACTTCTCAAGAATACTATCAAGTGTCATGTTTCCATTCACATTTGAAGTAGATATAGCAATATACATCTTGTTTGTATTTTTATCCATGAACACTATAGGATTGGTTTTGCTTGAGTACTCATTAGGTACATCAGAAACATTCCCCCTTTGGAATAAAAGCTTATGCTGAGACGAGGGTGTGTATTGGTCACCAATGTACAGCCAGAAGGAGAAGGAGTACTCTTGTCCGTTGTTAGTAAGGGACAATGCTGAATTACTGATCTTGAATGGGATGATTGCCGAGTCCAACGTTATTATTTTATCTTGTAAAACCACATTTTGAAGCTTGTTCTTACGGACCATTGATACAATATAGAGGATCACAAAAACAAGAACAAACATTGCAGCAACAATGAGCAGCACAAACACCGACTTTCCTGCATTTCCTGCATTTCCTGAATTAGTTCCTGAATTAGTTCCTGAAGCATTTACTGAAGCATTTCCAGAAACTGCAGAAGAAGCGGCAGATTTAACTGATTGTAAGTATTTTTCCATAACACCTTGGCTTGCCATTTATCAGAAGGTTTATAAATATAAAAGATTTTAGTTTGTCTGAAATGTAATTTTTGGTGCATACACACGAGAGGTGTTAGAACAAATATTGTTCTGATACAGTGCACGCATGAAACCCAACTCACTTTTGCTATCTTTTGCTGGTTTGGCATTTATACACTTTTGCCTTTCAAACATCACATCTGCCATCATAAGCTGATTGCTTCGCAAAAGTCGGTTGTCATCCAAATATGCAGAAATCCTTTTCAGGTTGTTATAATATTGGGCTGCCCTTGTTGTGACTTGTGTGTACGAAATGTGACTCAGGTCTATTTTTGCTTTGTTGCATGATTTTGGTTTCAACTTACACTGAACCACACGAACACATCCACATCTTATTAAGTTTGCCTGTTCAATGAGGCTCCAGTCATTTAGTTTGTATGCATGATCCTCGATTAGACAAGAGTCAAGGTACATTTTGTTGATGTATGGAACATCATGGGTTTGGAAATTTTGGTCAAGTGAATACATTTTGTTGAAAATTAACTTGTAATTGTCATATATTATATAGCTTATGAGCGTCGGATCACAAGATAGAGCAACGTCCAAGTCTTTGAATCCCTTGCTTGAATTTTGAAAGATCTGGAAGACGGTTGAAAAAATGTTCAGATCAAAGTACGTGCGTGCATCAGACTGGTGGGTATCCATCCCACAAAAATTCATGTTTAACATGATATTCCTGATGTTCCCATTCATAGACTGAGATATGTTCATAATGTCATTTTGCTCGACGTGGATGTTTTCAAGGGTCAATAGCTCTGAAATGTATTTACATGCATCTTCTGGTCTTGGATTTTCGAGTTTGATGAGTCTAAGTTTTTTTTTCAGGTCCGTAAGCTTCTTTTCTTCACTCGCAGAGCACGTAAAAACAACTTTTGTATTTTGCAACAAGTGGTCAGACTTGACATTAAGAAGGTCATTTATGAAAGAATTGACATAGCGATCTTGGGATAGTAACACATCAACATCATCAAAAAATAACCCTTTTCTTGAATAATTTGAAAGGGACGTCAATGAACGCGTTTCGAGGAAGTTAACAATATGGGCCTCGAAATCTTTGTGTGAAACAAAGTTTTCATAGCACGGTCGGGCAACATTAAGGATTTTGTAATGGCTAAATAACAGATGCACAAGTGTTGTTTTGCCTGACCCGGAAGGTCCGACTATGATGATTGCCTTTTCTTCAGATTTAAAAAAATCATGTAGCAAGTCTATTTGTTCTTTGTTGCCGATAAATGAGTGTAGGCTGTTTATTTCATTATTATGAAGAATATCTTGTCCTTCTATTGTCACCTTCATTATATGTTTATTGAGATGCATTTAGCCTTTATATCTGTCCATGCAGTATCATTAAAGTTTGGACCAGAAGTGCTATCAAGCTTCATCCGTGTGCACAATTCACTGAAAACGTTGTTGGTAAACACCTTGTCCACAGGGAACTCTGATGTTGCAAAAGTGTACTCAAAGTTCCCATCTGGTGTTGTGTACTGGTTTTTACAAGTCACATCTCTCGACTCTTCGTTCACCATACGGGTATAATAATCAGGACACGTATTGATACTCACCTTTGCCTTCTTCAAGTCGTCTAGCTCTTTCTTTTTGTCTCTCTCGTATTTATATATCTGCCAAAGTGACACGACAATTAACGTAATAAGCCCAAACTCGATGGTAATGATGAGGTAAGCAACAGTTTGTCCAAAATCTGTAAACAGAACTCCTAACAAGATGATGGTGACCGCATTAGCGACGATACAAAATATTAAAGTGTTAAGATAATTTTGAATACCTGTGTTTTTACTTGCCATACTGGTGTTTTATTTATAAGAGAAACAAATTTTGGTTATGGATTGACAAAACATGTATCTTAAAACCTGTTCATTTCTAGGACTTTCTTGCCTTTGATTGATTCATTCACCCCACGATCTAATGGTATTGGTAGAGTCGAAATATCTCGTTTGTATGCACTGTACATATGAAGTTCCTCTATGACTTTGGGAACACAATAGTCCAAAACAAGTCCATTCAATTCCTTGACTTGTTCCACAATCCCAAAAGGCAGATTTTTTGAGTGCTGGAGGTAGATCGATCGCATCACAATGCGAAGCTCATCTTCCGATTGATTGCTTATTGTATACTTTCCACAAGTTTTCTTCCACACTAGAAAACGTATCCCATGCTGCAAGGCATTAATGTTACTTTCACTAAAATACAATGAGCTGAGTGCATTTGTATCGAGTTGTCCTCTTACGGCTTCTTTGATGTACGGAGTGTTTTTTCTTGTGTCTTCATTTGTTCTGTTGTATTGTGGGACTTGAAAAGTGCTAGACATCAAGTCTATGCGGCCATTGTACTTGGGGCTAGCATCATCTTCTTGAGGCACACGAGGCATTCTTTTTATATCAACACAAATAAAATATACTTTTATATTATAAAGCGGTTAGATGTCGACTGTAGCAACAGGGTTTTCAAAGCAATTACTGGTGGATTATGGCAAGCAATACGGGTACACCAATGTTGATGATGGTGCATGTACATTTATGACAAATGTTGTGAAGAAGCTTGTGTGGAACCTTCTTAACAACGTGTTCTATGTGACAAGTGCGTTGAAAGTGAAAAGGATAAGGAAAGAACACTTTGAGGGCGTGCTCTCTCTTTTGCGATCACACAACATACAAGCAGGAGGTCACGCAGGCACTGTCCTTCCAGGAGAGTACTTTGGAGTTGACAGTGGAAGGTATTTCAATGATGTGAGCACATTTGAAAGCTCTGCATTTGCAAATAACTTGTCGCGCGCAGAACTTCCCATCAAGATGATGAGTGCCGGGGGATCAACAAAGCCGTTTATTAACGTTAAAAATATCAAAGATCTTATCGCTAAATACATGAATGAGAAAAAAATAGAAGGAACTATTGGTACATCTGCTGTGGAGCTAATGATAGCAAGTATATATGCAAATCTCGACCGGCTATTAAAGGCAAGCGCAAAGGGCTCTCGTGCAAAATCCCCTACGCTCACTAAACAGCTACTGGTTCAAACAATACAAAAAAAAGTCAACCAAGACAAGCTTGCACATATGGCATAAAAATTTGATGTGATTAATTTTAATGACATTTAAGCACAAAGTAAATCATTTTAGTATCGATTGCATCGATTGCACCACATCCATGTCTAATATGGATATTCAAAACAAGTACAAGAAACTAGACCACCGTGAACATGTGTTATCGCGTCCTAACATGTACATTGGTTCAATTGATGAAGACACCTACAACACATGGGTTTTTGATGAAGAAAACAAGCGTATGATCAAGAAAGATATATCAATTGTCCCAGGGCTATACAAGATATTCGATGAGATCCTTGTGAATGCTGTTGACCATGCTGCAAGGTTAAAACAACAGAAAGAGAAAGATCCATTGGTCCAACTGGTGAAAAACATCAAAATCAACATTGAAAAATTAACTGGTCTGATCACAATCACGAACGACGGTGACGGCATCGAGGTTGAAAAGCATCCCGAACACGACATGTATGTTCCTGAGCTCATTTTTGGGAATCTTTTGACATCAACAAACTACGATGATACAGAAGAAAAAGTTATAGGTGGACAAAATGGTATTGGTGCCAAGGCTTGCAACATATTTTCAGCAAAGTTCACCCTCGAAACTGTGGATTCGAGGCGAAAGAAAATATACCACCAAGAGTTTTCAAAGAACATGTCATGCAAGACGACTCCTGTTGTCAAATACTGCACAAAGAAACCATATACTACAATCTCATTCTTGCCTGACTTTCAGAAGTTCAAGATGCAGGGCCTTTCAGAAGACATGTACTCACTTTTCATGAAACGTAGCTATGACGTATGTGCTGTTACTGAAAATGAGGTATCAGTATGGGTGAACGATACAAAGTTAGAGTTCAAGAACTTTGAAAAGTATGTGGACCTTTACCTTGGCCCAAAGGCCAATAACACTAGGGTGTATGAGAGAATTAACGACCGATGGGAGATTGTTGTTGCAACTACCGAGTCAGTCGGGTTTGAGCAGGTATCATTTGTGAATGGGATTTGGACGATCCGTGGAGGCAAGCACGTTGATTACATTACGAACCAGGTGGCCAACCAGCTTTGTGAAATGATTAACAAGAAACGCAAAGGTGTCGAACTCAAGCCACAGCATATCAAGAACTACATGGTTGTGTTCGTCAGGTCGACCATCACTAACCCGACGTTTGACAGTCAAACGAAGGATTTCTTGACCACTATAGTTTCAAAATTTGGCAGCAAGGCAGAGGTAACAGAAAAATTTATTGAAAAATTGTACAAGACCGAAATCGTCACCAAGGCGCTCGCACTTTCCGAGGTAAACGTGCAAAAATCACTAAAGAAGACGGACGGCAAGAAATCAACAAAGATCCGAGGGCTCATCAAGCTAGACGATGCGAACTGGGCAGGCACTTCAAAATCAAAGGAATGTATCCTCATCCTCACAGAGGGGGACTCTGCAAAGTCAATGGCATTGTGTGGCCTGTCAGAGGTAGGACGTGATAGGTATGGAATATTCCCTCTTCGTGGGAAGCTGCTAAATGTGAAGGATGCAACCCCAAAGAAGCTCATGGAGAATGAGGAGATTCAAAACATCAAAAAAATTATTGGTCTGGAATCTGGAAAGACATACACAAGCATCGATGATCTCCGATATGGAAGAATCATGATCATGTCAGACCAAGACCACGATGGGTCTCACATTCGTGGCCTCATCATGAACCTGTTTCAAACGCTTTGGCCTTCGTTGTTCAGAACCCCGACGTTCGTCACAAGCCTTCTGACCCCAATCGTGAAAGTAATTAACCGGTCTGCCAAAAATGTAGTGTCATTCTACAACATGACCGAGTATGATGCATGGATGAAGGATAATAATATGGGTATGGGTTGGGACATCAAGTACTACAAAGGGTTAGGCACCTCAACAGAGAAGGAGGCAAAGGATTATTTCAGGAATATGCATCGTGTCGTTTATGATCATACACATACATGTGATGAGAAAGTTGACCTTGCTTTCAATAAGAAGAGGGCCGATGATAGGAAGAAATGGCTGAGTGCGTACGACCCTAATACATCCTTATCATACAATAATGAAGAGGAACACGTAACGTATGACGAATTCATCAACAAGGAGTTGATCCACTTCTCAATTTATGACATCAAAAGATCAATCCCAAGCATGGTGGATGGCCTGAAGCCAAGTCAGAGGAAAATTCTATATGCGTGCTTCAAGAGGAACTTGATGAAAGAGGTCAAAGTTTCACAATTGTCTGCATACGTCAGCGAAAATGCGGCATATCACCACGGTGAGGCAAGCCTACAAGCAGCAATCATTTGCATGGCGCAAGATTTTGTTGGATCAAACAACATTAACCTCTTGAAACCAAATGGACAGTTTGGTAGCCGTGTGATGGGAGGAAAAGATGCGGCTGCTTCGAGGTACATTTTCACAGAGCTTGACCCAATAGTCATGGACATCTTTAAGAAAGATGATGCGAATGTCTTGTCGTACCTTGAGGATGATGGATACAAGGTGGAACCCGAGTACTACGTCCCCATCATTCCAATGGCTCTAATTAATGCATGCATTGGAATTGGGACTGGGTTTAGCACTTCTGTTCCTAGCTACAATCCCATAGACGTCATCATATGTATGAGACACGTGATTAGTAATGATGGAGGAATTCAAGATAATGCAATTCCGGTGATTAAACCATGGTATCGTGGGTTTGAAGGTAAGGTTGTGCCTGTCGACGAAAGGTCGTCGGCATATACTTCACATGGGTGTTACCGGGTCATCAGCGATAAAACAATCGAGGTGACGGAGCTTCCTATTGGCGTCTGGACAGAGGATTACAAATCGTTCCTAGAAGAGTACATGGAGAAGAATCCGAAAGTGCTGAAAGATTACGAGTCACACTACACCACACAAAAGGTACGGTTCTTGCTCCACTTTGCCCCAGATGAGTTATCCAAGCTTTCAGCTGACAACATGTTGTTTGAGAAAGAGTTCAAGCTTGTTAACAAGGCTATAACCACGACTAATATGCACTTGTTCGATGAAAATGGTATCATCAAGAAATATGGATCGGTGCATGACATCATTAATGACTTCTACCATGTCCGCCTTCGGACTTATGTACAACGCAAACAGCTCAAAATTGAGGAGCTAGAAGCACTGATAACAAAAATATCTGCAAAGGCAAAGTTCATACTCGATGTATGCAATGGAACGATCGAGGTGATGAAGAAGAGCAAGACAGAGGTTGAAGAACAGCTTGTATCGCAAGGGTTCCCTTCATACCAAGATGGGTTCAACTACCTGATCAACATGCCTATCTACAACCTCACAAGAGAAAAGCAAGAATCACTCATGAAGGAGCTTGTAGACCTCGAAGTCGAGCTAGACAGATATATGAGCACTTCTGTGAAGGAAATATGGCTAGGAGAACTCGATGACCTTGAAGTAAAGCTGAACAAGTATAACGAACGCCATGTGTTGATGATGAACGAGGAACAAAAAAATGGAAACACCAAAAACACCAACACCGGCAGGAAAAGCGTGACCAAGCGCCCTCCTGCTCAAAAGAAATGAAATGACTTAAAGACATGTAACCTTTAAGTCATAAGTTGCAATTCAAAAAATTGAAACTCGATTCTCTATGCTCGAAACCAAAAGCCAAACACAAACACAAACACAAAGCCAAAGCCAAAGCTACGAAATGGACAAAGAATTTTGCTTCAAACCAACACCTTATAAGATATCAACAATTACTGCGACTGGTGGAATTAATTCCAACATAGATTTAGATTCATTTTACAATAATGTAGATATTGTCCCATATGATGGTGATGTATCTGGGTTTGTTTACATCGAATATGGGAAAAAAAAGTCTGAAACATTTAGCAGGGGATATCACAAGAAACTAACAATATCGAGGCGGAAAAAGGTTGTGAGTAAGAGGTTCGATAATCAAACAACAACAATTCTGAAACAAATTGGTATGGGCAAAGATAATTTGACATATTTTGTGAATATAAAGGTTTTTAAAAATGGAAACGTGCAAATGACCGGGCTAAAGAGCCTACAACAAGGGACAGAAGCAATCAATTATCTGATACGCGAGGTTCAAAACATACACGACACAAAGGATACAAACATTGTTCAGGATTTCGAATCTTTAAATAATATCAACAACAGGGTGCGGCTTATCAACTCTGATTTCAAAATCGGGTTTGACATCAAGCGCGACAAGCTATGTAAGATCCTCCAAAACAAGTACAATGTGTTCTGCAGCTACGAGCCATGTATCTACCCGGGAGCAAAGGTACAGTTCTTTTGGAACTCCATGCGTCCAACTCAAACAGGAATATGCAACTGTGGAGAACTTGGATTTGATTGCAATGGAAAGGGTAGCGGTGATGGGGTTGGGTGCTGTAAGAAAATTACAGTTGCTGTCTTCCAAAGTGGTTGCATCATCATTACAGGGGCACAAGCTGAAATACAGATCGATGACACTTACAAGTTCATATGTGACTTGATAGTAGAAAATTATGAAGAAATCCACAAAAAACCGTTTGCTGCAGAGGAAATGATGCCAACAGAGAAAATCAAGGTTGCTAAGAGGGTTGTTAAAAAACTGATTGCAAAGGCTCCAAAGTGAGAGACGAACGAATTTATGGTACACTTAATATAATAAAAATACACCAAAATATGGTATTTCAACTGTTTGTTTTCTCATTTGTTTCCAATCTGACTATGCATACATGTGAATAATATTCGTTCATTTGTGTGAGTTTGTTTGTGTAATGACATCCTGCATCCAGAAAGTGGTATATCGTCTTACCCTGCTCATATTTATACTGTTTTGGGCTGAGCTGAACATGTTTCTCCATGTGGTCATAATCTAAATTACATCTAGTATTGAAATACCTGTTCATAAATGATTGCTCAAAAAAATACTCCCCTTTAAAATTTGCAATCAGGCTGCATACGTTTTCAAAGTGTGACTGCATCTCGTCCGATGGATTAAACATGAACTGACCACAGTTGAAGCCCATGATGCCTTTTTGTTGCAGTTCCAACATCTCTTCTGTACTGTAATCCTGAAGGCTGAAAAATATATGATTGTGTGGGTTCAATGGAAACGTACGCTCCGGGACCACATAGATACAGTTCGGGTCAAATGCATATTCGAACATGTATTTTATGTCTTCCAGCACCAGGATATCAGAGTCAAGGTATAAAACTTTTTCATACTTGCGGATGTGGGGCCATTGGAAAATCTGCGTCTTTCTCATTGATGCCTGTATCCCATCTGCATTTTTCTGTGTGACATGTATCAAAGTGCCTAGATCCTTAACGTTCGGGACATATTCTTCGTCACATAAGACCAAAAAGTCAATCATAGAAAGGCATGTATCTTCTGAAGCTGCTTTTATGCTTTCTAAGCAGCGTTTCAGCAGGCACACGTAGCCAGGGTCCCCGCCCACAGTAAAGTATACAAGTCGAGTTGTCATTTATATTGACTATTTATTAAATGACGCCGTTTATATTTGAAATAGTGCCATATGGGTGCGTTTTCTGGTGTTTTATGGCCAAGCCTATCCCGAGCCCTTGATATCCACACACATCATTCATCTGCTTTGTGAATTCATGGAATGTGAATTCGTTTGCATGAGCTTCCTTTAGATAGTTCCAGAACTGGACGACCCCCTTTTGGTTGTCATCACAGATGTCATGGAAAGCCATCATCGATGCTCTCGATCGCATGATCTCAAAATCCTTCTTGACACCATCAAAGCTATGGTCACCGTCTATGAAAGCTAGATCTACATGTACATTTACATGTTGGTCAATGTTGCTTGCCACATCATTAATCAGAGTGTAATGTTCAGATTGGTTGATGTACCCAATGTTATTCTTTATCCTCAAACTTGTTTCTTTGTAATGGTTAAAGTTTGGATCAAATGCAAAGGTGATAAGGCCAGGATTGAATTTGCGTAGGAACTCCGTGCAAATCACAAGGTTCCCACAATACAGACTCCCAATTTCCAAAAACGTTTTGATAGGTATATTTCTCAAAAACAAAAGAAAGTCTGCAAGCTGTTTTGGGTATTGCCAAATCCTCATACCCCGTCCTGAATATTTCACTAACTTTTCCCCGATGATGTGGTTTTCAGGATGCTCATCGTCAGGCTTGAGCCCAAAGATTTTAATTGCATTCTTCAAACAAGTCCGATCCTGTAACTCATTCACATCATACTCTAGCATAGTTGTAAATACATTTGCTTCGTCAATGAAGTTATGGACGTTGAACATACGTAGCCATGTGCGTTCCATGAAATGTGCTTCGATTGGATTGTCGTCGTATGATATTTCATCTAGAAGCATTGAATACAAAGCACATGTATGGCTCTTGATAAGGTCTTTATGTACAGAAAATATGCCATTCGGGTAAATATATTTAATATATTTGAATTGTGTTTTAAAGGTTTTCTCGTACCATTGGCCAAAGTTAACCCCAAATTTGTTCGCAAGTGTATTGTCTCTATATGTTTCCAACATGAAACCAGCATGGGCAGATCTAACCCCCCATATGGAAGAGTCGATGAAGTTTGAACTGTAAAGCTCAATGTTGCACAACTTATCTACAAATTCGGGAATTGAATTGATGATGGAATGGTCAGCAAACTGACCTTGTGTAAAAACATTAATCTTTGCGAGCGAGTCATAACGGGACACAATATGATGTAGGTATGTGTGAGCCTCTCTACCAATGTTTGGTAGATTGTGAATGCTACATCTAGAGCATATATCCACGGGGATGTCATGGTCTCCCTTGTTGTAAACAGTGCAATGTATGTGCAATGGGATTTGCAAAATCCAAGAGAGATCCTCAGAGAACCGTGCAACTATAATCTCAATCTCTGGTTTATTATCCATATATAATAGATACAATATTAGAAAAAAAATTAACATACTAACATACATATTAACATAACATGAAGTATATAAAAACAATTCAAGATTGAAAGCGTTTAAAAGTTTCAATTCAAACAAAAACAAACGTTGAATGACGGATATCTACTTTGCAATCAAGACCCCTAGCTTCTGGTTAATCTCTTCAAGAATGTTTGCAAATGTCTTGCCTTCATCCGTCATAAAAATTTTTGATAGGACGTAGTACAATGGGTCATTTTTAAGAATATCAGTAGAGGAAAAAGATACATCATCATCATCTGAATCTTCGCTCTCGTCCTCTGATTCCTCGTCTTCAGATGACTCTTCTGATGACTCTTCTGATGAAGACTCTACAACACGTTTCTTACGCTTGGCTCTTTCGTACTGTTTCTTTTTGTCTTTCACATGTTCAGACTCATCCTCTTCAATGTTGAAGTCTAGGTCATCATCTGATGCAATAACAAGTTTTTTGCTTTGACGATGACGGGATTCTTTCTTTTGGACATCTATTTCGCGATCTTTATCTCCAGGAACCTTGATCACAGTTACATGCTGCTTGGATTGTTTTTCTTCTTCTTTTTCTTCTTTGCTCCGGCCCATTTTTATATCATTAAAGGCCTTGCTTTTAAATCATTTTTACTGGTGAACGATTGCTACATCAGATAAAAATATATATACAAATTAATAGAATGGATGTTTTAGACCAACTTGTGATAGGAGTTTTGTTAAGCTGTTTGCTAGTGTATGCTGTCAACTGTATTCAGAGTAGGTCGATAAGGTATGACGCTTTAACAGTAGGACTGCTTTCAATTTCTATTGTTTGCATTCTTTCAATAGTTGTAAGGAAAAACTTTGTGACGGAGCGGTTTTCCGAAGAAATCAGTCCATCTGATAACTTGAAAACACTATTTACACTGCTCGGGATTCAAAATTCAGCTAATGCCGCAACAGGTGTAAATAGTATTGTGGATAGTATCAACATTCTGAACCAAAATGATTACAATGAAAACATATACAAGATCCAGTCAGGCCTCACACTTTATTATTCATCTTTCAGCAAAACAAGCTTCCCTAAACATGGAGTGGTAGTTAACAACATATCACCTTATTTTACAACACCTGGAAATAGCTGTCCTGATGTGAGACATGATGACACACATTTGCGTTTTTTGATGGAGCCAAACTACTCGAGAGAGACCGGTTTTGCGTTAAGTGGAAACTATGTTACCGGGCCTAAGTGCCACGAAATGGGAATCAATGGGAATGATGCATTCACAATTGTATTTGTCTGCAAGTTCACATCATTCATCATGGACCCAACGCAGAATACAAAACTATACGAACTCTTCAAGTTGTATGCTAACACAGAAAACAATAACGGCATAGGATTAACTATTGGGCGTAATATTGTTCATGTCGGTACAAACTTTGGTGTTAACATGAGTGTTACGTACGGTTCGAATGGGAAATGGGAAACACAATATCCCGAACATGTAGCACAAACGATAACAAATGCTTCTGGTACTCCGTTGAAAATGTCAGCAACAAGCCCAAACCTTATCTTGATAAATCCAGCACACACATATATGTTTGTTTTAGTGAAACGTGCCTCAAGTATTGTGTTGTACATGTACCCAAATATTGACAACGTTGGCACAAGCTCATCAGCACGTATCACCCTTCTCAACACACCCGTGGACGAAGAATCCGTTTTGCTGAGCAACAAGCCAATGATGATCAATACAAATCAGAACCTCACAGGCAACTTATTCAACTTTTCTGTCTTTAACCGCGCTCTTGACGAAAATGCAATAAGTACTTTGTTTGCACACATCCAAACAGAGCTATACAAGACAAATCAGCTTTTACAAGAACTCGCAACAAGAATTCAGCTATTGCAACAGGAGATTGAGGGTCAGAAGGGATGTCCATATTCGTCAGAAGTGTGTGCAAAATGCACAGAAGTTCGCGATTGGCGAAATATGACAAACGTCATCATGAATGCGAATGATGAATGCCTCTCGCAAATCGACATGTTCTGTTCGAATAATCCCAAGCATGAGCTATGTCAATGCTGGAACCCAGCAAATTCAATGAGCACAACTGACCAATGTCAGAACTATCTGAATATATTCAGGAAACACAAAGTTTTAGCCCCAGATTCTCTTGATAGTGAGACTCTAGATATAATAAAAAAGAAGAACAATCTATGTAGCTGCAATGATGCTGATATGTTGAAAGATGTGTTGAAAGATCAACTTGCTGCTGCAAACACAAAGGCGGCCGTCCCACGCCCCAAAATGTTGGCAAACAACTATACGACAAACCAAGATGATCTTTTAACATATAATGTTGGCAGCATAGATAAATTATACCAACAAGAAAAGTCAAAAGAGGGAAAGCCGATAGATGATAAGTACATTCTCAGAGACCCATTTGATACGAGATCAGGTCCACCGTCTTTCATCGACAGGTTGTTCTCGTAAACGACGACAAATAATGTACTTTTACACTGGTGGCTTGAGGCCCCAGAAATTCGCGTGCATTTTATTAAGTGGAGGATAAGCAGAGTCGCGTAGCACTTGCTCCTGGGTCCTCACAGGAAGCTCCCACATCCCATTATAAAACATGACATCTTTTCGCGGTACGGTTCCCCTTATGGGATACGTCAACATCCTGTAAGGAATACCATCACTCAACTTGATGCTTACGACCTTGTCTGAAAAGCCATTATTATAGTTAAGGTATACAGTTGGTGGGATGTAGTCAGTGCCCAATCCAGCATAGTAGGCATTAGGGTAGCTTATCCTTATTTCCGACTTGCCCATGTGGTCCAAAGTTATGGTTCCTTGGTTCTCTGTGTTGTCAAATGCCTGGCTAGGGTTTGCATATGGAAGACCGGAGCCAGAGTAGCTAGCCCGAAACTCTGGTGGAGCAGAAGCAATGTAAAATACTTTACGGTCTTGTACGTTCTCATTCACTCGAATCCGGACGATCATATACCGGCTGTCTTCTTGATCTACTTTGTATTTAGCTTCACATGGTCCCTCTTTGACATACTCCATACAACTTGTATTTATTAATAACAAAGATTTATTTGTACACTCTAGCAAACTAATGAACTTGACTTTGTAAAAATAGGTGTGAACTTTTAAAGTTTAATATTTTTTTATCATTCTAAAACAATACATCATGTCGATTTCTTGATGTCAGCCCCCGGTCATCGGAATACCGCCACCAGGGACTGCAAACCTTGGTGCTGTTCCTGTTCCATTTTGTGCCTTATCATAGGGAAAGTATTTGATATCATCCTCAGCTGTTGAACAACAGTTTATATTCTGGCGCATGAATACTTGTTCGTTTTGTTTTGCTTTAAGGAACTCGTTCCTTGGTTTGTTGTTTGCTTGTGTATTAAATTGTCTGCCAGTTCCTAGACCATTTGGATCATTATCAATGGTTCGACAAGTGTTGGTGTCGCACATCACAAGCGCTTGTTCGGGCAACATGGTTCCTATATCATATGGCTCAACACATGGTCCACACATATTGTTGTTGTATGCATCGAGCCTACTACCCTTCATGAGTTGGTCTGCGTTATGTATCAGATATTGCCGATATTCATAGCTGTTAAGCGGCATATCATTTGGAGAAACGTAACTGGTGAGACACTTTGGGCGGTAATCTGTGAAGTGACGCCCGTCTTCCATCTTTGGAGGGCAATTGAAGAATTTGTTGTCTGATGGACGAGAGCACGATTTGCAATCTTTCATATTCAGAGACATAGTCTTATACCAAGTTTTATAAATACAAACATAAAAATTTTGTTCAATTTGTTGTAATACTTTTAATCTTGGAGATGAGATCGGACTTCTTTCCTTGCATGCTCACACCTTGGCTCCTGAGGAAGTTTCGTAAGTCATCATATTTTAACCTTTTTATTTCAATTTCGCTCATGTTTGCAAAATCTGGGACTGGTTTCTTCTCCATCAGCACAATATCATCCTGAAGGTTAACAATTTGTGTGACATTATCGTCGTCACTGTTATTATCATCGCCATCATCGCCATCATCATCACCATCATCACCATCATCACCACCATCACCACCATCACCACCATCATCACCATCATCGCCATCTTTGGAACCTTTTCTCAAATCTACATTTTTGTCCTTAACACCAGCATCACTATTTCCTTCTTCACATTTGACCTTTATCAAAATATCTCTAGGTTCGTTCTCATGTAGTTCACCATCAATGGCTTGGGTCTGAACATCATTGTCATCACCATCATCTTCTGTACCATAATCGTCATCATCGATGTTTTGGATGTTGCTTAGGATATCTTTTATCTCATTACTTGATATACTGACCTCATCATGACAAAAGCCTGTCTCAGTCTGTGATACGGCGCATCCCTCTTTGTGTGAGGAACCATATGCTAAATTTTTGTTGATAGGGCAGCACACTCCACTTGCAACTGCAGTTATTGGGGCCATAAGGATTGTCTGGATTTGGGACTTGATGCCATTCACTTCGTTTTGAAATGTCCGGATCTCTTTGTATAAGAAATACATGTAAAGCCCAACAGCAATTATTGTCAGGATTAGTAGCATGTGTAATTTAGTAGCAATGGAGACCATCTTGTTATTTTGAGCAAACAACTTGTTTTTACAAATCAAACGACTTTGACTTTTTGCTTTGTTGTTTTGTGTGGCTGTAATAATAACTCTTTGATCCGCATTCCTTCTTCTATGATGTCCGGATTGAAACCATTCTTCTTCAGTAGTTCAAGTGCTATATATTGTCGGGACACACCCTTTGACATGCTGTATGGGTACTGTATGATGCCACCATCTTCTATTTCAACATTCATCTTGTAGTTTGTGAATAGGAGGGTCTCCCGGGCCAGCCTTGTTAGGTATATGTAATGCGTGCTTATTATTGCAATATTGGACTCGTGTTTGGCCAGGCTCTTTGCAATCGCATAAGCACCAGCGATCCCTTCGATCGGGTTCGTGCTGTTAAAAATCTCATCCATCACGATAAACGATGGAAGATTGTCTAGCTTTGCAAGCTCTTCAAAATTGCTTTTAGATCTGTACATCTCTGCTTCAAACAGAGATTCCTTTCCCTTGCAATCGGGAATATGTATCTGACTGTTGATGTACTTGAATGGAGTAATATGCAGACAATCTGCATTTGCAATGCACAAAGTTTGTGCAAGAATCACGCTTATCATAACAGACTTTATCAGAGTTGATTTACCACCTGCATTGGGGCCAGTAAGCATAATATTTCTCGTCCCTAATGAGTTCATCTCCACACTGTTTTTCACAACCAGAGTGTGATCAAGGCAAGGGTGCCATACACCCTGTATATTAAGACAAGGCCCTTCTTTGTATGGCTCAAATATAGGAACACAGAAACCCATCTTGTCCTTGGTTGTAACAATGCTCAACAAACTGTCCAGCATGTAGCACTTGTTGATTAGAGGCAAGTACCTGGTTTTTTTGAACTGTTTAAAAATCTTCAACTGCTTACCAAAGTTTGATAAGAGAAAGTATGGCTTAAGTGCCATTCCATCAAAACAATCCAACGTTTCCATGGCATCTTGGTCGCTTCCAGGGAAGAAACATGCAATGTCTTTATCCCATGCCAATGACAATGTATGCTTCCCAAGCTGGATGAACTTGACTATGTTGTTGATCCTTGTTGTAATAATTCTGCTCACCTTATGACTTGCTTTGGCGATCTCGACACTATTAAACAGACTCTGGAAATAAAATAGAAACGAAAATGCATATGAAACATATTTGAATTTACTAATGTTTGGTGACAGGGCGTTCATCAAGCCATTCTTTGCAAATAGTGATGTAAACGTGAGCTTGACGTATTCCATGAAGCTTATATCCAGTTTGAACTTGAATCGTAAAACAAGGTAGGGTATCACAAAGTATGTTATAGGGGATATTATTCCTATGACAGGCGATACGAGTATCCTATATAAGTTATGACAAGTCAGTGCAACATCTTGTCCGTTCAAATGCTTAAGGAACCAGTAACGAAAGTACACCATGTCATACAATGATGACAACTCGTCATCTTGACATTGATACAACCAAATCAGGTCTTTCTCATACTGTACCATCAATTTTAGGTTACTATTGATACTGGGATTCTCTGATGCTATGCATCCAATTCTATTCAAAACCAATATTCTACTCTCTAACACCGAACAATCAAAAATAGGAGTCATCAACAATTTTTTAAAATAATGCTTTGATCCAATTAAAATTGTGTTGTCAATACTTTTCACAACTGTATCACTGCTGTTGTTATTATATGATTTGATCATCTCAATATCATTCAATACATCTTTGCCAAGGACAACGTCGCTCACTCCAGATATTTCCTTGATCAATAAATTGAAGCTGTCGATACTTATACCAGTGTCTTCATCGTTCACCATAACAGCATCGGATTCCATACTTTGCTTCTTATCAACAGACTTTTGGACCTCCTCATCCAGGACCTTTAAGGTTTTAAAGCTATCTTTATCTAGCAGCCACTTCTTTATCAAATCTATCTTTAAGTCCATTTTTATTTGAAAGACACAATCTTTTTAAATACTAACCAATATAGAAGAACGCCTATAACAATGAACAAGAGAAGCATGAAAAAATCTGCTGTGAAAAAGTGAAATCTATCAGGATTCATAGTATACAACATAATCTGAATTGCAACCTGAATGATTATAAACCTGGCAACATCATTGAACATCTCAATATAATCAGATCCTATCTTACTTGTCACATCAATAACATAAAGTGATTGTGTCGGTTGTTGCTCTACCTGTTTGGTTTCCATTTACCAAGTGCCTAACTTACCTTATTTAAAGAAAATAAATAATATTGATACATGGGTTGCGTTCACTACATTGAATATGAAGGTGCTATTTATGACTTTGGTTCCCCTCTATCGATCAAGGAGGCTTGGTTTGTTGCAAAGAACATGAGTATGAATCCTGGTCTTGGAATGAACACCACGATTGCGTATGCAAAGATGTGGTCATCAAAAGAAAAATATGGTTGTTCATACGATGAATCTTTTATGAAGACAGTGTTCGACATGGAGCTGATTTCAAAACTAGGTCGACGAGTTCACTAGCAGTCCACGAAGCTCATCTGCAAGGTGCCTGTACTCATCCTGGATTGTTGATCTAGAAAGATCATTCTTTACTCCACCACCCTGGCCTTTCAAAGAGCTATTCTTAGAATTGCAAAGCAAGCATGATTCACATACCCCACCGGTTTGGCTTGTTTTTTTACCACGAACAGATGCTTTTACTGGTTTACTTTCTTTTTGTTTTTGAAGCACGTAACTCAACCCTCGTTGCGCAAGGATTAGACCGAATGGGACAGCGAGGTCTGCGATGTCATTTATTAGAGCTCCACCAAGTTGCGAAGATGTCTTTGAGCAGGATGGCATTGAATGATATATATTATAATGAAGAGACAAATAATTTACATATTAATTTCGCAATCATGATATACAATCATGATCATCTGGATACAATGACTCTTTGTCATCTGGTTCGTCGCTTTTCTTAAGTGTAAGCTTGACATTCTTGGAAAGCTTTGATGTGAACTTGTTCAAATCAAATGCTGAGTTATCCATGAACCCAAATTGAGACCAATAGTGTCGACTGTCCCAAAGCACACCCGACATATGTGATCGAACTTCATTCATTGCTGCATCATGTGCTGTCGGTTCGCTATGAATTGTGCACCCTTTAGACATGTAATATGCATGAAACTTGTCCATACTCGTGAAAGTGAGGCATTGCTCATGTTGCCCTTCACTGCAACCAACAACGTCAGCACTTACAAGGACTTTATCTGTGTAACTATCCATTATCAAAGATGTATTTGAATTATAACGTAGCAAATATTATAGTGTTTAGCTTTAAGCTAATAGTTATATGCTGTATGTATATATACATAAAAAGTATTTAAGTACTACACATGTAAAATATACATCATACACAATTCCTGTTGAAATCACAATACAATGTTAATTATAAAATCATTAAACCATATTGAATATGTCAAGAAAACAAACCAAGAACATACCAGAAAAGTAGACCAAATGATATACGTCCCTTTAAAGCCACGGTTACATTCTTCGTACACATTGAGCCAATGGAGGGATATGTACAGTGTATACATCAACCAAATCATATTCCGCATTATCGAAGAGCTTGATGCAATCAAATTAGATGACTTTGAATATGACATCAACAAAAGCAAACTCTATCATGATATTGAGGAATGGATGTACAATACCTCTTCAACTAAAGAGAAGAATTATCATTTCTTGAAATAGTACAAGACAAAAAACATGAATGTCATGAGAGACAGTAGAAGTATGATGCACACCGTTATGCTCAATGCAATTATGTATGGGTATAATTCGGCGTAAATCATGTTGATCACAGGTAAAATAATTTTTTTACGAATGATTGTCTGCATGTCAGATTTGTTCATCTCTGTTACAACCAGGTTTATCACTTTGGAAGCAATAAGATTGATTGGTTTGGATGTCTCCTCCTCTGTTTTAACTTGTGTTTGCATAACAACATATAGAATCAAAATACATTACTTTTGCCCTCTAAGCGCGTTATACTTTGTTGTTTTATAACCTTGACAAATTTTAACAATACATATGATGCGTCTGGCTGATATTGATGTCGACAACATCCATCTAATGCCACCCAAGAAATATGATGACTCTTACATGAGCAAGATATATTACAAAGAATGCAGTGATGTGTCCAATAAGTTCATGATAAATCTTGAGAATGTCAAGGTACTCAAGCTCAGAAAAGTAAATGAAAATGCTTATTATTGCTACATCAAGGTCCCAAGTAGTTATATCAATATAATATTATCTATAGATGAATTTATTGTTGAACATTCCAAAAACAAATCAAGATCATGGTTCACACATAAGCTCAAACACGTCACAATTGAAGAAAGCTATCAAAGCAGTGTATCTGTTCATAAAGAGTATGGAAAGATTATCAAAATAAGGATTGAGAATCCAGACCATGACATCAATTCAATTGTCAAGGAGAATGAGCGATGTAACCTTCATGTCCGGATACATTCTCTGAAATTTAACAAGCATTCATTCTTTATTATTTGGGACGTTGTTAGCTTCACAAAGTTCAGCAGTACATACATGTTCACAGATGTCGGTGATGATGATATGGAAGATGATGATGATATGGAAGATGATGATGACACCAAATTCGGACCACCGATGGATGAGCAAGAAAATATCAAAAATGATCTGTTAACACAGGCGGCAAGCAGATTGCAAAGCATAACAAAAAAAATCGAACATTTGTCTAAACAGGCAGTTGAACTTAATGGGCTCTTGAATAAATTATCAACCACAACACAACCAAGCTTAAAACAGCTCGATCAAGTTTCAACGGTTCTTCGAGATTACGACGAGTGAATAATTTTCTCAATTTAATTATATCACATAAATATAAATGGCAGACAAGTTTGTTTCACGATTACTCCTTATTGGATTGGCAGTTGTAATACTTATTGTATTAATCACACAATACAATTCTTCAAAGCCAGGGTCTAAGACCGTGTCTGAAAGGTATGCAGAACCTCAGCTTGTGAACAATGACCAGCCTATTATCAAGTCCCATAATATGCCTATACCTAAGCAACACAAAGATTCACCGACACAAAGCGTTGGAAATGCATCGGCAGGCGTTGAAATGGCTGCAATGGTTCTACCATCAGAATCACAAGCAAATGAAGACTTCAAGGCTATTGATTTCAATACCGAAAACAAGTTGCCTACAGACTGCTTCCCCCGCGACCGTTTAACGGCAGAGGACCTCTTGCCAAAGGATGCAGCGAATCTCAAGTGGGCTCAAGTGAACCCAGCTGGTCAGGGTGATGTTAAGGATCAAAACCTGTTGTCAGCAGGATTTCACATTGGTATCAATACGGTAGGACAGACACTGCGGAACCCTAATTACCAAATCCGATCTGAGCCACCTAACCCAAGGATGAATATTGGTCCATGGAACCAAACTACTATAGAATTTGACAATTCTCGTCGCCACTTTGAAGTCGGTGATTGCTAAGCACATCGGATCTTGAGTTTGTTATGTGCACTCCGTAAGTCTGGATATATTGTTGTTGGCCCGCGTCTATCTATAACAACTATACATCTATTGTTTTTTAGAATTATGTCAAACTGATGATTTGAATACTTAATATAATCTTTGTGACGTTCGGTCACCTGATTGTAGCTCCTTCCTAGATTCATTATGTCCATTATCATAACCATGTTTGCAGGAGTAGGGGTTGTCATGTTGTATAGATGTGTTTATTTTTAATTACAAATTTACATCTGTCAGCCAACGAAGACAAAAAACTATTTAAACACGTTTGAACTTGAATAGGAACATATGGAGAATAAAACTGTTGTTGACAGTAAAGACCTCTTGATGTTGTCGTTAGCAAAGTTCTACTCAACACGCAAGAACATGGTTGATATAATTGATATTATCGAGGGTACTTCTTTAATCTCACTCAGGTTAATTGATTGGTTTGTAACCAACTATTCAAAAAAACATAGTACAATCATCACAAAGCCCATAAATAACAACATTGTACATTTCAATGTTTACCTTAGCTATCGGTCTCAGCTCAAAGCATACTCAAAACAACAATTTGACCCTTTTCGACGACGTGACCGTATTAACTTTTTCTTTGAAAAAGAAAAATTCATTGAAACTACAATTGGCCAGATGAATTTTTTTAGATGGATACTACAAAATGATATACTTGAATATATACGTAACTTCTATGATGAGATTGAACAAGATATGATATCAGTTCAAAAACAGAACCAAGAAAAAAAACTCCAACATGAAAACATCAAAGTTAAGTTGGTAAAAACCGAAAAAGGTGTCATTACACAGTCCAGAAAGAAACGAAACGAGCTATCTCGTTCGTTTATTAGGAACATGAATATGTTCACTGGCACACATACTATTGAATTTACATAGTTTTCATAAATTGTCTATAGAGGTTATGACATTGTGTACAGATTTGTAAAGATCTAGCAATGAACCGTTATTGATAATAGTATAATCAGCTGGTATTTGATCCCATTCTTTTTCTGACTCGTGTTTATCGGCAATGCTTGATGCATGCCAATTTATGATTTTTATAACTTGTGTGCCACCATACACTTGTTTAATTGCTTCCAGCTCATGTAGGAAGCGCATGTCACCTATGACAATGTTTGATTGTTTGTCCTTGCCCATGTCATACAACATCTTGTTCATCCAGAAATTCCTTCCTATGTTTGGCAAAATCTCCTGAATTTTGTATTGCATAACTTCAGTCCCAAAGAACTGCATTATCTGCCTTGGAGATATCCCTAATTGATGATCAACTACATCTTTCTTATCCGTCTCCAGTTGATCATCATCGAGGTTGAACAAGTATTTACATACGTGTTTCAAGGGATCTGCAATTTTTTTCTTTTTGTACCCATAGAACTCCACAAGGTAATCTGCAACAGTATCTTTACCACACCTCTTCACACCACACAACGCGATTACCATTGGTCTCATCTATCTAAAACTGTGAGTCAAGCTTTATACCAATTGTATTCAATTTTTCTTCTAGAGTCCCTATGATCCTTAAAGAACGAAATTCTGTGTACCCCCCAATCTTCTCATCGCCAATGTAGAGCATTGGAAAGGTTCTCATTCCCGTTGCCAACTTTAATTCTTCGAGAATGCAAGTATTAGACATGTCAATCGCATGCTTTTGGTACGGTACGTTCATTTCATCAAGCTCCTTTTCCAGCTTCATGCAGTAAAGGCACTTGTCTCTGGAAAACACCAAGATTGACTTGTTGACCCCCAAATTTCGGATGGCCTGCTTAATGTCTTGCATTTATTTGCGTGTTTCTTTATCTTTATAATCTTTTATCTATCAATGTTTTAGTTTCATTTGACAATAGCTTCTTTCATTTCTCTACTTTTTATTGAATCAGATATTTACACTTGGTCAATATCAAATAACATATATATATATATCTATATGTTATAGTTTTCATGCCTGTTGTAATCTGCAATCGTAGAAAAGAAAAGGGTGTCATGGGACCAGATGTGGAGATAAAGATCCCAAACCAGTTAATGTCAATGTTATGAATGTTGTCCGCTACCGGCATGCGTACTATGTGGATAATATTGATAATGTATTAGATGAACTTAAGAACTTGAATCAAACTCGTCAGAGTGGTGGTGGTGGTGATAATGCCATTGTGGATATTGTAGATCCATACAACATAGAAACTATCGGGGAACCAGTGATAAGTGCTCCTATAATGTTCACTGCATCACCTGCTACGTTCAAATCTATGATTGATAAGCTCATGGTGTGTGGAAGGACATGAAAGAGGCTGAGTTTTGCATTGGAGGGACGGCAAATGTGTAAATGAGCTTCTTCCACCTGGTTCAATGTTTATACCATGGTTACAATGCCAGAGTTAATGAATTTCAGTTTCAGTAACACACTCAAAACAAAATAAAAAAAGCTTACAGAGCTTCATTGTAAAAAAAAGTTGTAAATCTTCATTTCTTTAATAAATGAAGTTTGGATGGATTGGCTTTGGTAAACTCATGCAAACTCATCTATGATTTCAAATTTGACTTTATATACATTGTTTATCGTAACAATCTTGAATTCGTGATCACAAAGGTTGGTAATAGCCGGATTGGTAAACGCGATTCCCATGTCAACCTGTGAAGGTAAGTTCTCAATGTTAGGGTTTATTGAAAGGTTCGTTTGAATCCCTGTCCGACTTAGCTTGTCAGATGTCAATTTGAATTTATCTTCTGTTATTGTATCCAAATCAATATTCGTATTATTGCATACATATATTAAACCTTTGCAAAGAAGATCTATGCAAAAGCAAAATAAGTCTTTTATGTCTTCTATTCCTTGAAGATCAAGGTTTATACGAGCATTTGATTTGTTCTTTACATACAAAAACTCTGCCAAATCATCCACATGCATTTCTATTTCAGAATTATTCGTCTCACCCATCTTTCTGAATATATATTAAGTGTTTACTTTTTCTTTTGGACTGTTTTGACTGAAACCTTCTTGGTTGCAACCTTGCTCTTGGGAGCCTCGATATCATCATCATCACTAGAATCAATCACACTATCATCATTAATCGGCTTATCATCAACACTCTCGTCATCTGGCTCCGGTACATCAATTTCATCAGTTACTACTTCTTTCGTTTGTGTGACCTTGTTCTCAACATTGTCAATGTCGGACCCATGGTTGTCTTCGTTCTCGACGTCCTTGAACGCAAAGCCCTTGAACGTGGCAGGGGGGGCAACAAGGAGTTGGATGACTTTCCAGGAGCAGCCAAACTTTCCTCCTGCGACCCAGATCCCTTGGCATTGGATGATTGCGGTAACCTTGCTACCTTTATCAATGTCTGCCAGCTCAACAAGCTCCTTGTTCTTGTCATAAATGGGACAAGCAATCTTGCCCTCCTTGAATGGGACACTCAGACGAAACTTTGGGGGGTACTTGTCAGAGATCTCACCCGTATCTTTGTCCTTGTAGTGCTTCAACATGTGGGTGTATAGCGCTTCTACCACCTCTGTTGTGTTGTATTTCTTCTTGAACCAAGAAGCCGAGTTTGTCATTCCCTCTTCGATAAGCTTCGTGTCAAGGCTTTCTAGCATTTTGTAAAAGTTATCCATGGCCTTGTTCGTATCATTTCCTTTGAAAGATAGTTCAATCGTGCACTTGTTTGTCTCTGCTTTGTCGGTGTTCCATGTTGACATACCAAACGGTGCTTCCATTTCAGGAGTCTGGATGATGAGCGGCTTGTTGTTGATTCCTACATAGATTGACTTTCCGCCATTGTCAAGGGTCTTCGGTGTTCCGAAGGTAACGTTCGAAACATCAACCTGTTTGGGAAGGAGAAGTGACTCCATGACTGTTGTGTATATGATACTTAGTTATCTATGATGTGAGTTGTTTAAATAACTTTCAATTTTTTTTACACCATATTACACATCCAAATTGATCGTTATTTTTCACTTAGAACGATTCAATCAAAAAACAATTAAATTTCAACAAGTTTGGAGACAATCGGATTTTTTGTATATGCATCAAGCATCAATGACTGGTAGGTTTGATACAGCAATAACTGGTTTTGGGGTTGGGACAAAATGATGTTTAATGAATTTTTGTAGGTTAAAGTATGACAGTTCATCTGTCGGTTGAAGGTTCATGATCTTCTTCAGAGATTCATCTGCTACAATTTTACGCTTGTCATTCTGATCTTGAAGGTTATTAGCCTTGATGTACTCATTGATCAGACGGGTTACGTCTGTACGAGCACGTTCGCTCTTGTGTTCGATCTTCAGGAAATCACATAGCTCATCGCTCAGTACTGCTGGCTTGGCAAACCCACTAGGGCTTCGCTTGCCAGCGACCGCTTTCCGTCCCCGCTTTGCAGCAGTCTTTACAGTCTTGGAATAATCTTTTTGAACAACTTTCAGGACAGATGTCAGTTCCTTTACGGCGTTTGAGACTACGATTAGCTTGGCATAGATCGATTGGAACTTGGTATCAATCTGATCATCTTGTGTTGATTCTTGTAGGACAGGCTCATCGGACACAGCTGGTGGTGGGGCAGATGCTTCTTGAAGAGTCGGAGTAGGGACAACCTTGACAACTTTCTTGATGGCCATTTTAATAATTGTTTATACACCATTACCTTTAAATAACTTTTTGGTTTCTGGTAGATCTATCATCTTGAGGGTATTGGAATATGTTTTATTTTTAGTAAGTCTTCTATTAACTTCCATTTCAAAAGCATGAGAGTGAAGTAGTTTGTTAAGGAGCCTAGCATATTTACAAAAACCATCTTCAATGTCAATTAAACGAACTTTATTTGATATCAAATCATTAAATTGTGTGATGAAAACAAAATTCACTGCTTTTGTGATGTAGTACGAAAACACGTGAGTCAATTGAACAATAGGCTGCTTATCTGAATATGAAGAATACCCATAATACTTCAGTACTTGGACTGCTTTATCAAGTATATAATTTTGCTGCTTATTGAACTGTGATTCATAAGCCCGCAAATACTCATTCAGACTCATGGCGGGGTCCCTTCTTGCCTCATGAAATCCAATCATACATAGGCATGTGATGGTGTCATTAAAACCCTCGTTCAATATCAGGGGTGTCCCATGTAGCTTAAAGACAGTTTGTATTTCCGAAACCAGTTTGAAACACTCAACATTTCCTTTGGTGTCTGGTGTGTCAAATTTATAAGCATGCATAAGTTCATGTAAAAGTACCTTTTCAAATTCTTCTTCCCGAAACACAACACATACATGGCCAGATTGCATCGAAATTGTTAACCCACTATTCACATGCACTGGTGCCAACACTGTGTTTATATCATTTTTATCATACCTGTCGTATACAAATTGCTTAGGCTGTGGTGAAAATGCCAGGAACAGTTTGAGCTTGTCCTTCACTTCGAACCTGTTCAGAAAGTGAACATACAGATTGACAAGCTCTATTGTATCTTTCATACGCACACCATTTTTCAAGCCATCAGTATCAAGAAAATATATACTTAATTTGGTTTGATACCAGCTGTATTCAAAAAAATAAATTTTTTTGATATCCGTTACCTTAATGATTTCACGTGGCATGAATTGTGAACCGATGTTCTCAAACAATTTTTGAATGTTTGAAGTCGTTTCAAAGACCTGCAATTTTATATCAAGTTTCACATCTTTCAATTTTAAAAAGTCTCGATGAGATCGATATACCATAGATGGAATATTTGAGAGGATTTTTTTTGATAACACCATTACATATTGTGTTTAAAATATGTTCCTGACAATTTTTTGAATATTTCAATGTCCTCTTCTGTCATGTTGTTGATTGCATTGGGACACAGTTCAAGCTCAAAGTACACAAAAAAATCTCCTCTCTTTATTTGATCATCTGCTTCTGTTTTTATTTTATTGATTTCTTTTGTATCTTTATTTTCTATATCTATATATGGCAAACCTAAACCGTGAAGGATCTCGACACGTTTTCCAGGCATATAGTTGACTTCAACATCATTATTGCCCAATATCAGGAATGAAAACTTGCATTTGAAATAATATTCATGTAATGTTAACTTCTTTTCAATGTACAAATCATACTTGGATAAAACCTTGTCAATATGGATCATTGGATGGTCTTCTATCTCTACGTTCACTATGATGTCTGCTCGGGGAATACGAGGCAATATGTGGTCATCTCCAATCCCTTTGAAAACGTAATTCGTCTCGTAATTCAATAAAGATATGTATATTGGAACAACTTCATCAGATATGGACCCATTAATATTATTCCTTCTTTTGACTCTTATATTGATTCGCTTCACTCTATGAGAGTATATGTCTTCAAGAGATACTTTCAATGAAATCACTATATCCTTGGTTTGTGATGTTATAGTGGTGTACAAAATGTATACCATGTAATCAAGAAATGAAGACAAGAACAATTTCCAATCTACAGAATCCATATTCATTCCATTCTCTAATGTTCGATCATACAGATCCTTTTTAAACTGATCAGACAGTGTAGCATATGCCTCTTGTATTTCCTTAAACTTACTATCATCATTGGTCTTGTTCTTGTCCGGATGATGCATCAATACTAGGTGCCTATAAGTCTGACGAATCTCTTCATGTGTTGCTTTACGAGAGACACCAAGAATTGTATAGAATGTTTTCATGATTACTTAGAGCTATTTTGAGATTGTTGATTATGGAAAGGTTACAATACTTAAATGCTTTAAAACAAATTATAAAGTCAGACCTATTGTCTATGATAGGCAGACCAGCAAAACAACTCATCGATGCTCTTAGCAAACATGATGACCTTCCAAACCTTATAATATCTTGCAAATCATCTATGGTATCTTCATCATACTTGGAACAGTTGCTGAGTGTTTACTATGGCGGGGATGTTGTTTCTTTTGAAAGGACACAAACATGCATATTTGATAGCATCGAATATAGGACATGTCAGTACTTCCATGAAATAAACCTCGATTGTGTGCAGAATTCTGACCGATGTGGGTTCACCGGACTGCTCAATTCAATCGTTGATCACCATTCGTTTTCTAAAAGAAGAAATGTTATTATTCTCACCAACGTTGACCATGTCCAAAAAAATCTCGAATGCACGCTCAACTCTATCATTGAAAAGCATTTCCAAACTACTTGGTTTATTTTGGTAACATCTCATCCATCCGGAATCCATCAATTGTTAAAAAGTAGATGCTTTTGTATCAATGTGAATATTAGTTTGCGTTTGCTATACGATCAGTTGTACATGGCAATTTCTGAACTAAAACTTGATAATGTAGACCGTTATCGTATACCGGATGCAAATCTCGATGAAATGTTAACACTATGTGACAATGATCCACTCAACCTTGGCATTCTTGTCGAGCTTCAGCACTGTGAAAACTACAGGACCCATCTTTTTGCATTTGTAACAGGGTACTTTGATAGGCTAATAGAGTTGTTCAATTTATTCAATTTATCCCCTTCTACAAATTCATACACGGTATATGCTTCTCTCGTACGCGAACTTGCAATTAAAATTAATACTGTCTGCATCCCGCTGAAGTTTATAGGGTTACATATCTTGAAGTATGTTCATTTGTACTATCCATGCAAAACCCATAACGTGCTTCAAAGTATTGTTGAAATGGAACATCTTTCACATACCATCAACAAACAAATATTTGTGATGGAGACATATTTTGATAATATTGTTAGGACTTTATGTTGTGACTCTTGATAATTTTTTTAATTTTGTATTCAGATGCATCTTGCCCAAGAGAACGGAGGCGTTCTCTTATTGAAACAAAGCTTAGCCGCTCTTCGAAACGAAATTTAATGATCGTGTCCTTCAAATGTTCTTCATCATGTTCATTTTTTTTTACTTGACTTACATCAAGCCTCCTTCCAATGCTTGTATGAATGTACCCATTAATCACAAGCTCCCCATGATGAACCTGGTTGTGGCACTCTTCACATAATGGTACTAGGTTGCTCGCATGATTCTTGTGCTTGATTCCCACATTTCCAACATGGTCTGCATCCTTCTGCTGCTTGATATGATGCACCTCCATTGCTTTTTTTCCACAAACTTGACACTTATCCACAATCACGGACGTATTATACCTGGATCGTTTTGATTCATTCATAGTATTTGTGAGTTGTAGATGCTCATTTCTAATTTCGTTTGCAACCTTTACAAATTCGTCTCCTAGGTCTAGAGCCCTACAAACCTCTATCCCATAATTGGTGCTGCCTTGTCCAGGCTTTAGTGTTCGGTCATAGACAAGAGTTCCAGTTAAAGGGTCATACGACACATGTAGGTGATTAATAACTAGGTTTGTGAGTCCCTTCAGCCTAGAAATGTTTGTGAGGTCATGGTGATGGGTTGCAAAAATAAAAGACGACCTCTTGTTTGACAGTTCTAGTATTCCTGCTGCGACAATTGCAATTGCGGATGCCGATTCTGTTCCCGAACACAGTTCATCTCCTATAACTAAACTATTGGTTGTTGCTCGTTTCAAGATGTTCCTGAGCTCTGCCATCTCCACCATAAATGTAGATTGCCCCATGAATATATTGTCTTGTTTATCGATCCTTGTAAAGAGCGACTCATATGGAAAGTACGTAAAATTAGATGAAGGTACAAACATACCACATTGTGCCATAATGATTGAAAGACCAACGGCCTTCATGAGGCTGCTTTTCCCCGCAGCATTAAGACCATACAACAGCATTCCATCAATGCTATTAGAAGATCCCAACTCGATGTCATTTGGAACGTAATCAATGTCACGAGTAAGGCGTTCAATAAGCGGATGCCGGAGGGCTTTTGCTCGAATATATGACTTTGATGCGGCATCGTCTTTAATGATTGGTTTCGAGTAGCAAAATTCAATTGCATTCCTTGCATTTGTAGTCACATAGTCCAGCAGACAAATATATGCATTAAATTGTTTAAGCACCGACTCATACCTCTTACCAAATGACTGCACAAACACAATGTATTTCTCCAATACCATGGTGTGCAAGAGTGATGTTTGATCGGCCCGCAAAGTTGTGTATTCTTTTAGGTATGGATCTGTCAATTTGATATAGCTTGACTGCATAGGGATCGCCTTGGCTGTTGACAATGTAAAACCATTGTGAGTTACCTTGTTTGATTTAATGATTTCGTTGTATCTTTTGTTTGTTATAACAATATGGTACCCATCACGCTCATTGTTTTCTAGTTTGAAGTATGTTGATTCATACCCATTGTTCAATTTCATCATCAAAGAGCTTATGTCATTGTCCAAAAGGCTTATGCTGTTCTCAATCTGCTCTATATCTTCGTACCTTCCTTTCACAAAGATGTTTGAACGAAACTCGTTTATGTTGTATTTTGAGCATTCGTCGATACGGACCCAAGACTCAACATGTTTTTGTACTTGTAAAATTTTTGTATTGAGTGGCTCATCAAACTCCACGATATCTTGACAAGTTGTGTTTAATCGGACATCCACTTGAAAGATAGTGTTAAGGGTTTGGACCACATTTGACATTTCACCTGGCTGTATTTTCCCTAATTGCATTTTCCGGACGAGACGTTCCAAATCATATGTTGTTCTGAGGCTTGTTTGAACAAACATACACAGCTCTGGGTCACATACAAATTCTTCGCAGTTGTTGTACATTTTTTGAAGATGAACTGTGTTACGGTAGGGATTTACTAGTTGGTGCTTGAAGTACCGCTTTCCTTGTGATGTGACACATCTATTGATGACAGTACACAATCCTTCAATATCAAGTTGTTTGACTGCATTGAATGATAAATTCAATGCATGCTCTGATGACAACATGATAGGCTTATCTAAAGACGAAACAATGACACTATTGTGTCTGTAAGCATAACGTAGGAGGTGAACGAATGACACAAGCGCAACGGGGCTACGTTCCATGTCTACGTATTCGATGGGGCTCAACATGCTCTCGATACAAGGGTAAGCAAGAGATAGCATGTGGTTTTGAAACCTGATGTCATGAACTTCCCTGTTGTATATGTTGGTCATGTCATAGTTTTGTGTAGATGAGAGACCTAGGTAGTTGATAAGCTCAGGTACCTTCATAACGTCGTCATCACCTATAAATATGACCTCACATGGGTTGAAAGATGCTACAAGTTTATACACCTCATCTTTTGAAATATTCAAGTCGTTCGTGATGGGAAAATGTTCGGATGCGTAACATTTTCCTGTTGTCAAATCCACTATGCTCACCCCAATAGCAACCCCCCTTTTCACACTATTATGTATTGATATGGGCTCCATATACAGGCACATTATATTTTGAGTAGATGATTTGATGTTGTCAAGCTGTGTCCCCTTGCTATATACATGGGTCACAGCACGCTTTGGGTTTGGTGGAAGCGTCACCTGGGAAACAAGAACTACAGTATATCCATTGTCAATCATCAATGGAAGAAACTTTGGAAGAGCCGGTGTAGGAAATCCTGCCATCTGGGGATTAGTAACACTAACTTCGTGTACGTTTTTGTTTTTCTTTGAAACTTGTATATTTAAAAGCTCTCCCACTTCTTTCAGGTCCGCTCCATTGTTTTCATTACAATTGTACATCTCCAAAAACGATCCAATCTCTATGAGTACAATCGTTTTTGGACCATACTCTTTCTTGTATTGTGTTGTGTAACAAACATATTCATCATATATCATGTAGTATACATATAGTGGCTTTGACTTAAGTGGGTTTCAATTGTTTAGAAGATGGTTTCAAAATGTCAAATATATGTAACCAGTGTAAATGGACCAAATCATTTCACATGTTTCTGATGATCTTGTACCATGCGAGCTTTGCAACGAGATGATCAATTTCTTCGAATACGATGATCATGTAATCGAGTGCAATCAAACGAATTCATTTGTTCCTTTTCTAAATTCTGGAAATCATATGGGACGCGGAGATATTGACCAAAATATTTTGCAGCTTTTGAACCAAATTCAGCTGAGTGGAAACTCTCTTGTCAGCAATGTTCATAATCCCATCTCATTCTCGAACAGCCACCCCGTTCCAGGAACACTACAATACACATTAATAACATTCTCCGAGCCAGAAGAGATTCAAATGGATGACTATGAATTCCATACCTTGTTCGGTGAAATGCTAGGGAACGTGGCAACTGGCGTCCCTGATATTTCAAAAGTTACCCGAATGGTAAATACCGCTAATGATACAACTGATACAATTGATAAGATTGAAATATGTCCAATTTGCCAGGAAACTTTTGAAACCATTATAGATGTATTGAAAGCAGACATATTGGAAACCTCATGTAAACACAGGTTTTGTAAGGATTGTTTGACGCTATGGTTTGAAAGCCATAACAAGTGTCCTGTTTGCATGAACGTCTTGAGTGGCAATTAAAGAGTATGTAAAAATTGATTTTGAAAACTTAATTGAAGGGGGTTTAAGCATTAGGCCACGGATTATAAGTAAGTGGTGATCATGGAGTTTACCAAGCGTGAACATTTTGATAACACTTGGACAGTGCTTGAAAAGTACTATGGTAACAACAAAGGATACCAACTCATCAAGCATCTACTCGACTCATACAACGATTTTATCCTTCGGAAGCTCGATGATATCATTCAAGGTTTTAATCCAATTGAGATTCACCACCAGTTCATGCCAGAAAATGACAAGTTTAAGTACCTTTTATCACTAGACGTAAAAAATCCAATCATCAGTAAGCCTATGATTTTTGAAAAAGATGGAAGCACGAAGATTATGACTCCTATGGATGCACGTAACCGTAATTTCACATACTCTGCCCCCCTCTATGTTGACATTAATGTGACTGTTACCGTTTACAATCCAGAGACCCAAGAGACAACGGTTGAGCATAAAAAAATCAACAATGTATGTCTTGGAAAGATACCAATCATGGTCAACTCAACATACTGTATCCTGCATGAGAACAGCGCGACACAAAATGAGTGCAATTATGACTATGGTGGCTATTTTATTGTAAATGGCAATGAAAAAGTCGTTATCAGTCAGGATAGGATTGCTGAGAACAAGACATATGTGTTCATCAGTAACAAACCCGGGCCTTACTCTCACGTGGCTGAGATTCGGTCCGTTCAAGAAAACAAGTTTAGTGTTCCCAAGACCACGTCTATGAAACTCTCTTCCAAGCCCAATCAGTTCGGCCGTTTCATCCGATGCAATATACACCACATCAAACATGATATCCCCGTGTTTGTATTGTTCAGGGCATTGGGCATCGAGACCGACAAGGAGATTGTATCGTATATTGTGTACGATGTCAATGACCCTGACAACCATCGCTTGATGGGTGAGCTAACTGGTAGTGTTGAAGAGGCAAACACTGTGACTTGCACAAGAGAAGCACTTGACTATCTGTCCAAGTACATGAACATAAATGGCCACCCAAAGGAGATTTTGACAAACAAGAAACATCGTCTTGACATCCTGAAGAACATCCTAAGAAACGAGTTTCTCCCACACGTTGGAGTCGAGTTTCACAAAAAAGCGCTGTACCTTGGTTACATGGTAAACAAACTCATAAGGTGTTACCTCGGCCTTCTGCCTTATGATGACCGTGATTCGTACATCAACAAACGTATTGACACACCAGGAATCCTTTTGGCAAACCTGTTCAGGCAGTGCTACGGGAAGGTGGTGAAAGACATGAAAAACATGATCCAAAAGGACATCAACAATGGGTCTTGGAGAGCAACTAACCGTTTCATGCAAGTGATAAACAAGGTTAACATCAGCAAAATCATGAAGTCTACCACAATCGAGACGGCTTTGAAGTATGGCCTTGCCACAGGTAACTGGGGCATCAAGAACAACAAGACAAAGGCCGGAGTCGCCCAGGTACTGAACAGGATGACGTACAATGCTACTTTGTCACACCTTCGACGCATCAACACACCTATCGAAAAAACAGGAAAGCTGGTGCAACCACGCAAGCTTCATGGCACGCAATGGGGCATCATTTGCCCAGCAGAGACTCCGGAAGGGGTTAGTGTGGGCCTAGTAAAAAACATGTCGATGATATGTAACGTCACCATCACCTCAAACTCGACAACACTAAGGCAACATCTGAACGACACAGATGTTGTCATGTTTGATGGAACCAATATTACCGGCTTTAGCAAGTGCACCAAAGTAATCGTTAATGGTGACATCATTGGTTTCCACCAACGTCCAAATGAGCTCGTTAATATGCTCAGGGAATGGAAGCGATGTGGAAAGGTCAACGTCTACACAGGAATCTATTGGAGCATCTACCGTAACGAAATCTGGATCTGCACAGAGGGAGGGAGGTGTGTCCGCCCTTGTTACATCGTAGAGAACAACAACATCCACACATCTCCTAAAGTTATACAACTTCTTCAGGACAACAAGCTCAGTTTCATCGACCTTGTTGTAGGGAGCAACAACAACCCATCATTGATCGAGTTTCTGGACGTAGAAGAGTCAAACCTTGCAATGGTCGCAATGAAGTACTTTGATTTGTTCAAAGGAATGAAAGGATGCACATACCCTGTGAAGTACACACATCTTGAGCTTGACCCATCAATGATGCTAGGAGTTCTTGCCGGTAGTATCCCCTTCTCCGATCACAACCAAGCACCAAGAAACTGCTACCAATGTTTGTGGCTGGAAGAAAACGTCCTCATGGCAGATGGCTCCAAAAAGAAAATTAAGAATGTACAAGTAGGAGATGAGGTTATCAGTTTTGACATCAAAACAATGAGGCCTAGTTGCAACAAAGTAATTCATCAATATGTGAGGACAACAGATAAGGACATGTACAAAGTTACACTGGCCTCTGGTCGGTCGCTTGTGGCTACCTCGAATCATCCTCTCATGACGACCAATGGGTGGGTCAAGGTAGAAGACATGAAAGCCCAAGAAACATATGTCGGAGTCTACCTGAACGACATGGTGCAATTCGAATCAACTCTTCTGTCAACACAGGTCTTGACAGAAGAGGAGTTTGATTTGTCACTTACTGCCCATGATGTTAACCCAAACATCATTGCTCACCACAAGAGCAAGCTAAAAATACTCGGTATTCTCCCACTGACATCAGATAACAAGCACATCAATACACTGGCAAGAATTTGTGGGCTAGTTATTACCGATGGATCACTCAATGTCTACAACAAGAAGCACGGAGGACACACTCCACAAGTCCAAGCAAACTTTGGATCAGAGCTCGATGCAAATGTATTTGAAGATGATGTTACAAGTCTTGGTTTTGACAAGGCAAAAGTATTGTACCAATGTCGCGAGATTCACGGAGCAACACATAAGACTTTCAACATCTCACATAACGGGCCTCTTGCATCTATCATTCTCGCGCTTGGAATTCATCATGGTGCAAAGACAACAACACCAAGGAAGCTTCTACCTGAATGGATCATTAATGGTTCACTCAGTGTCAAGAAGGAATTTCTGAGTGCATTCCAAGGAGGCGATGGCAACCAGGTGTACTGTGAGAGAGGCAAGAGGTTCTACACCCTCCCAATCTACCAGTCCATTGTTCCGGCTTATGAAGACTCGCTCATCGTGTTTATGGAACAGGTTCGCCAGATTTATGAGGATCTTGATGTGAAGACAAGGTATGTGAAGAGGATGTCAACAACCAACCAGCGATATGGAAAGTACAAAATAGGTGTCTACCTTATCAACAGTGATGACAACTACATTAAGATTCTTGAAAATGTTGGGTACAAGTACTGTGATAAGAAACTTACTAGCACAGGGATTGTCACAGAGTTCATCAAAATGAAGCGTTCGAACATTGCGAATAAAACGACATTTGCAGCTTGGAAGGAGTCGATTGTGACCAAGTCATACTCAATCTTTGTACCAGTGGTAAAAGTTGAGAGCATGGCCAACTGCCTAATCAGTGACATTACCGTTGAAAACAACCATAGCTTTATCACTACAAGTGGTATCATGTCTTCAAATTCTGCGATGGGCAAGCAGGCAATAGGAATCTATACGAGCAACTTCAGAAACCGATACGACACCCTTGGGCATGTGCTGAACTACCCTCAACTACCTCTCGTCCAGACAAGGGTTTCAAAGGTTGTCAACAGTGACAAACTGCCATGTGGAATGAACGTCATTGTTGCAATTGGTTGTTGGACTGGTTTTAATCAAGAGGATTCGGTCATCATGAACAAATCTTCTGTGGATAGGGGCATGTTTATCAGCACGTACTACAGGACATACAAGGAGCAAAACAATAAGAACCATTCGACAGGCGAAGAGGAGTACTTTTGCAAGCCCGATCCAAGCACAACCAAGCAACTTAAACCGTTTAACTACAAGAAGCTATGCGAAGACGGGTTTGTTACTGAAAACACGCTTGTAGAATCAGGCGATATTATCATTGGCAAGTGCATGCCACAAAAAATTGGCAACATGGTCACAAACAAGGACACCAGCGTTGTACTAAAGAATAATGAAAAGGGTTTTGTCGACCGCAATGCCTGTGGCGACAAATACTTCACAAACAACAATGGTGATGGCTATACGTTTGCAAAGGTACGGATCAGGAGTGATCGCGTGCCATGCATCGGAGACAAGTTCTGCCTACCACCAGCAACAGAGGTGCTTACAGAAAATGGATGGATGAGCATCAAGCAGTTGTGCGATGGAAAGATCCGGTGCAAGGTGCTGCAAATGAACATCGATTCAGGTGAAGCAAACTTTGCATATCCACTAGAGTACTACACGTTTCCGCACAAAGGCAATATGTATTGTGTTCAAGGTAAACACGTTGATCTGATGACAACATTGGAGCACAAGATGGTCGTCAAACCATTCGGTGTTGAAACTATGAGTTTGGTCGAAGCTCATGCCATGCTTGGTAAACGCACAAGGTTTGTCAAGCACGCCATATCATATGTATGTGCAGATGGTGACAAATGCACTTTTGACCATAATACCATGAACATCCAAGATATTCATGATGCTGCAATCATCTTCGGCTCATGGATGAAGAAGGGATGGGTTAACATCATGCAAAAAAGTATTGTGGTTGGGCTTCCAACATCCATGGAGCGCACGGACACAATCTGCAATATCCTTGCAAAGAACAACATTCACAAGATCATAATCAACAACGTTACAAATGAGCTCACAATCTTTGATGACACATTGTTCACGTTCTTTGACATCATACAAGGTCAACTGGCCTTTCCAAAGTGGCTAGAGTCATCAACAAGTGTTGCAAAGTGCTTTGTAGACAGCATCTTCGACGGCAACGGCGACGGTACCCAGGTGTATGGCAAGGACCGTGCTGATCACATGATGAGTCTCGCGATCATGGCAGGGTACTCGGCTGATATCGTGCACATCAATAATAGGGCTCATACGGTACGTGTGCATACTACGACAATTGACACATCTGCATACATCGAATCTGTCATTGACAACTATGTGGGTAATGTATACTGTATTGAGGTCCCCACTAATGTGTTCTATGTCAGGATGAATGGAAAGGGAATGTGGACGGGAAACTCCTCGAGGCATGGACAGAAAGGTACAGTCGGCATGATGTATAGACAAGAAGACTTGCCTTTTAGCATGGATGGGATTGTTCCAGACATCATCCTCAACCCACATGCCATCCCTTCCCGGATGACTATTGCACAACTCATGGAATGTATCATGGGTAAGGCCTGTTGTGGCCTCGGGACTTTTGGTGATGCAACCCCATTCACCGACGTCAAGGTTGAGGACATTGCAACGGCACTCGAGTCATGTGGCCTCGAGCGCTATGGAAATGAAATCATGTACAACAGCCGAACCGGTGAGCAAATGTCAACACCGATCTTTATCGGTCCTACATATTACCAAAGACTCAAACACATGGTCGACGATAAAGTTCATTGCACTGATGGTAATCATCAAGTTCTAACAACCGATGGTTGGATTCCAATTGCGGAAGTTACAACAAATCATCAAGTTGCAACATTGAAAGCTGGGCAACTTGTTTACGAACATCCTATCAAGGTACTCCACTTCCCAGATTATGCGGGAAAGATGTACCGGATCAAGAATGAGGCAATCGACCTCAACGTAACAATTAACCACAAAATGTGGGTGTCCAGTGTAAAAGGTAAGAAAGTCAAGGTTTGGCAGCCATACTCTCTTGTTAAAGCAGATGAGCTTGTTGGCAAGCATGTGAAGTATCAGAAAGATGCAGAATGGAATTGTGATGACTATCAATTTACAATCCCATCTATTGATTCTAATGACGAAAAGATTGTTGACATGAATGCATGGTTAACCTTCTTTGGTATCTGGATGGCTGAAGGACATGCAAACAATGGCGTCAATAAAAGAAATTTCTCAGTTGGAGTTTGTGTTCACAAACAGCGAGTTAAGGATGTTCTTTATCAGGCAATTACAGTTATGGGATATGTATACAAGGTGTACAATAATGTGTTGTTTATTCGTGATGAGCAACTTCATTCGTATATGAAGAACATATCAGTGGGATCTCCAAACAAGCGACTCCCTGAATGGGTTTGGGATCTCTCTTCAATGCAATGCCAAAAGCTGATCCATGCCATGATTCTTGGAGATGGGACATTCAAGAAAAATTCAGTGATCTACTATACCGCTTCATTGGGACTTGCTGATGACTTCATGCGGCTATGTCTGCACGCTGGGTGGTCATGCAATAAGTACCTTCATATCACAGCAGGTACAGTGAACATTATTCATGGCAAAGAAGTTACAAACAACTACGATGTTTGGCGTCTCAGTGTCATCAAGACTCGGAACAACCCCGCTGTCAACCATGGCCATCACAAGAACCAAGACGTTCAAGTGGAAGAAGTGTATGATTATGAAGGTCCTGTCTACTGTCTACAAGTGCCATCTGAAGTGTTCTATGTGAGGAGGGATGGAAAGGCTTGCTGGACTGGTAACTCACGAGCACAGAATGGACCTGTGGTGATGCTCACCCGCCAGCCAGCTGAAGGCAGGGCGCGCGATGGCGGCCTCCGTCTAGGAGAGATGGAGATCGAGTGCAACTGGGCCCACGGCATCATGCACTTCCTAAAGGAACGCTTCATGGAGTGCTCAGACAACTACAGGGTATTCATCTGCAAGAAATGTGGTATGATGGCCAATGTCAACCCTGAGAAGAATATATACTCATGTAAGTCTTGCAAAAACATCACTGCATTCTCTGAGATCCGCATTCCATACTCTTGTAAACTTCTGTTCCAAGAGATCCAGACGATGGGCATTGCAGCCAAGTTCCTAACTTAAACATTAACAAAAAACTTCTCCAGTATAATGTAATAGTGTGCTAGATGTTCTGGACAAAATGTACAAGCTTGTGTAGGGTTTTTCTGTTGGTGATTGTTGTGGTTGTGGCTGTGTACTTCATATATGAGAATGACACACACCTACAGAAACCTAAAAAAGAGCAGTTTGAGAATAATGTTGTTATTAGCCAGCCGTTACGTGAAGCTGTTATGAAAACGTATAGGGATATATTGAAACGTGACCCAGAAGAGTTTGAAGTCATGAAAGCCCGTGGTATTTTGAACAGCGATTCAGATCTAGGTCCCCTCATAATGTTCCTAAAAGGTTCGGATGAGTATAAGCTTAACATTGACATAGCATCTAGAAAAATAAACCAAAGCGAACTTTTGAAAGGTGGGGTTGAACCCGATGTCCTGAAGGATAATGTTGATGGGACATTTGCATCAAAATCAGATGTGTCCTTGTCAAATTATGCTGAGTCATCAGCCATTGTACAAAACACAGATCTTTCAAAGAGGATGACCATTTACCGCATGATTCTACATGTGTATGAACAAAACTTAGGAAGGTTGCCAAATATGAAGGAACTGAACTATTACACTTTTCGGATGTTGACTGACAAGGACTTTGACATTGGTAGGCTTGAAAAAATACTCCAAGCATCTGAGGAATACAGAATTCTTGTAAAAAATCAAGTCAACACTATAAATGCTGGAATGCCTGGAAATATAACTGATGCACAAATAACATATGAAATCCGGACATTATATAAGAGCCTTTTTGATACCATACCTTCAAAAGATGAAGAGGAGTTCCTGAAGATAAAATTTGTTGATTATCAGCTTGATATTGAACGGTTACGAAAACTCTTATTGTTGCTCAAAGCAACAGATGACAGTAATGTAACAATAAATTATATCGAAGATAAGAAGCTTGTAGAGGTTACTAAGAGGACCTCTCGCTCAAGCAATAACAAACCGACTGCTGGCACTGGCACAAGCACTGGTACCGGTACTGACACTGGCACTGGCGGACAGCAAGGTAAAAATGGAGCAGTAGGCGAAGAGATCATGTCAAACGAAGAACTTGTAAAGAAATTCCTGGAAAGCACCCCAAATGTTTATAACATCATCAACCCAACACAGAAAGATGTTGAAGCTGCTGGAAACATTTCCGGAAACATTGCTGATAATGAGAACTGTGTCTCTAAATGCAGGGACGGAAAGAGGTCACCGTGTGTTAATCCTTATAACATGTTCCCTTACAAAGATGAGCTATATGAAGCAATTAAGAACGAGGGTAACTCCAAGCCTACAATTTCGAATAGAGACATAAGGGAACGAATATGTCGGGGGGTTGAAGAAAGGGAGAAGAACTTGTTGGCAGAATATAAACAAGATCGGAACATGGAAACTTTAAAAGTAGCCTGCTCACGAAACTCATACTATTTAAACCTTGATGATAAGCTTGCATTCGAAGAAAATGAAGAAAAGCTGATGCCATCAACAAAAAAGAAACAGGATATTTTCCTTCCTAGCAACTATGATAAAACTTTTGGACGCAAACAGATAGGGACTCCACTTGATGAGGCATCAGGCACCACAGTTGGCAGCATCATGCCAAAGTTTATCTACAAAGAGTATACCCCATAATGAATGAGTGCATTCTTTGCACAGTCATTTTCTGCCTGTTTCTTGTTGCAACCAGACCCTGTGCTTATAACAACATCATTTTTATCTTTAATACATACATGGTATACTTTGCCATTGCTTGTATTCTCGGTCCTAACCTCAAGAAACTTGGGTAAATAGTTAAAATTGTGTTGAAAGTACTTAAGTAGCACATCTTTATAATTGTTGTTGGACGTGATGAGTTCAGAAAAATCAATGTTCTCTTCCATAAAGTTGATCAACCATGTTTCAACTGCTTTGTACCCATCACGATTCTGGTGATGGTCAATGAACATGGCTCCCAGAAATGCTTCAAAGCAATCTTCCATAATCTTCTTGTTGTTCCTGCCATTGTTTTCCTCAATCTGCTTCGAAATCAGTACATGATTTTCAAGGTGGACCATGCAACTCATCGTTGCAAGCATATTCCCATTCACTAGTTTAGTACGTATCTTGGTCAAAAATCCTTCATTCTCATCAGGATATCTCTCAAACAAGTATCTTGCTACTATAAGGTTGATCACCGCATCACCCAAAAACTCCAAGCGTTCATTTGACTCTTCTTGTAGAGGTATGCAATCTATGGGGCATTGGATATTGCCTTCCAAAAAATTCTCATTCTTCCGTGTGCAGTATGACCTGTGCACAAAAGCATTCCTGTAGATATTAATGTCTCGAATGGGCTGTGTAACTCCATACTTTACTAGCATTGATGTCACATCGCCTTGCTTCAAAATAACATTGAGTGAGTTATATGGAAGGCAATTGTCGGTGTTCGTATTACTTGACATGCTGCTATGGATAGATAGGACGTTTTGGTGTATGTAGATACCAATATATCCTTATATAATATCAAATTTTTATTGTTACGTTATCAACACCTTCCAAAGCATTGTTAAGCAGGTGCATATATTTATGTTCACATAGTTCAACAAAAAAATGTAAATGAGAAAACTTTGGATTCCTAAATACCAGAGGAAGAGCATTTATCCTTGCTTCTGGTGTTTTAAAGGGCTGTGGTCGCTTATTTGTCGGATACTTCATAGACCACTCAAAGCTTAAAGCTGAGTTATAAGTGAACTCCGAGCAGTGCACAACCATGAGAAATTTCCAATGCCATGGGTCTCCTGAACGGATTGAATGACGTGATGTGAATTTTGCTCCACCTACCAGAACTCGGTTATGTTGCTTGATCCTTCTTTCGGGGTTAACAGTATATCCAACATATGTGTTTTTGTTTTCATCAAACAGAATATATACATGATGCTTTTTGATTTCAATTGTATCCATGTGTGCTGATATACATTTTGTATATTATTTACAAATACCTTTCAAACATACATTATTTCTATTCTGGCTTCTCTGAACATCTGGAGGGAATACTTGAATTCCTCCCCCCATCTCTCACACTCTAGTGTCGGTTTGCTTGTCACGAGCATCTTAATCCCTGCTTGAATCATAAGCTTTGCACATGTTGTGCATGGAAACATTGTTACAACAGCAATACATCCTTCCAATGGTGTGCCATGGCGACATGCATTCGAAATACAATTCTGTTCGGCATGAGACACATAAAAATACTTGTGTGGCCTCTCCCATCGCATGGGGTCGCTTTCGTCAATGTTACGAGGGAAACCATTGTAACCTTGACAAAGCACTTGCAAAGAATGTGGAGCCAAAAATAGGGCTCCCACCTTTGTTGATGGGTCCTTTGAAAACAAATTGGCTTGAAACTTTGCAAGCTCAAAATACTTTGCTGCCTTGTCTTTGCTGATTCCGAACATTGTTGCTTTATTTGTTTGTTATTTGTTCCATTTTTTTAAATAATTTATCAACAGCACAACTCTCGTACTGATTTTGATATGATAATGTTGTTTAGTTCCGATTTGTTACAAGCAAACCATGTGATATTGGTGGTTGAAGCAACCGCAATACGTGAGCCACATGGAACATTGGTGGTTTTTACAAAATATGATATTCCATTAATGATTGAATTCAGAGCACTACTTCGTGTTGCTACACGACTTGATTTCACTTGCACCGAAATGAAATTGTCCCCTGTTATGCAAACAAATGAAACAGGACTGATTCGAACCTTGGTTACGTTGAATAAAGAACGGACAGCCTTACTGATATTCAAGCATGTGATCTGTGATTTGTTAAATACTGTGATAGTCACAAAAGTAGAGGGCAATGTTTTTTGAGGTTGTTGTGAGGGTGGTGTTGGGGATGTTGTTGGTGGAGGCATTGGAGGTAGAGGTGATGTTGGTGGCGAAGGTGTTGGAGGAGGCATTGGAGGTAGAGGTAGAGGTTGAGGTGATGTTGGTGGCGGCATTGGAGGCATTGGAGGCATTGGAGGCATTGGAGGCATTGGAGGTAGAGGTAGAGGTTGAGGTGATGTTGGTGGCGGCATTGGAGGCATTGGAGGCATTGGAGGCATTGGAGGCATTGGAGGTAGAGGTGGAGGTGATGTTGGTGGCGAAGGTGTTGGAGGAGGCATTGGAGGTAGAGGTAGAGGTGGTGGTGACGTTGGTGGCGGGGGAGGGGGGGTTGGTGGTGGTGGTGGTGGGTGCGGACAACTCATCTCTAGAACATTACTTGAATCATATTTGCTCTCAATATTGTTGCATGTGTCTGTAAAGACAAAGCTGTCACCGCATCCAAGACCATAAACTGAGATGAAGAGCTTGGCATACAGAGGATTGGAGATAAACATCTGGTTCAGACTGATGGCAATTCCTGCATCATATGAGCTCGTTGTGATCTGCATTTTGGAGGAATCTGAATAGGTGCAAAGAAAGCTTGATAGGCTTGTAGGGTATTCAGATACGTATATGAATGTCGCGGTTGCTGCAAAAGAGTTGCATTCATACTGTTGAAGATTGAATGCTCGCCTTGACATTGTAAGCTGGAGCAAGCACAATGGTGGCGGGGGTGGGCGCGGTGAAGGTGGAGATGGTGGTGGTGGAGGCGAGGGAGGGCGTGGTGGGGTTGGTGGGGTTGGTGGGAAAGGGCGGGGAGGCAAAGGTGGTGGTGGTGATGGTGACGGTGGTGGGACAGGAGGACTGGCACACACATTGCTTTGTACATACATCGAATTGCAAAGGTTAATGGTATCGATAAATTTCCCTTCAATCGGACATACGTATATATTTGTTTGATTATAAGTTGCATATGTTGCCTTGTATTCAACGTAAACTCCACAACCAAGCTGATCGGTCAGCACTTTCCAAATGTAAGCAGTCGAAAGCGTGTTGGTAAGGTATAGTAGATCTTGATCATTTAGGTAAAATAACTCGAGTGTGGTCTTAATGCTATTGTTGTTATTGTAGAATGTATGTGTGCAGTAATTTGCATACAGGCTCCGACTTATAATGTAAGGTTGTAACTTTGTTAAAACCATGTTACAGTCGGGAATGTTTGGTGTGTTTGTATAAAATGTAACTATTGCATACATGTTTGTTGAAGGGGGAATGGGAGGCGAAGGGGATGGGGGGGGGGCACCTGGTGGTGAAGGCATTGGGGGTGGTATCGGAGGAGATGGTGGTGTTGGTGGTAGAGGCGGTGGCGATGGGGTTGGTGGGGCTGGTGGGGCTTGAAGAAGACTACATCGTGTGTTCATAGTGTTTGTTTGGATGATTAAACCAGCTGCGTTCTGCGCGTACGCGCTTGTGAAGACAGATTGGTCCGTGTACCCACATGAAGTGTTGGTTATCTGCTTATAGATAGTGAGGTTAACATCAACCTTGATGTAAAGATTATACGATGTACTGATGTCTTTTGTTGGACAAGATGTGATACCAGGTTTGCATTTGCAACCATGATTTGTAGACGGTGTAAGTGGCCTGGAAAATGATTGGTAACTCGTTTCTGGATTGCAAACAGCACGTAAATACACAGGGATGGTAAAACATGTGTATTTACCATAATACTGACCTTGGTTCACATAGTTGTTGATGTCGAAACTTGAAAGATAAGTATCCCAAATAGATATATTGAATGCATTGGAAATATGAAGACCTGTCATATCAATGAACTGCTGTTGTGAACCTAGGTTGCTCACTAGGCCGTCAAGTGCAACTGTCACATACATGAAATCATAATAATCTTTATACACATAAATTTGTCCGTATGACGTTCCTGTGATACGATCCATCAATGGTGTTGACACCATGTTCGTCGTCCCACCACAGATCGTGTTAGAAGGAACATTAAATTCTGGAACTTGACACACACTCTTGATACTCCACCATTTATCAACGGGATAGCAAGCATTATCACGAATGTTAATGTTACAGATATCACTCGATGAATGCAATTTATAACCACACCATGCATCAATCGCTATTGTATTCATTGCAAGGTACGGGGAACAAACAGCAAGCAGGGACATTATTGCTATTAGATATCTCATGATATGACATTATGTTATGTATATTGTTTATATCACTTCAATATGATACAGCTCACATCAAGAACTTTTCTATGTTCTCAATGTTTGCTTTACCAAAACCATGGATGGATTTCATTGATTGAGTACCACCCTTATCAGCTATATTTTTTAAAAGCTTGGTCATAGTGCTCGCCTCATAGAAATCAACAATTGCTTGAGCCTTTTTACTAGAAATACCTGGAATGCTACACAATTGCATTATCAAACATGTATTACAATCAATATTATCTTTCTTCTTTGTTTTAATCAAAGAATGGTAATTGTCAGGTGTTAATGTTGGATTGAATGAATATGTGCTCTGTAGCTGTGGGAAGTATTTTGATTGTTCTTTTGATAATCTATCTATCATTGAAGAAAACAGTTCAAATGTATCCAATATGTTTTTTGTAAACAGGCAGTGTATGTTGTCTCTCATCATGGATCCCAATATGCATGATGTAAATGTCTTTCCGGGTATTGACTGGCACATAAATGTTGGCTCAAAACTAAAATTTCCCTCTATCACATAAACCAACTTTGTGATTGGATTTGCCTCACGGTAGGCCATCATACGGGCTTTTTGTTCATGGTATCGATGGTCCTTGATTGATTGTGCAAAATCCTGGATGCTTTTTCTTTCAACTATCACAACAATCTGTCCGGTATCCTTGACAACTACGTTAAAATCACCTAAATCAAGGTTGCACACTTCAACCACATCTGGATATTCTGCGGGCAATATTCTTACAAGCTGCGTTTCACGTGTGTCTAGGCGAAACATCAAATGTTGGACAGTTGCCATTGGTGTTATTTATTATAATATTGCATGGACTTTGCTTCATATCATTTTGTATCTTAAATATATACATGGCACCAAAAAAACAGAATAAAGAAATTAACTCTGAATCTGACTCCGAATCAAACTCTGATTCAGAATCTAATTCAAACTCGAATTCAAACTCAACATTGCAGGTGGTTTCCCTTTTACCCGCGTATAATCCAAACATAACTCCAAAAACTTGGATCCTACCATCCACATATGGGTTTCATGAGTGGATGTCAAACACCTTCAAATATAAATCTATCAAACTCACAAACTTATATGCATATCAAGCTCTGATTAAGGATTATTTACAACCAGAAAGTCCATATAGAGGTCTTGTATTGTACCATGGGTTGGGTGTTGGTAAGACAAGAACAGCTATTGCAACTGCAGAAGTGTTATCTCATGATCATGATGTTATTGTTATGTTACCAGCCTCTCTGAAGACGAATTTTTTTTCAGAAATACACAAAGTTGGTTTTCAATTTTTTAGACTCGAACAATTTTGGCTTTTTGTTACTCATGGGTCAAAACATTTTAGAAAGCTCAACCATATTACTGAACAATTTAACCTTCATGCTATTGTTAATAAGCAAAAGGGGCTATGGGTACCAATAGATAAAAAAAAATCTAATTTTAAGTCTTTGAATGAACAAGATCGTGCCCAACTTCAGAAACAATTGGAAGAAATGATGCAGACAAGATACAAATTCATACATTACAATGGGCTTTCCAACAAAATTGTCAATGAGATGAGTGAGAATGGAAATATTTTTGACAACAAACTTGTCATCATAGATGAGGTCCATCGTTTTATATCAAATGTTGTAGGATCTGGTAACTTTGGCAAGAAAGTTTACAGTCTTCTTATGAGTGCTACGAATGTCAAATTGTTGATGTTATCGGGTACACCATTAACAAATAGACCGATTGAACTTTCATATTTATGCAATCTAGCTCATGGTCATATTTATCAATGGTATATAAAGTACAACTCAACAAAGAACTCTCAGTTCGACCAATCCGTTGTGATTGATTACCTTCAAAACCATAAAAATATTGACACTTTTGTAATTCAGCATGATACTCATGAAGTGATCATTAATCTCGTTCCAAATGGGTTTGAGGTAGCTAACCTTGAGTCACGAGAAATATTGAAATCAAAACATCCTGAATCAAATAATGACATCCTTTCTGGAATTCAGAAGAATCTATTCAAGTTGGGTGTTGGGACACCAAAATCAGCTTTTAAAGATCGAAAACATTTGCTCCTTCCAAAAGACGTAGAAGATTTTCATAAATACTTTGTTAATGATGATAATACCGTACGCAACCCATTTCTATTATCAAGAAGGATTCAAGGCTTGGTTTCGTACTTCGAATCATATGACATAAAAGATTACCCAAGTCAGAAAGAAATAGAGTTTGTTCGAATTCCTATGACAAATGAACAGTTCAGTAAATATACAACCATGAGGCAGATTGAAATACAAAAGGAGAAAAAAGCGCTTTCATTTTCAAAATCAAAGGACAATGAAAACAACGTTTCAAATGTGTATAGGTCTTTCACTCGCGCAATCTGTAATTGGGTTTTCCCTGAGGGAATTGACCGACCTCAGCCAAAAAACATGAGACAATTGCGTAGTGAAATTGATGATGAAGATGTTGAACTGGACCTTGATGGAGAAACTGGCGATTTATCAACAAACACATCTACAGCACCAACGGCTCCAACCTATGTTAAAATGTTGAATATGGCTTTGAAGAAAATACAAGACAGGGAAACTGAGTTTCTCATTGGTGATGGACTTAAAGCACATGGACCAAAAATATCAGAAATCATAAAACGGCTCCAAGTATGTCCCGGGTCAGCATTGATATATTCCGTGTTCAGAACAGTTGAAGGGTTGCGGCTTATATCAATGGCATTGAATGCAGCAGGATATGCTGAGCTCAAATTAAAGAAAAATAGTAACCACGAGTGGATTCTTACATTAGATAAAGTTGATTACAAAAAGCCAAAGTATATCCAGTTTCTAAGTGGCCACAGCGATGAGACTTCGATCTTATTAAACATTTTCAACTCCAATCTCGACCAGCTCCCCCCAAAAATACGAGAACAGCTCAAAGAAATTCACCAAGGAACAAACATTCAGGTTGAAAAAAACCATCATGGCAAACTTGCTAAGGTTCTTATGATTACAGAATCAGGTTCTGAAGGGATATCATTAAAAGATGTACGCCAAGTTCATATTATGGAGCCATACTGGAACAATATTCGTGTTAAACAAGTGATAGGCCGTGCGATACGAGCCAAATCTCATGTTGCATTGCCACCTGAAGAACGCGAGGTTTCAACATTCATGTATCTTATGACATTTAACTCAAAGCAAAAACAAGATCATTTGATACAAGCTAATGATAAAGGATTGACAACCGATGAGTACATATACAAAATAGCAGAAAGGAAATCAAAAATCAATGATGCATTGTTGAAAATTGTAAAAAATTCTGCAATTGATTGCAACTTAAACAAAGAAGTACATGGGGACAAGGTAACATGCTTTCTCCCGGTAAGAAACAAGCAAAAAGACACAAAAATATTTGCACTAGATGATATTGATAAGGATTATTCAAATTCTGACATTAAAAAATTAACTAAAATAGAAATAGTGAAGAGCAGATATATTGAATTTACTCTTAAAGATGTTAAATATGTGTATAATGGTGACACTATGTTGATTTATAAATCAGAAGATGTATCAAATAAAGACAAGGTTGCTATAGGAACAGTAAAGTCAGTTCAAAGTAATGGAAAACCTGAGAAAATAAAGTTATTAAAAGCAAAACCCATGGATGCTGAAAACTCAAGCAAACCTGTTTCAAAAAAAGAGAAGAAAGTTGCTTTTAAAGAGGACAATGTTGGATTACCAAACCGGAAAAAGAAAGATAAAGAAGCAGAAAAGATTCCTGAAGATGAAAACTCAAGCAATGTTGGAATACCAAACCGGAAAAAGAAAGATAAAGAAGCAGAAAAGATTCATGAAGATGAAAACTCAAGCAATGTTGGAATGCAAAAGAAGGAAAAAGTAGTTAAGGAAAAAGTAGTTAAGCCAAAGGAGGAAAAAGTAGTAAAGGAAAAAGTAGTAAAGCCAAAGGAGGAAACAGTAGTGAAAAATAGTGTGGAAAAAGTAGTTAAGGAAAAAGTAGTTAAGGAAAAA